TCTGTAAGCTCTGGCAAACGCATCATATTCTTATCAAGAATATAAGGACGAGGATCAATACCATCATTTAACAGTTTAGTAGTCATTTCTACAATTCTTTTTGAACCTAAGTAGACTTCTAAAAAACTCTCATTAAGTGTAAAAATAGGTTCAGTAATAGGTCGTTCTAAGCCATCAAGTGAAGTTTCAATATATAAATCAAAAAACGAAGGTGTTAACTGTCTTAGTTGATTTATCCATTCATCAAATCTTAAAGTCAAAGTACCAGGAGGAATCAAAGGGTAAGAAAGTTGAGCTTGATGTTGTGCTCCTGGTAGAGGTCGTTGAGGAGGATTTGCAATTCCTCCTATAATGGTTCCAGTTTCATCTCGAGGTGGAATATAAGCAGCAGGAACATGTTCAGGTGGTGTATCTGGATCAAGAGAAGGAAGAATACTGGAAGCACAATGGTCAAATGTAGGACGATGTAGTTCACCAAATATATATACAGTCTTATTATTAAACTGATAAATCTTGAGAGATATAGGTTCTTCAATATAATCTACAGCATATGTCTTGTGAACATCTAGGTTATCTAGTAGTCTAACTAGAACTTTGTTATGTAATAGTTTTTTTCTTAATCTAACCTTTTCTTCAGGTGTAAATCCTGCAACATGAATTGCGCTATATGTATCCATAAATAATTTTATGGATTTACTTTGGGATGATGTGAACCCTCTGTATATATCTCTAACTATACCTGAATCCGAACCTGAATCCGAATCTGAATCCGAATCTGAGCCTAAACCGAAAAATGTAGGTTTCATTTTTGATAGAGTTCCTTTGTCTAATTTCGTTTCTTGCATTTATTATACAGAGATATCTTTTAATTGAAAAATAATTCTAAGTATTTACATTGTATTTCAATATGAATTTCATATTGAATCTACTACAATTAATACAGAATTCTAGATATCAAAAAACTTAAATTTTATATTGAAACTCAATATAAAACTATATTATGTCTTCTAACCATTCTGTAGAATCGTGATAGTTTTTTGATGATAGTGTTCTTCGAAGGTCAGAATTGAAGATATAATCATCGTAAGAGATTTTAAACACATCTACAAGTTGATTTTTATCGAAATAGATACGAATGTGAATACGTGTGAATTCAAATAGACAATTATATAAGTAGTAGTTATCTGGAATATCAACAGCATATCCGTCAAATATCAGTTTGATTTTACACGACGATTCTACTTTTATATTTGCAATTGCATCATGTCTTTTCGATATCTCATAATCAAAAAAGTAAAAGTCATCTTCGAATCCGATAGCTGGTAAGTTTGATATTTTAGATTGGTCTTCAATTGTATATTTTATGATTTGTTCTTTCTTTATTTCATCTGTAAATGTGGTCATTTCTAATTTTCGTCTATTCCTTTATACCGTAAGAGTATTTACAACCTCTTGATAGAAAACAAGGCGGTAACTTGATTCTTATCGTTCGGTTGGTTAGGTGAAAAGAATTCAGTATCATTAACTCTAAATAGTTCGCCGTTTGGTAAAATAACTCGAAAACGAAGGTTGTCATTAGGCTTAAATTTAATAGTCTGAATCATTTTATCACCATCAATTTTAATGAATGGAGCATTTTGAGGTTGATTCATATCGTCGATACAAGCTCTAAATATCATCCTGTTTGAATTTGGATTGTTAGAATAGATGATATTGGTAAGACCTCCTCCTGTTGCAGATACATTTGAAAGTTCGACATATACATATGGATAATAAGCAATTCTGCTTCCATATTGAGTATTCATTGTTTTATTCGGAAGGATGAGATTAAGGAGTTCAATTTGATAACAGACCATTTCTTGTTGAGAAACCATAGAACCTGAATAGACAAACGGACATGCGTTATCATATGAAAATCCAAGGATTTCGAAACTATGAGTATTACCAGCACCTGATACAACTGGTGCTGATGAAAATGGAGGTGTAACCGTAAATACTGCTTGTGTAAATGGACCTAGAGGTGGTAATAGTGTATATCCAACAATTCTCCTCATTTCACCACTTGGAGATAATGCATTTCTACCGTATACTCCATTACCTAACGGAGAAGGAATGATTCTAATAAAATTATGATTGTAGTAATTTACAGTTTGTATTAATGAAGATATAGGACATGTTATAGTTGAACTTGTTGAAGATGTAAACGTGAAGTTAGGAATGATAGGTATCTCTTTCCGAATTGAATAATTATGAGTTGGAAGCCAACTACCTGAAACTGATGCGCCTTCCAAAAATGATAAATTAACAGCAAAGTCATAGTTTATGATTCTTCTATATTGACTCAGACTTTCATTATACATATAAAGTCCGTAGTAGCAATTTGCACCTACATATCCGTTTGGAACAAAGATTGCAGGAGGAGTTATGGATAAATCTGTTGGGTCAAGTATAGTGATTGATACTGCATTATTTAGAGGTAATACAGTATCCTGAAAAGATGATGCCAATACGATTCGTGCATAATCAAATGTTCCATCTGTAGAAAGCCATTCATAATAGGTAATCGTTCTGAAGGCGTAAGTAGGAGTAGCTGTTAATGTAACTCTTACATTGCAACTCAGGTAGTAATTTTTAATTTTTTGTAATGTTCCTACTTGTGCTTTTACAATAATATTGATATTATCAGTTCCTGCAGATATTGAGGGTGATGGGAAACTACAAATTGTTGCAGATACAGAAGAACTTGGTGTGGTTGTTGCATCAAATTGGTTAGATGTCCATTGTGCGATTGGTGATGATAAACATACAGGGTCGACTGAATTTTCTTTTGATTTCCTTCCAGATTGAGAAATTTGAACTTCAAACTGACTTATTTCAGGAAATGTATTACGATCTCTATAGGTTGAATCAATTTCAAGATAACGGGTATTCGACATTTATTATTGTTATTATATTTTATAAATATATAATAAATGTCAAGTTATAATTATGCATATGGTTATTCAAGCGGTAGAAGTTCGACCTACAGGGTCCCTTCCAGTTACTATGGTTTAAGTAATAAATGTTTACCTAGGACAGTTGCAATTACTGACAATTCAAAGTTTAATGTAAATACTATGGTAAAAGTTTATATTGATGTAGATAGTGAAAATAACTCACGATGCAATTGTCATAGAAATTGTAATTGCAGAAATAGTTGCAATTGCAATTCAAATTGTAGTTGTAAAAATTGTAATAGAAATAGAGATTGTAATTTGCTTACGAATCATGGTGACCCTAAAGATATTAAAGCGTTCGATAAAAATAAGGAAATATGTTTAAATAAGGAGACTGAATTAGAACCACAAGGATGTAAATCATGTAGTGTTGAAAATATAGTTTGATTTCAGACTGAATTTAATTAAAATTCTTTTGAAAGAAATCACCTAATCTTGTTCCTGATAACTGATTTAGAGTTCCTTCTCTCTTCATATCTACGTATATTCTCTTGAGAATATCGATAGCTATAATGGGTTTATCAAGTATCTTGTTCATTAGAGGGTCTGAATTGATTGTGACCGGGTCGACACCATAAACAGAAACACAAGCTCCCGTATTACTTTGGTTATCACAGCCTCCGGTTGAGCAGTAACCTTCACCCGATATCCATTCGGAATACATTGGCGATGATGCAACCGTAGGGTCAAATTGTTTTTCCACTAGTTGGCAATTGCCTTCTCTACGGATTATATATTTTTTCATAGCAGTATTATATATAAGAACTTCCCCCGCACTTAAACCTACAACCGACTTAATCAACGTATTTTGTTGAGTATGAATAGCGTTGGGCATTTTGAATTGATTTTTAGACTCTAGTTCGCAATATTCATCCCAGTTTTTGGAACAATATTCAGAAATGTAACTTTGACAAGGTTCACTTTGTCTATTAAGGATTTTACCTGCATATCCACCGTGCATAAATGAATTATCCATTCCATTAGATAAGCAGTATGAAAGTGGATTGTTAATAGCTAAAGTTCTTACCTCAGGACCAAAAGATGATATATTTTGGTATTGATAACTTGATTTGTTGTTCATTTATAATAAAGATTTATTTTTTATATTAGAAAGTTATTAGAGTCAGCTATAAAATAGTTTAAACAAATGACTTTTTATCATTAAATGAATTTCAGTATTACAGATAGTAGAAACAAGGATTATACAAGACCTATACAAGGTGGAATTAAATCACAAGAAGTAGTTCAAAATCAGTCGAATCCACAAGCACAAGCACCGGCTCAGTCTCCTTTAACTTCTCTGAATCATCAACCACAGGTTCAACCACAACCTCAACAATCATATCAAGAGCAAACGTATTATCAAGAAGAAGATTATTATAAATCTGCTGTTCAATTTCAAGCTGAAGTTTCTAAACCTTTAGAAAGAAAACCAAAACCTTTACAACTGCAAAGGAGTAGATTTCAAGCAAGAAGAAGAGAAATAAATTCTTCTCAAGAGCAAGGTCATCATGAATCTCCGTTGGAACCACAACGTGAACCTCAACGTGAACCTCAACGTGAACCGCAACGTGAACCTCAACGTGAACCTCAACGCGAACCTCAACGTGAACCTCAACGAGAACGTGAAGCTCAACGGGAACGTGAACCTCAACGTGAAGCTCAACGGGAACGTGAAGCTCAACGAGAACGTGAAGCTCAACGAGAACGTGAAGTGCAACGAGAACGGGAAGCTCAACGAGAACGGGAAGCTCAACGAGAACGTGAACAATATCAAGAAAAAGATGTCGACATTTTTGGTCTTGCAGAACATAAGGAAGAAAGTGAGTTTGGTTACAGTATCGATGAATAAATTTTTGATTTAATATTTAATTCAAAAATTAACATTTACAAGTAGAATTGCAGATTGATTTTATCTATGTATTTATTCATAGACTCGATTGCTTTTTCGCATGCTCTCTTACCATCTTCCTTATATTGATTACCACAATAGAAAGCGATTGCTCCCATAAGATGCCATCTACCATAGTTATACATATACTTATCTACAAACAACATAGAATTCTTAGGGTATTCAAGCTTGCAAGCAATCAATAAAAAAGAAAAAGATGTCATCCACATTTCTTTACTCATATAATATTGAGCTATCTTTACTAAGGGTTCAACTCTCTGTTCCATTTCATACGCCTTCATATAATATACCATCGCATCATACCAATTTCCAGATTGAATTCCGATGATATCACCACATCTTAAAAAAGAATAGAAAATTTCTTCTCGAAAGCCTTCTTTCAAGTTGGTTCTTAACAAATAATTTTGAAACGATAAATCATATTCTTTTAGACAAAAACAAGTTTGTGCTAAATAAAAAACATTCCTACTGTTATTAGGTTCATTTTCTAATTCTTTTAAAAGTAATTGCTTATCAGTTACAAATCGTTTATATGATTTGAGATTATCAATTGAACGATTTTGTTTCAAAACGATATTGTAATTATTCTTTTCCGGTGTTTCATTATCATTATGTATATATTCGTGAACAACACCCTTGTATCTCCATCCTGTATTAGGTTTGATAAGTTTAATATTGTAATAAGTATCGATATTGTTATTATTATGCCATTCTTGAACCAAATAGAATCCAGTTTCATTTGTAAGTTCTTTATCGATACATATTCTGAGTAACTCTTCTCCGTCAACTAGAATATCGTTGGAATCCAATAGGAGTAAATATTGAATGTTTTCAAACGATTCTGCAAACTGAATAGCTCTATTTCTAGATTCTTCAAAATTAATAAATTCTTCTTGTTTCAGGTTGAGTTGTATATGATTATCTTCGCAAAAATCTTGAACGATTTGAATTGTTTTATCGGTTGAACCGGTATCATAAATAACTAGAGATTGTATATAATTTTGTATTGAAATTAATGTACTTGTAATCGTATTTTCTTCATTTTTAACCATTATTAAGCAACAAATGTGTATTGTCATTTTATATGTAATATATTTCTATAAATAAATGGTATCATTAACTACACTAGTAATTGTAGCATCAAGTGTTACAATAGTTGTATTATTATATGTTGTTTTTTCCAATAAAGGTTGGAATTGTACAGAGAACGGTTGTGCGTATGTTACAGGAGGAACTTTTGATACATATGAAAAATGCAATTCAGTATGTAAAACAAATAAACTTCAAGTTCAGTCTCAAGCTCGTTCATCTCAAAAAGGTGATACTCAAAAAGGCGATACACAAAAAGGCGATATACAAAAAGGCGATACTCAAATGAGTTGTAATAAAATGAATTCATGTAATTATCAACCACCACAAGCTTATCCTCCTTATCCTCCTTATCCGCATATGCCTTATTATTCCTATTTACCTGGGCCATTCTATCATGATAACTATTTTTATCGACACGATAAACACGATAAACATAATAAGAAAGATTCAGGTGGAAATCGAAACCATAATGAAAATAAGATATTTGTAAATTCTCCAACTGGTCCTAATATATAAATTATTCATTTAAACAATCATATAATTGCAATTTAAAATAAATTATAGTATTAATAAATGTTAAGAGCTGGATCCTTATGCGCATCGCTACTGTATAAATATATGACCTCAAATTCAGAGGCAAAAGACGATATAAATGAGAAAAGTAAAAAACTTAGACTTTTATCAGAAACCTTTTCACAATATGGTGGTGTCCTCAGTAAAATATCTCAAATTCTTGTTTTAAATGATATTGACAATAACGTGTTTTCTGACTGTAAACCATTCTCAAGAGATAAAACTCATAATTATATTGTAAAGCAGTTTCAAACCAATGCTGACTTTTTTCGAGATGTAAAGGAGTTTGATTTTAATATATACAAGAGTGGAAGTGTTGGTCAGGTATATAGGGCGAATACAATTGACGACCTTCAGATTATTATGAAGGTACAATATAGTGGTTTGGCAGAACAGACCAAACAAGACTTGAAAATATTGGATATGGTAATCTCGTATCTATATAACGACTTTACTGATATGAAGAACGCTATCATAGACATTAAAACAAAAATCAATGAAGAACTTGATTACCAAAATGAGAAATTGAATCAACAATATGTTTATAAAGCTTTTCTTAATGACCATCAAATCCATATTCCAGTGCTATTTGATAACCTATGTACTGATAGGATATTAACGATGGAATTTATGGACGGGTATACAGTTCTAAATGAATTCATTACCAATTCTACACAAGAACAAAGAAATGAAATAGGTAAACTGATTATCAAGTTCATTTTTGAGAGTATTTTTAAACATCGTATACTATATCCAGATTCACACTATGGAAACTTTTTAGTTAAAGCAGATGCTTCTGCAATATCAGTTTTAGACTTTGGATGTCTTGTATTCCTAGAACCCGAACTCATCAATTCTCTAAAACAACTTCATTACACCCTAAAAGCAAACGATAAGATTGCATTTTTAAACTTAATTGAAAATCTATGTATTATTAATGAAAATACATCTGAAGAATCAAAAGATTATGCTTTTGATTATTTTAAAATGCAATATGAGCCTTTACTTGTAGATAACGATGAGTTTCAATTCTATCCTGAATGGCTCGATTTGGTTGGTGATAAGAATACTGAGTTAATGAAAGAATGGTCATGTCCACCAAACATGATTTATCTCCATAAAATACCATACGGATTATATCATCTACTAACCAAGCTTGATTTAAAATGTAATGTCGGCGTTATAATCGAAGAGATTTTAAACACAAATTGAAGTAATTTGTGATATTTAAATTTTATATTGTTATTCAATATAAAATCTATTAATTTTCATTACAGTATTTACAAGTTGGAGTCCAAATCGATGGTATAGTTGTTATATTGCGTTCCGTAAAATTATCATACATAAATTTTGTTGGAACTACAAACTGATTGCAGTTTTGACAAACTGTATAATGGTCCATTAAACGAACAATGAATCCAGCTTTATAAAAGATATCCAAGAAGATATTCATCAACGAATGTTGACTGTCATCACTTAGATAACTTACAATTATAATTTGACTTGGTCGAAACTTGTTTTGTTTACATATGTAGTGCCAATTCTGTTCTAGATGAGGGTAATTTTGACAATAGTGAGGAACAAAGTTCAAAATCCAATTGGGAAATACATTATTTGCAATCTCATATATACTCCCGATAGTTTGGGCATTTTTAACTTGTTCGACAATGGTAGATAAGTTAGTCGGATCACTGAATATTGTTGATGACATTTATCTATTATAGCTTTTATTTTAAATTGCAAATTCTATCGTTTACCAAACAATGTCGATATGTCAGTCACTTTGATAATCTTAAATTCCTTAATCAAACTATCAAGATAACTCAGTTTCTTATTATATGGAAGTTGAGATAAGTATAAAAAATACTTTGGTGGGTCACTTGTATATATAACCTTCTTTGATATATGAATAACACAATCGGTATTTATTAAATAGATGATTCGATATCGGTCCAAAATCATCTTGTATTTTTCAAATTGCTCTTCATTAAAATCTTTCAGATTTAATTTACATTCAAATATCGTATTGGTTGCAATATTGATAAAATCAAAAAAGCAATTCTTGAATTTATACTGAGCATTGATATCTTCACCGTATCTATTTTTCAATACTCCTTCCCACCATTCTTCCTGTTGTCTCGACCGCTCTTTAGCAATCTTGAACGAGTTGGCTCCGTTATAAACAATACCTCCTTGCTTCTTAATATCCTCTATTATGTATGGCAAATTTGGAAGCTCATATGCACTTAGGAATTCCTTTAATACTTCTCTTGTTATTCCAGTCTGAAACTCAAACTGTTGCAACCACTTATTTGGAGTTTTAATATTAAAGGGATTTTCCTCATGATTTTCGATATTATTTTGTATTTGTTCTTTTAGTTTCATTACAGCTTCGTAATAAAACTGATAACATCTATTTTCGTCTTCCGTTATGTTTTGAACGGGAGGTTCATTCAAATTAAAAAAGTTATAAGATGATAAAAAATCATCTTTACATTCAGTTTGATTTATAAAAAATGATAAAGGATTATATTCCTTTACACGATTATATAAGTATACATAATTGTTTTGAAACCAGTCTTGTTGCAGTATCCATTTGCAATACTGTCTATCCCTTAACATTATTCCCAGAGTTTTTCCATCATATTTACCAAACGTAATACTATCTTTTAACAAGGACATTTAAATAACGAAAACAATTATTTAAATGTTTAAATCAACAAACCAATTCTTTCCACGTTTTCCAACTTGGTCATTGAAGAATTCAGTCTTTCCAATTCAACTTCAATCTGTCTTTTTTGAGAATCATAATAATATTTGGTTTCCGCAATACGATTGATTTTACTGTTGGTCAATTCAAATAGATTATTAATCTTATCCATTATATCTTGTCTCGAAGCATCATATATGCTCTTAAATTCATCAACAGCTTCATTAATCTTACCTAAATAAGTAATGAGATTTATTTCATTCTCCTGAATACGAGAGATATATCGCTGATTAGAACTCGTTTGTGTATCGAACATTTGGTCGATTTGTGTAATATTAGATATTGATTCTGTTAGAATTTTCTTGTATTGAACTACATAACTTCTGTTTATAACTAGGTTATTATTCACAAACATCTCCATGGAAAAAAGACCCTCAATAACAGGATCGTAATGTGTTTTTACAGCACTCAAGTTATTCAAGTTATCATTTTGAGAGTATAATAGAGCGGCAATATCCTTCTCAATTGAATTATCAATATCAATCAAATGGTTAATGAACTCTTGAGAAAATAAGCTCTTGTTCTTTTCCAAGAACTCTGCAATTCGATTTGGTAATGGTTGTTCAGCCTTTGATTCAGTTCCAAATGAACTAATAGCTTCCCTCAATTGTTCTAGGGAAGACGGACCTTGTGTATGAGGTTGTGGAGATGGTGGAATAGGTATATCATTTTTAGCTACTTGTAGACTTTGATTCAATTCATCTTTCTTAACATATGCAAAACTGATACTCATAAACATATTGTCGGAGAAATTTTTTAAGACTTTACTAAATCGTTCTTCTCTATCAGAAGGTGATAATTTCAAACTGTAACTCAATGCCCTTCTTTGAAGTTGAGGGTCGATAGTATATATTTCTCCATCTGTTTTTTCTAAAATAACAGAATGTCCAAGAGTATGGGGAGGTGCTCTATTCAACTTGACCATTATACGAGCATTATCTGTAAATTTTTTGAGCAAGAATTCAAAGAAAAATCGCAACTTAACAGGACTTATATTGCCGGATATTTCATCTCTGATATCAACTATAACTTCTCCCAATTCGACCATCTTAGGAGAACCTTGTCTCCTAAATTGTTCATTGATTGCTTGATTATATGCATTCATCATATCCAAAAATGAGGTTCCAGTTACGTTTCCATTTTTAGCCCTCAATTCTGCTAATAATTGACCGACGATTCTTTCTGCTATTTGTCTTGGTATAATATCTAAAAAAGTCAAGACATTTATACCACAACCTATTTCAGAGGTTCCCAGTAGAGTTCCACCTTCAGCAATCCATTCATCCATCGTCTTCTTGTCAACACTATATAGTAATTGTAAATTATCCATATTATTTATTATTCATAAGAAAAAAGAAATTTATATTGTAAATACAATATAAATTTTCATTAATGTATTAACTTTACTTACACAGAGTAGTATGTTCTTTCGGTACTACTGTCTGATATCCCATACGAGAGAGAGTTACCAAAGAATTTTCGGCTGATTTTATTTCAGCGTCTTTTTTAAGCGCAGCAGTACCCCTTCCAAGCAAGGTCCACTCTCTCTGAGCCTCCTGAAATCGACCCTGACATAACTCAATATGTTTCTTAAGTGCATCTTTTGACGGTAAAACTGACCTGCAATATTTACACACCTCTCTCAATTTTGTAGGAGGAACAAGATACGTATACACAGTCTGTAAATCTCTTTCTCGGACCGCTATATATTCAAGCTCACCTATATTGACATTTTTATCGAATATTTCCTTCAATCTTGTTTTTGAACTCTTCAAGTCATCGTACTCAAGAGACATCTCAAGGGTGCTAAACACGTTCACCAATATATCATAAATAATACCATATCCAACACCTGGACGATACTTGTTATCCAACAGATATTCAGTAACACCAATGATAGCCTCAAATACATCTTCTAAAAGGTCCTTCTTCTTTCGTGACCTCTCATCAACCGAGGCCGATATAAAAGGCCAGAATCCAAGGGATTCTCCTATCGCAAAAAATGTTTTTTTAGCCCCGTAATTTATTCGAAGGTGAGCAACAACGGGAACACCTGATGGGCAAAACAACTGAGGATACCTCTTATAAGAATACCAGACTATAAATTTATTAGCTGATACATCCCCTAGTTGTTCAAACACCTCATAATTGTCATCAGCATTTACAGTATCCGATGTAAATGCCTGACCGTACATAATCATATTATCGTCACTTGTCAACAAGTTAATATATTTAGCTTTGAGATTACCCCTTTCAAGGAACGAAGTAATCATTGCCTTGAATTCTGGTCCTCTTGAACCTAAATATATTTCATTAATTCCATCTACAGAAGTTGCCATTATGTCCTTTTTCTATTATCAATACTTTTTTTAAAATCAAATTTATTCATTTCAGTTTATCGTGAAGTTCGATATCTACTTTCTACCGTAAGCTCTAGCATTACTCAAATATCTATTTGAATTATACTTAACTTCTCGTAACTTCTCATCTGGTATCTCATTTATAACTACTGGAGTTCGGCCTACGGTCGAAAATATAGAAGGAAGACCAACAGTAACCGTCGGGTCCATAATCGGATTAATAGGAACCGTTGAATCATATTTACTTATAGTTGAATAGCAAGGCAATTTGGATGACATTTATATTATATAAATAAAATAATATAATAATATAAATGTCTCAATTAATAACCAGAAGAGAATTAACCCATATTCAAGATGATAATGCGTTCATATTCCTATGTCCTCATTGTGATGGTACTATCGTAGTTCAACAAGCAGAAATAAATTGCCAAATATTTAGACACGGCATATTGAAAGATACTGGTAATCAGGTTAATCCTCATTCATCAAAACAAGAATGCGAACATCTATATCAAAACAATCTCATTTACGGATGTGGTAAACCGTTTAGGGTATACAGAGATAACGAAAGTTCAACGTGGAACTATGTTGACATATGTGATTATATATAATTTCAATTGAAAACCAATTTACTTTCTATTAATTATTATTCTAGATACGAACAATAAAATAAATAAAACAACTAAAATACCTAAAAACAAGTTTGTTTTTGAACCTGTTTTTGATAAATCAAAAAATCCTTCTATGATTGGATTACTTGTCGGTGTAGGCTCGGGATTACTTGTCGTTGTAGGTTCAGGATTGATTGTCGGTATAGGCTCAGGGTTACTTGTCGCTGTAGGATCGGGATTGGTTGTCGCTGTAGGCGTAGGTATTTCTTTAACAAGATTCACTTTCCCTTCAAAACTAACCCTTCCTAACATATTAGGATACCCAAGCCATATAGTATCTTTTAATACGATAACATAGTATCCCGTACTATTGAAAAAATTAGGTCTGTTATTAGGATAAATTGCACTTGAAACCAGATTCGCCTTCAGTTTAATTCCATCATAACATTCGACACCAGTACCGCTCATCGTTATATACAAACTATCGACATTAATCGTTGCAAATTCAATCAGAGATTTATCAGGCACTATATACAGGATTGGTCTTTTTATATTTGTTCTCTCATCATACACAACATCCCATCTTTCAATCTTATATTCAATCAATTCCATCTTTATTATAAAAATGTTTTTTAAGAATATAGAAGATTCAAATAAGAATCAAGTATGCAAAATAATAGTGAATATCAATATGATTATGAAAGTGAACAAGAAGAAATGAATATCATAAACCATATCAAAATTTGTCGCTTTTGTGATAATAAGAAGAAGGGCAGAAGTCTAACCTTCTTTACAAGAGGACTTGATAAAGTTAAAGTTTGTTACTCTTGTAGAAATGATATTGCTGCTCTAAGAAACAATATGGTACTGACCAGGATATCAAGAAATTACAAAAAGAAGAAAATACAACAGGCTAAAACGAATATAACGCACGCCTTGAGAAATCTCAAGATTGGTATCCAAGCCGGTATACATCAACATATACTCGGATTTATATTGTAAATTTAAAATAATATAAGAAATAATAAATATGTTCTATTATTTCTTCCTCATATTTATTATATTGATTTTCAGCTTCCTATACAAGTTACAAACACATCTCATTGTAAAGAATGAATTATCTATGAGATATAATAAATGGAAGAGACTCAACTGTCTTGTTTCAACAAGTCAAAAAACTAAATTAGCAATCATTACTGTAAGCTTGAAGTTGATTTTTCAAGCTCTATGGATTACGTTCTTACAGAAAGTAAATAAAACAGTCAGGAAAATCAACAGGAACAAATACGAAATCACCTACAATATAGAAGGGAAAATGTATAAGTTAGTTGTTAATGTGACCAGAGGTCCATCACCTGTTCTTCAAATCATTAATGATACAAATGATGATGTTACCTCTCAAATCATGCCTTATCTTGGACCCAACTATAACTGGCATAATACAACATTTACACCTGAATTCTTCAGTTTTGAAAATCTAACATTTGAATTAGCAGATGGAACTGAATATTCAGTTCAAAATAAGAAAAGCATTAAATGCTTTAATAAATAATGATAGCAATTTTAAACTGATAAATAGTTTAAAATTATAAGATGTTTTTATTTAATATAACTGTTATTTCCTTTGTATTTTTATCGATTGTAAGCTCAGACAAGTCTACTTTTTTTGCAAATTCTTTTAGATTGATATCAATGTTGTTTTTTTGAGTCCAGTAATAGATAAGCGATGCAGCCACCGATTGTGGTCTTGCACGATTTAACTTGGATGACTTGTTCTTGATTAAACTATATAGATTAATCACTTCATTCTTCTGTTCTACCGATGCCTTAAACTTATCCATTATATCATTGATTATATGAATAGGCGTAATAGTAATTAAACTCGTATTCAATATCAAATCTTTAGGAGCATTTACATTTACCGTCTTTAATCCTTTTAACCCATTCTTCCTACTTAAACCAAACAACTTTATTAGACTCTCTGGAGATTGATAATTACCTGACAACTTATAAGCTAAAAAGATACAAGCAAATACAATGGCTTTTCTAGATTGACCTCGATAGATTTCACCTTTTGTTACTTCTAAATAAATCTGCTCGGCTTTGATTATTATAGGCTCACTAAAACCCATATTCTCGACATCTTTGCTTATATTCTTTTCCTCAATCTTCCTTGAATGAACACGATTTGGGTCTGATGTTCTCTTATTATCTGTTGAACCATAATATCTCCATTCCTTCTCATTCATAATCTCACGTTTAAGTTGCTCACCACAATAAGAACACGTTATAAGTCCACCCTCATTTATAGTCTCTTCATGGTCACAAGTATATATAGCATCGATATGGATTTTTGAATGTTTCAATTCAGAATTAACCTCAATATTTACTTGTTTACATTCTTGATTACTTTCATCCTGAATAATCATAACATTTTCATTGCTTTCAATATCACTTTCTTGTTCATCATTTTGCTTCTTTTGATACTGCTCGAAAGCCTGCTCAAATAATAGAAAATCTGTCATTTTATTTTAATTATAAATTATAATTAAAATCGAATTCATTTTTATTCTCGAATCAACTTCTTATTCATATTTTTTATACTTTTTTTTCTTTTCAACTGATTTATAACTTGCTGTAAATAGTTATCATTCTCACTTCCTTCATCACTAAAGTTAAATGGCTTTGCAATCAAACACCTTTCTGGCTGACATTCATAAACTTCCTCATTATCATCAAATATGAAAGTATCATCATATATAAAATCACGTATTTTAAAAATGTCACTTAATACAGTTAGATTTTTGATTGATTTTTTTACCTTTTGAGATATATCACAGTGATAAGAATGAAATATCCATTCTATCCTCCTCTTATTCCCTTTTGATAATATAATATTCTCGATGATAAATAAAGCATAATCTTTACTCGCTGCAGTCCAAATCGATACTTTAAAATGCTTAAATAAATAAGTTAAAAATTCTTGAAGTCTAGGTCTCTCGAATATATGATAATGGTTATCCATAGTTGAATATCGGAATAACTTCATTTTCTCTTCATTTTCAATATTAAATTCATTCACAAGTTCGCTTGATATTAGTGTTTGGTCTAGGTCAAGAACTATATGTAATTTATCATTCATTTATTATTATCTCGTTCTTTATTTTCTTTTTCTCTTTCTTGTCTCATCAACATTGCCATATCTAACACACTACCAGTATCACTGGTACCCGCCTTCTTTAACTTCTTTATCTTCTTTGGTGTTACGTAATTACTAGTAGAAGGCTCAATTTCAAGCTCATCTTCAAACGAATAATTTCCTGCTCCATTTCGAATTGGAATCGGAGGTCTTTTTATCTTTGTATCTTGTACATCATCCTCTTCCTCCTCCTCTTTTTCGTCCAAATCTTCAATCCTAGTCATATTTATTTTACTTACTTTTTTAGTCCTAGTTTTAGGAATGTTCATTAGAGACTGTGGAACATACTTTTCGTCGGCTTCATTATCTTCTTCTTCATCATCGTTAATTTCTATACGAGATTGTGACTTTTTATTTCTTGATTTTGGTTGAGATTGTTGAGGTTGTTGAGGTTGTTGTGGTTGTTGTGGTTGTTGTGGTTGAGGTTGTGGTTGTTGCTGTTGCTGTTGAGACTGTTGTGGTTGAGACTTTTGTGATTGAGATTGAGAATTTTTAAAGTTATCCGCAACCTGATTTACCCACAAAAAAACCTTCTCTCCCTCATACTTTTCAACAGTTCCATCATTTAAAATAAGAAGACAAGGAACCTTAGTTATTTCAAATGATTTTGAACCACAAATACGTTTCCTAATCTCCTTGTTGTCGATACATACAAGATTGATAGTCAAAAAACTATTCAACTCATTTACAGTATCTAATATGCTTAAACAACTCTTAGAGTATTTACTATATAAAAGGATATGATTCATAAGTTTATTATCCTCGATATATTGTTTTAAATGAATAAATCAAATGTTGATTCTAATAAATGGAATACGGTAAAGAAATAACTAATGAAAAGTTTCAACTCAATAACAACTACAATAAATTTGTTGGATACGAACAAAATCCAGACCTCAACAACTTCTTTTCAAACGATACTGTCACCTTCATCTCAAAAAAAGTAACTCAACTCCTAGAAGGAGTCCACCCTGAAAATAAACACATTGTTGTTCCTGATAAGAACATCGTTGCTGTAATGAACCAAGTATATTCAAACTTTAGACCTCCTGTTGGAGATATCTATTCCAGACTCCATATCACTTCTCAAAACAAAGTACAAGATTATACACCAGAAATGATAGACCAAGTCATTGAAACCATCACTAGCTACGTCAGGAATACAATGCAAATGGAAGAGAATAATAGTAAATTAACCATATGGACAACAGTCTATGGTGATTTTAATGCTCATGGTCTCAAAAGAACACCTCTTACCAAATGCGTTAGACAAAAACGACCATCACCATTCCAATTTCATATGAAATATTAAATTTGTTTCTTATTATAAAATGTATTCAAACCAAAACCGAAAGATTCATGATAATAAATACTCCAGTAAATTATCAGACCGAACAACATATTGTTGTCAATCTCCAAATACATGTGTTGTATCAAATAGAACACAAGCTGATAAGGACTTGCTAAAACAGTTTTACGAACTCAATGGATACGACCAAAACGAAATGAATTGTCAAATATGCAAAAATGTAAATTTAAATTAGTTTTTTTTATCTTATTATAATAAATGAGCATTTCTATAGTAAACGATAATCTCAACCATGGTATCTTAAATCAAGCTGTTTCTTCTAATCCTAGAATTCCTGTTGTTATTAATTCAGCAACATATGACCTTCACACCCTCAAACTTGCAGACTCAAATATGTATTATAATGTGACTGTAGTTTCTACACTAACTTTACCAGCTAATTATGCGACTTACAGAGGTCGTGTTTTGCATATTGTAAATGGTGCAGCTAATCTCGTGAGTATAGCAGCAACACCTTCTGCAGTAATTGGTTCAGTTATTGGCTTGGACGGTGCATCACTTAATGGTGGTACATTACTAGCAAACACAGCTGGAAAATGGGCTTCTCTTGTATGTGATGGGTCTAGTGCTTGGTACGTTTTCGCATCAGGTTAAACATTTAAATTTAATTAAAAATAATTAAATTTATTTACTATATATAAAATGAGCAATTTATCTATTGTTAATAATGATATGGATGTCAACGTATTGAATTCTCTTTATCCTAAATACCCAGGTCAGATCAGTCTGATTACTGCAATAACTGTTCCACAAGTACTACCAAATGATGCATCATATGTATTTTGTTCAAGCGGTGCAGGTGTAATTAACTTAGTTTTACCTTCAGCAGCACCTGCAGGTAAAAATCTATTTATTGTGAACAGAACTGGTACTCCAACTGTCTCATCTCAAAGCGCAGCTGGAACTAATCTTGCAGCCGTGATTGATATTGAAGTTGATCCAAATGTATTACCAGCAGTTCCACAAGTTGGTATTTTGCCAGCGGTTGCTAGTTCATGGGTCCATTTGGTTTCCAATGGTACATATTGGGTTGCCGTTTCCAAGAGTAATTTGTTACCTGCTGTTTAATCACTTCATATGAATATGTCAAATATAAATAAAATAATTATTTTATTTATATTAATAAATGTCTTTAGTAATCGTAAATGATAATGTGAGTTTATCCGAACTCAATCAAGTTGTTGTTAATTCTTCTGTGTCAACTTTTCGTAGAATTGACCCAGTAACCAAAACTGGCACATTCGTAGTTAATGATACGTTTGATACATATATATATAATTCAGCTTCTGCAGTTACTGTAATTTTACCTTCAGCAGTTTTGTATTCTGGAAGAGCATTGCATTTCAGAAATACAACTAGTAATGCAGCTTCGTTAAGTTCAGATGCTAGTAATGTTGTTCCAATAGCAGGTGGAGCTGCCACTGCTTTAATTATTGCTTTAACAGGTCTTGGTAAATCTGCTACTCTACTTAGTAATGGTACTAATTGGGTTATTATTAGATCTATTTCTCCCGCTTAAAACAAATTTAAAGATTATGTTATATAATAAAAAAGAGCAAATACAAGATTTGTATTTGCTCTTGTAGCTCAGATGGTAGAGCGTGTGGCTGTTAACCACAAGGTCCTTGGTTCAAACCCAAGCAGGAGCGATAATTAGGTTCTTATACTATATTAGTATAAGCCCCTGTGGCGAAATTGGATATCGCGTAAGACTTCTAATCTTAAGATTGCGGGTTCGACCCCCGCCAGGGGTAATACAATTGATTTGTTGTTCAAATCTTAAACGTTATTATAATGAAAGAACTTTAAAATTTGAATGACAAGTCAATTCAAATTTTGTGAACTTATACAATGATTGTATAAGCTCCTTTAGCTCAGTCGGTAGAGCATTGGTCTTATGAGCCAAGGGTCGCCAGTTCAAGTCTGGCATGGAGCAATATATAATCTATTACTTTCGGTAATAAATTATACGAAGTTTGTGGTTGTTTTTAATACATAATTTTTACTCATTTACGAGACATAGCATCCATTATCTTTTTCATCTGTTCTTCTGAAAATCCACCTTGTTTTTTAACTGCTTCCAAATCATCTTTAAACTTTTGCTTGTCGATTCCAAGTTTCTTAAAATTCTTATCAATAAGTAATTCTTTTTTGACGTTTGAGCTTCGTTTTAAGCTTTGGTCGTTAATTTTATGTTTCAGCTTGTTTTTCAGTTCGTTATTTCCGTCCTGTTGTTTACCCTGTTGTTGTGAATTGTTCATTTACGATATAGTTATATATCGTAAACATATCTTTAAATTTATACCTTATTTCTTTTTTGTAGACTGGATTGTCCATCTGTATGTAGCGGGTGCGATTTGAATAAGATGATTGGGTTGAATATATACAATCTTATTGTAGACTGAAGTTGAATACTTTAATGATAGTTTGTATAAGTTGTCGTTCGTAAAATTGATGATGTTATAAATTGTATCGATAAGTTCAAGTATTTGTTTTTCAATTGTAGATGAGTTTAAATTATTCAATGTTTCAACTATTATAGTTTTGAAAGTCATAAAGATTTGATGTGTTTCAGCTTCTTTTTCAAACTTATTAAAAGATTTTTTTAGATTCATCTTATATTGCTTTTCGGAAGGATAAGCGTTATTAATGAGTTGTTCTCTGTATGATTCAAATGTATTTTCACCTATATCTCTAAAGTTGTTAGTATTATAATCTTCATCGACTTCAATAACGAACCGATAAAAATCTTCTAAACACGAGATTGCATCAGTCTCTAAATATCTAAATTTCAAAGGATTGTGAAAGAATTGAGGTATTTGTTGACATAATGGAATATCTCCTGGAACCCTTGGTGCATTTCCGTTGTTCATTTTCCTTTGCCAGTCATAGAAGTGAGGATTATGTATTCTTCCATTTTCAATTCTTCGTGTATTCCAATCAAATGCTGTGTGACAATTGATACACCACATCTGATTACAGCCTTCTATTTTGTAGATGTTGATACCGCATTTAGGGCACGCTTTCGTTTCTTTTTGAATTGCTTTCATTGTTTCAACTAGATTGGGGTCGCATACGTGTTCGCCTAGTTCTTGAGATTTGGTTTCTTCAACTTCAATCTCTTCTTTTTCTTCATTATCGATAATTTCAGCGTCATTAGCAATTCCTTTTTCTTCACCACAATGTTTACAGTATTTGGTCTTACAGGTTCCACATATCCATTTTGTAGATAAGAGTCCTTTACAGTTTGTTTTTCCACAGTTTCTAATAAACTGTAACTTGTCTTTATTTGAACCCGATATCAGTTTACTTTTTCTCGCATTGAGATTAATTATATCTCTTGAGAAATTTGTGAGTTTTTCTCGTAGAACCGATTCATTATTGGTATTGATGAGTGGATATTCACCGCAAAACTTGTTATATTTCTTGAGAGAATCACATATTCTAAACATATAATCGAAGTTGAACATCATTTGTTCTATGGCTCGAATTCGTTGAGTAATAAGTTCAGCTTCTTTATGGTTTTGAATCTTGATTTGTGTTTTAGGAAGGAGTGATTTCTCCTTTTGAAATAGCTGTTCAAGTTTAAAATCTCTGAATTTAGAATAGATTGATTTTCCAAGTGTTTCAAAGATGTAGTTATCAGACCATGTTTTATTGCAATTTTTAAACATGCATGTAGCATTGCCTGTTGTGTTAAGGAGATAGTAGGTAACACAGGAACTACAGCACTTTTGAAAGCAAGCGTGGCATTCAATTGGTTTTCTCATTTGAGATGTATATTTTTCATAGCATATTTGACATTCATTATCTTCTGAATTCGCTTTGGTTTCCTGTGACATTTCTTTCTTTATTAAAACTAATTTTTATATCAAATCAAATTTATTTCAACGATATTTTGAATTGTAAATGTGGTATATAGATAAATATCTACCGAAGCATAACGTAGCTTTTGAATGGTAAAGAGTATATACTTATGATTTGAACTTACAACTTTGTAGATAATAAATATATAGAATTATCTCCTTTTTTGAATTGTAAAAGAGTTTATCTTTTATAATCTTACTTTGAATTGAAGTACAACTTTAACTTATCTTCTTTACTTTTACTTTTGGAGATAATAAATATATAGAATTATCTCCTTTTTTGAATTGTAAAAGAGTTTATATTTCGTCTGACATTTGTTGATAACCAGATGAGAACATTTCCATCTTCATTTGTGAACGAACATTGAAATCGAAGAATTTAAGTTTATCGTATCGTAATTGAATGATTTTACACTTGTTAGAAGCTTTGGATATTCTATGTTCAACAGATTGTTGAATGGGGATAAACATAACCTTATAGATTAATTCTAGGGTATTCATATTGGGTTCGAATTCTTTTATCTGTTGTAATAGATTAATGCCTAGGATTTTGTTTCCGATATTGTCCGCATAATCAACAGGAAAGTTATCAGATACACCACCGTCGATATAGAAACTGTTACCGTATTTGTAGTTTTCAAAGATAAGAGGGAGATTAGATGTCATTCTTAAAGCTGTAATACAAGGTAAATTAGGATAATCTTTATAGTTTAGAAAAACATTTTTTGATTCAGTTAAATCATAAGTTGTACAAACCAGTTCTTTATCAAAGTTGGTTTTTAGGTCTTTTAATGTCGGTAGATAACCAATTTTTAGAATGGTCATTTTCTCTACTTGTTCTTGAATAACGTTAAAGGAGCATGCTCCTCTCCCTTGAACAAGACTGAAAACATTAAAATTCTGCATCTTTTCAAGGAGTTGTTGTGTACAAACGTAGACGATAATTTCTATAGGAGTATAGCCGATAATAAGAAGGTAGCAAATCATTGCTCCCGATGATGTTCCAATGTAGTATTTAAGGTTGCGATGTAGATAATTATCATATACATATTGCAGAGCTCCTAATGTAACTATTGATTTAGCAGAACCACCAGCTAAAACAAGTGTGTCGTAGTCATGATATACCAATTCGATTTCAATCTTACTTTTTTGAGATTTAGATTGATTGATTTCGGAATCGTTTTGGTTATCTACTATCGATTCGATATTGATTTCTGGTTTGATTTCTATATGATTAGTCATACTATCTTCATCTGTTGAATTCTTTATTTCTTCCATTATTTGGTTTAAAATAGTTTCTTTTTATATCATTTATAGATTAAGGACTTTTTTCGATAGGATTATCGTTAGAATCAATAGGACAACGATTATAATGATATATAATGTATTATCGTTGTGATAGAATTTGGAACATAAAGGACAGTCTTTAATGTGATTGCAAACATCTAAGCAATTGAGTTTTGTTGGTAACGGTGTAGGTTCGTAGAATTCCTTTTGACGAATAGGTTGTTCTTCAATATAAATTTGAGCTTTATTTCCTTGATATGGTTCAAAATTATTTATGTGTTTCATATTCATACTATTATTATTATTCATACTATTATTCATACTATTCTTATTATTCATACTATTATTATTATTGTAGTCTTGTCGTGAATGATTCCTGATATATTTATTCATTTTTGGTTCTACATTTCCCATACCGCTTTCCCCCATCTTATATGAATTTTCTATATCAGAAAGCTCTGGTAAATCCTCTATTCTAGTTACATTAGGCAATGGCATTTATTATATGATATATAATAAATTTCAAATTACAAAACTTTATCTACACTTTCAAGAGCACCTTCAACCCATCCTTGATAAGTACTAATCATTTCACCTACAACAAGTATATTTTCTCTCGGATGTTGAGCTCGTTTTATGAATGATTCAAATGATTTATATTTTGGAAATAATGGTTTATAATAATGAGTTCCTTCTTTCCAATTGTATACTTTCATTCCCGACATCGAAATTTGTCCTTGAATTCCAAGTGCTTTTTTCAATAATCGAGAAAAGTAATTACGATTTTTTAGGTTGTTCTTCAGTCTTGATTGTATAGCTAAACTATGTTTATTGTCATTATAGGCTATCATGTACACTCCATTCTCTTTATTCATAGGTATTACCTTTTGAAGTGGACCTTTGACAACTGTAAAAGTATGTAGTTTTTTATTTATAATTTGAGCTGATTGACGGTTAAATTTTCCGTAGATTCTAACGAATGGTTGACTTTGAATATAATCATATATTCGATTATTTAGTAATTTTCGAACTGTATTTACGGTAGAAGCAATAATAATTTTTTTACTTTTAAAGATTTTAATACTTTTCATATTTTTTGATTTTATAAAAAAACAGTTTCCTTTTCTACTGATTTTTATTACATTTTGTTTTGTCTTAATATTTTCGTTTCCAATTTGATTAGCAAGTGATTCTGTTAACTTTTTCCATGGAACAGAGAAAGCCTTCCAATTTCCTGCGTTATCTTCCATGCCGTATCGATAGAGAGTATTCTTGACGTCTTCATTTTCATAGTCTGAATAGCCTGATGAAAGGACGAATTTATTATACTTTTTGATTCCTAGTTTTTCAATAGCAAATGTTTTGAAGGTTGTATGAACTGGATTTTTTTCGTATTCAATTTTCAAGTGTTCAATAGCTTTCAATATATCGATTCTTTTGAATCCACTGGATACTATTTCAGATGTATAAAAATGAACTGGAATTTGTAGTTCTTTTAAGAGATTGAGAAGTCTCTTATCTTTTGATTTTCTACCAACACCAGCTCCTGAAAGAATAGTAGAACCATAGAATTGGTCTGAACCAGCTCTTCCACCAATTGCTTTTTCCCTTTCTAAAATAAGTATATTGTAATTTGCATTCTTTTGTTTGAGTTTATAAGCAGTGTACAATCCAGCAATACCAGCTCCAATAATAATATAATCATACATTTATTATATTAAGTATTTTATTTGTAGTAATAAATGGACGATGATGACTATATAGATGAACCTGTTTTTCAACAGTCGATAAATGCATTTGCTCAAGCTGGTTTTGCTCCTCTTGGTTTAGGCACATTAGATGTCCTTGGTATGAATAAGAAGTTTGATGCGAAGGGACATTTCAAGGAGACAGTCAATGCAATCGCTCAACAACTGAGAGAAGATAGGATTAAACTATCTGGAAATGATTTGGAACAGCTAATTGAGACAGTAGATATATTGAATGAACCACAATATAAAAATCCAACTGCTTATCTACTGGGTTATATCGCTTCAGAAGGAGGGAGAGATATAAACAGAAAGAACGTAAATAATGTTTTTAAAAATGTATTGAAATCAGTATCAGACAAGAGTGTAAAAGAAGAAGATGTATTAAGATATACACGGTTATGGTATAATCTGGTGAGGGAAAGAAGAGAATAATAATATAATTTCAATTGGATTTTCAATTGAAATTATGAATCTGTATTTAATTGTCGCTATCGCCTTCATCCATTCCGAAAGGGTCTGCATAACTGTGTTGATTATCGTCATTATAACCAAGATCCATTCCGAAAGGGTCTACATAACGGACTGGATTGTTACCATTACGTTCAGGTGAAGATGTAACGCTGTTATTCTTCATTTGAGATAGTTTAGCAGAAGCATCATTCTTCATTTGAGATAGTTTAGCTGAAGCATCATTCTTCATTTGTGCTAGTTGACCTGGTGCATTGTTCTTCATTTGTGTTAATTTAGAAGAAGCATCAGTCTTCATTTGTGCTAGTTTAGCAGAAGCATCAGTCTTCATTTGTGCTAGTTGACCTGGTGCATTTTTCTTCATTTGTGCTAGTCTAGCAGAAGCATCAGTCTTCATTTGTGATAGTTGACCTGGTAATTCTTTTCTGTTATCATATAACTTTTTCCCAAGGAAACCAATAGATAAAACAGTTGATGCTACACCAATCAAAATACCGAATGTAACTAAAGCAGAATCGCTTTTGCTGAGCACGGCACCACATTTTTTAAGTTCACTTGATACTATTGAAAACAATACAATAATAACGATACCCAAAACAAGGTTAAAACTCAAGTACATTAATTCCGATGTTGATTCAGGTGATGATTCAGATGAACAATTTCTTTTACAAAGAATATATCCGACAGAACTCATAAATAGAACAATACCAACAACAAGGATGCCTCGGTTAGCATTTGCCAATTTATTTTGCTGGACACATTTACTACTTTTTTGTATAGCGCTACTCAATTTAAAACTAACTAGAGTCAAAAATAGACCTAGGACTCCTAAAACGTATGATAAAATAGTATTATTTAGTTTCATTTATACTAACAAAACAATTATTTTATTTTAAAATAAATTTTAAAATAAATAAGTATAATTAACCTCGTCATTTTTGAATATTCTATGCGGTAAAAGTAAATGGAGATTATCGTTCAAAAACTCAATCATTTCATTTCCTTCCTCTTCATCTATCGTTCCTATATCGATATTTATTTCGACTTCATCATATCGTTTCGAGTCTCTTTTAGTCCTTGTTGAAATCGATACAGCTTTTGCTATCTCTTCAATTGAAAATGAACTTGAAGGAGTAAAAAATGAATTGACAAATATAAATGAGTTTTGCAATTTGATATGCAACGTCGAGTCTAAATTCAAATTGGTCATTTTTTTTGTTAACATATTATTATTTGAATTGGAATTCATGATTGGTTCGTCGTTTATGAAGTTATATTTATCTAAAGAATCCATATTGGAATTCAATTTAGAATCTTGTTTTTTCTTTATCTGTTTTAATTCTTGATTGCATTTGTGTTCATCTTCTGTGTCTTCTAAACAGAACCAACATATAGATTTACGATTGGTTTCAGCCTTTAATTTCTTGAATTGAAGAATCCGATTGTATTCAGTTTGTGTTTTATTGGCATGACAGGTTGGACATAAAGCCATTAGGTTAATAATATCATCGTTATGGCATATACTAAACGGAACAATATGGTCTACTTGATAAGAAGGAGGTAATGACTTTTTACAATATCCACATTTCCAGTCTTGAGTCGAACTTACAAATTTCTTTTCTCGTTCCGTTAATTTCCTTTTATTTAAACTCATTTACAGTTTGATTTGTTATCATTTTATAATCTTATATTTTTAAATAGCATTTAAAGAGCTACTTTTCTTTAAATGTTTCTCTATCCGGTACATGAAATATATGAAATAACGCATCCATATGACAGGGTGAATCAATCGCATTATAATCCCATCTTATGTTTTTCCAGAAAGGAAATGTCCTCCATATGAAGTTAAAAACCTGAGCTTCAGAACAGAACGTAGGTTTATGATAAGCCAGACAAGAATCAAAACTAGCAAATGAACTTCTAAACTCATCTGTCCACGCAAAATCAGTCCAAATAGATATATCATTAAATGAACTCAGAAATAAATGCAATATTTCCTTCCTACCATAAACCAAAGTATCCATACAAAAATAGATTGTATTATCAATATTAATATCATTCTCTAAAAGTAATATTGGTCTCAAGCTTATAATCTTCGTATCGAATAGACGACATAACAATATATAATCATATTCATCGACCGAGCTACCCAAGAACAATTCCCAGAGAACATATCTTCTATACCACATATTAGCAGTAAACCACATCTTATCACCCCAACCAGCTTTACCTTCTCCAATACTGATAAAATGGTTCATTATCTCCTTATCCTTCTTATGATACCATACTAAGTCTTCCCAATAAGATATGAGCTTGATTTCAACTTGTTCATTCATAAAAATATTTCGAACTCGATTTACAGTTAAATCAGAGTAATTTCCTCTAGGGTCCCTATCTGTTAAGATATATACATCATATACAATATCAGCTTGATTATTGAACGACTTTTTTATCTCTTTTAAATTATGTTGTAATATGATACTTGCTGTTCTAAATTGCCCAAAAACTAATAATGCTACTCGTTTCATTTAAACTGTTGTAATTTTTTTTTATATAATAAATGAGCTTTTGTAAAAAACCCAAAAATATCAATGCTGATAACCAAAATCGATTAGATGCTTATCTCTTTGGTCCTACGTATAATCCTGCCGATATAACAATAAACAATAAAGGAGATAGATGTTTAATCAACATCGGTAATCAAGGTCCTAAAATCAGTACTAATCCCAACTGTTACATGTTTTCTATGAGTGATAGACTTGGATCAGGTAGTTATGGAACTGTAGTCAAATACATCGATACTAATAAACGAGTTGCTTTTGCAATCAAGTTTACAAGTAGTAACGAGGAAGAAGAAATATCAAACGCCCTAAATAACTCCAATTGCAATACTTTGAAAGTCAGACATTCAGGCAAGAATTGGACTGTAGCAAGTAGCATTTCGAAATTTTCTAATTTTTCATACTTTATGGAACTTGCGGATGGAGACCTATCCGGATTTCTTATGGATAATAATATTACTCCTGAATTGAAAAACAACCCAAAAATATTCTTAGATATAGCTGAAACAATCAGGAATCAATTGATATGTCTCTTTCGTCTGGACAACAAGTATGTTTACACCGATATTAAACTAGGAAATATACTCTATAAATGTGATGAAAACAATGTCATTCATTTTATGTTGGGAGATTTAGGTTCGGCTGTTCCATCAGCTTCGGGAGATTATGCGGCGACCTATCCTCCTGTCAACTTTTCTACAGGACTTTTCAAACTGAAAACAATGAGAGAAAAAGAATCCACTCTTGCATGGCAAATGGGTATACTATTATTACTATTATTCCCATTTTATATGTTTTCTACTCGTGCTCAAGTAATCAAATATAAGAATGAAAATACAGATAAGTTAACTTGGGGAAGTATTAAGACTGTAAACGCTTCTGATATTGAGAAATTTAAAGTTAATTTAGACCAACTTGAAAATGGTTTATACGCGGAAACCGCTTTGAAAAGTCCTAATTCACCTTTGTTTAGAACCTATATCGATAGTAATCTTTCTATAAGAGAAAAATCTATATATACCCCTATTATCAGTGATGATTTGCGTCAATCTATTCAGATGACACCACCTCAACCTCAATTTGTACCACAACCCCAACCTATGCCTCAACAACCTTCTCCTTTTCCTGAACCTATGGCACAACAAGCTGTAAATCTATCAAAACTAACAGTTGTTCAACTTAAAGATATAGCTAAAAATCTAGGTTGTTCAGGATATAACAAAATGAGGAAAGTCGACCTTATCGCGTTTCTCTTTCATTGTAAGAAAAATGCAGGTAGACCACCGGTAGGAAGACCTCCTGTTGCCAGACCACCAGTAGGAAGACCTCCTGTTGCCAGACCACCCGTAGCTAGACCACCCTTAGGTAGACCACCCGTAGTAGGAAGGTCTCCTATTTCTAATCTATCAAAACTAACCGTTGTTAAACTTCGAGAACTAGCGAAAAAATCAGGTTGCAAAGGATACTCAAAACTATTAAAAGCAGAACTTATTACATTTATAGTCAACTGCTAATACTCTTCAAAATTCAATATAAATTTATATTGAATTCATCTTTTATCTTTACCTATTTTTATAAAGTAATATACAACAATTCTTCTGTACATATTCAATATTATTCTCAAAATTGACTTTAGATATTGAACCATCATCACAATAATTCCATTCATCGTTCAGTTTAACTAACGAAGCATAATGTCCGCTATTACTAGAATTACCGTGATGGATTAAGATTCCAATGAGTTGATAATGTTTATTCAGTTTTCTTTTATCAGAACCATTCATACTTTTTTGTAAATCAAGAGGATAATCAATATCAAATTCTTTGTCAATTCTCAATGTCTTGTAAACCTTGTTTGTATCATACTGGCATCTTCCAACCTTGATAAATAAGTATTCTGGTAATTTGGTGAATATAGTCTGGACTTTAGCTTTTGGTGAACTACAGTTGCATTCGGTATTCAAGTTATCTACTTCATGTACAGATATGATATTGGCAAAAAGTTCCTGAAAATCAATATCTTCTTTTGGATTGTTGTTCAGTTCATGAGATATAAGCATACTCTCCTTTTGTTCGTTACAAATTCTATAGTTATTACAATTTGAACAAAAAACAATTTGATTAAAGACTGAAAGTAATTTGTTTTTATTTTTTATTAGTTCAACATATTTATCAAGTATAAATTGAACGACCTCACAACTATCCTGTTGGGAACCAGAAGGATACTGTAAATTATTGGCTACAAAACTATAGAGTTTCAAATACTTATTTATCTCTTCTTGATTTTCTGTTTGAAATAAAGACTGAATATGAGTAATAAAGCAATTCTGTTCATTATCCTCATCAGTAAAACTAAAGTCTGAAATTAGTTTACACAATTGTATTGCGGAATTGAAATAACATGAGTTTCCTATATTGGGTAACCCTTTGATTGATTCCATATTGTAGTTTTAGTTTTGGAGTTTTTATTTAAATTAAGTTATCCTGTCTATATGTAAATGGCTTCTATAATTGTCAAGATGCTTGAAATTCAAAATCAAGTAAAGATATATCATTTTCAAACTGGTTCTTACGCTAGACATATGGCTTCCGATAGATTGTTTAGTAGTTTGATTACAAATATTGATAGATTTGGAGAGGTATTTCAAAACTCTAAAAGAATCAGATTGAACAAAGGTTCAAAAATTGTAGTCAGAAATCTAACCGATAAGCAGATGTATAAATATCTATCTGATTTTGCAGAGTGGCTTTCAGTTGAACTTCCTCAATTGATTTCTGGAAGTAGAAAAGACGGAGTTGACTTATTGAATATACGAGATGAGATATTAGCTGATGTAAATCAGACATTGTATCTATTTTCATTCGAATAATAAATTTAACTTGATTTGCAAGTTAAATTTCCCTTAGAATATTATTTTATTTACTTATAATAAATGAGCTTTTGTAAAAAACCCAAAAACATCAATCAAGATAACCAAAATCGATTAGATACTTATCTCTTTGGTCCTATGTATAATCCATACGATGTAACAATAAACAATAAAGGAGATAGATGCGAAATTCATATTGGTAATCGAGGTGAAAAAAATAATAGTAATCCTAACTATTATTTGTTTTCTAGTAGTAATACCCTAGGTTCAGGCGCTTATGGTACTGTATTAAAATATGTTGATGCTAATAAGAGAGTTGCTTTAGCTGTAAAGTTTACTTCTGATAACGAAGAAGAAGAAATATCAAATACCCTCAATAATTCTAATTGCCATATTTTAAAAATGAGACAATCAGGTAAAAACTGGAGTGTACCCAGAACTATTTGGATGCGTCTTTTCTCTGGTTTATTGTCAACCGCAATTTCTGGATTTTCATACTTTATGGAACTTGCAGACGGAGATCTATACGGATTTCTTATGGATGAAGCTATTAGACCCGAATTGAAAAATCATCCTAAAATATTCTTAGATATTGCAGAAACAATCAGAGTTCAATTGTTATGCCTATTTAATCTTAACAAAAATTATGTTTACACCGATATTAAGCTTGCAAATATCCTATATAAATGCGATGAACATAATAATGTTCATTTTATGTTGGGAGATTTAGGTTCGGCTGTTCCATCCGATTCGGGAGATTATATAGCAACATATCCTCCTGTCAACTTTGGACAAGGGCTTTTTAAACTGAAAACATTACTAGAAAAGGAATCTACACTCTCTTGGCAAATGGGTATATTACTAATATCGTTGTTTCCGTTTTATAAGTTTTCTACTAATACACAAATACTGAAATATATGAGTGATAAAAGAGACAAGTTAACTTGGGATCGTATTGCAACTGTGACATCAGCCGATATTGATAAATTTCAAGTTCATTTGGACCAACTTGAACGTGGATTATTTTCAAAAACTGGTTTAAAAAGTCCTAAAACAAATTTGTTTAGATCCTATATTGACAATAATCTCGAACTTAGAGCAAAATCAATATATACATCTATTTCATCCGGTGAACCAGATATGATTAATCGACCTGCACCTGCGTCTGCACCTATATATGTATCACCTCAACCTACAGCACAACAAGTTGTAAAACTAAAAAAACTAACAGTTGTTCAACTTAGAGAAATAGCTAAATCTCTAGGCTGTATAGGATACAGCAAAATGAAGAAATTTGATTTAGTAGTATTTCTTTTTAATTTCAGTAAAAATCAAGGTAGACCTTCAGCCAGTGGTAGACCACCCTTAGGAAGACCACCCGTAGCTAGACCACCAGTAGCTAGACCACCAGTAGTAGGAAGGTCTCCTGTTTCTAATCTATCAAAACTAACTGTTGTTAAACTTCGAGAACTAGCAAAAAAATCAGGTTGCAAAGGATATTCAAAACTACTAAAAGCAGAACTCATCAAATTTATAGCAAAATGCTAATACTCTTCAAAATTCAATATAAATTTATATTGAATTCCAATTTGTTTTATTTAACTTCAAATTCAGGTTATTTATAAACTAATATACAACAATTTTTTTCTATGTATTCGATATCATTATCAAACCATCGTCACAATAAATCCAATCTTTCATCAGACTGATATGAATAACAAAAATTTAAATTTAGTTTCTACCGTTTCTTGAAATATATTTACTTATAATAAATGGCTAGTATATGCAAATTAAGAGATGAGAATTCTGTCAATCAAAAAATATTGGAAGACTATTTATTTGGAGATAAATATAAATTATCTGATATTGAAATTCAGTTCAGTCGTGGGAAACTATATGCAATTAATATAAGAAACGTAGATGGAATAGATGAATTTAGTTTACAAGGAGGAGGACGACCGATATTGAAAGATTTTGATGAGGTAGTTAGAGTGTATACTGACTTTTTTACGAAATCTAATATTGCGATTAAATTTTCTAAAAAAAATAATGAAGAAGCAATCTCAAATCAAGTTAGAAATAGCGGTTGTGATGTTTTAAAACTAAGATATCTTGGAAAAAAAGTTGAAGCAGAAGATGATAAAATATATCCGTATTTTATGGAACTTATTGATGGGAACATTTTTGATTGGAGAGGAAAGATGAATAAAAATTATCCTAACGGAATTCCTAGAAAAATAATTTTCAATGTGCTTGAAAAACTATGGAAACAAATGAATTGCCTGTTAAAAAATGGCAAAGTTTATACTGATATTAACATAGAAAATATTCTATTCAAATGTGATAATCCTCTTAAAATCGGAGAAGATGGAGTTCGTTTTATCCTTGGAAATTTAGGTAGTTTAGTAGTAAATGAAAATGGCGAATCGTATTCATCATTCCCTCCTTTTGAATATAAAGATAAAAATGGTTATATTCCGGTAGGGAAATCTGCAAATTCCGATAAAGCTATATTAGCCTGGCAATTTGGAATATTAACCCTTTATCTAAGCATCGACATGGAAGGAATATCACAATCGCAGGCTAAAAATATAAACGATTACTTATATTTATACATGAACATAATGAATTTCAACGATGATGCAAAGATTAGAGATTTTAATGATAGAATACAAAAATACAATAATATGACTGTTGTAGATATCAGTAAACTACTTGATTTAGACCCATCCAACAGAGAATGGAAAGCACCAGTATATAAAGAACAAACAGAAGAAGAGGCTGAAAAACCATCGAAACAAAATAATGAAATATTACCCATATTTCCAGTTGAATCTGAAGGAAACCCAACTCAAGATGTAAATTGTTCTTATAAAAAACTATCATTAGATGATATATACAGTCATCTATCAGATTGTTCTGTCAAGAATTATAGGAAGATGTCTCTTAAACTACATCCTGATAAAAATATTGGTTGTGAAAATACAGAACTTATCAATCAACGTTTCAGACTATTAGGACAATATGAAGATATTTGTAAACAAAGAAATAGAGTTCCATTTTCTCTTGATAAAAAAAGTTCAATACAAACTCCTCCTAAGCAACAAACTCCTCCTAAGCAACAAACTTCTAATATGAATAATAATAATCAAATGATTATGTGGGAACCACCTGCTCCTGTATCATTAAATCAACCTACTCCTATATCATTAATACAAAATACCGCTATGTCATTACGAAAACCTAATCCTATGAAAAATAATCAAATGATTATACGGGAAACACCTTCTCCTATGGTTGCAAGACAATCTACTCCTATGGTTGTAAGACAAGCTACTCCTATGGTTGCAAGACAAGCTACTCCTATGGTTGTAAGACAAGCTACTCCTATGGTTGCAAGACAAGCTACTCCTATGGTTGCAAGACAAGCTACTCCTATGGTTGTAAGACAAGCTACTCCTATGGTTGCAAGACAAGCTACTCCTATGGTTGCAAGACAAGCTACTCCTATCAATTATGATCATTTTAAATTTATAGTTCCAATACCAGTAAGAAAGACGGTTAGAAAGTCACCGGTAAGAAAGACGGTTAGAAAGACACCAGTACGAAAGACGGTTAGAAAGTCACCGGTAAGAAAGACGGTTAGAAAGTCACCGGTAAGAAAGACGGTTAGAAAGTCACCGGTACGAAAGACGGTTAGAAAGACACCAGTACGAAAGCCCGTTAAAAAGTCACCAGTACGAAAGACGGTTAGAAAGACACCGGTAAGAAAGACCGTTAAAAAGTCACCAGTACGAAAGTCGGTTAGAAGAAGAGTTTAAATAACCAAGTTTATTAGTAAATAATTTTAAATTGTATTGCAATTTAAAATTTATTATTCTGCTTTTGCTTCAACTTCATCTTGAATTTCAAGTTCAAAGTTAAGATTATTTAAATCGTAGTTTTTGATTTCACCACCATGTTGAACATATATTTCCCTTCTAGTTTTAAAGTGCTTTTCAAGAATTCCATTTTTATCTACAAAATCATATACAATTGGTTCAGTATCCTTTTTTCTAAAGATTCTCCCAAGATATTGAATAAAATACTCTTCAAAATCAGATGCTAATAGCAATGTATCTAGTTTATCGTGGTCAAAACCAGTTCCGCACTTTTGACCTGTAGCAATTAGAATTCTTGCTTCTTTATCGAATACTTGATTATCACCTAGGAGAGAAGTTGCATTTTCACCATATTCAATAAGTCGATTCAATAGATATTCACCTTGTGATATTCTTTTTACAAGTACTAGAAAGTTTCTATCAGAATATAATATAATGAGTTTAACAATCAGTTCATTTCTTTCGTAATTATTGGCTTGTTCGTCGATTAGGGCGCTCCAGTTCATCTGTCCGTTTGAATTGTATTGTATTTCTGGTTTAAAATTGGTTCTAATCTTGTAAGCCGTATGAGGTCTCCATAGTTTTCTGCATACTTTATTTGGTCCGAAGTATATATCGATAAGTTTGTCAAGACTATCAGGTCGGTAAGGTGTTGCACTCAATCCTAATATATATCTTGGAAACACATTCATTAGAGATTTCGAAAGCGATTCTGCCATAATCAGATGAATTTCATCTACGATTACCGTTCCAATATCACTAAAAAATGTTTTATTTAATTTTGGGACATTGATAGCGTTTATAATATAGAAATGAGCATCTTGTTTTTTGCTTTTAGCAGTTACAATTTGGATTGATGCTTCTGGACAGAATTTAATGATGCTATCTTTCCATTGAGTGATGAGAATAATTTTGTTGACAATAATGAGTGTTTTAAAGCCTATTCCGATAGCCATATTGATAGATGTGCACGTTTTTCCAAATCCAGGATAGGCACTTATGATAACCGAACCGGTTGAACTAAGAAACTTTAGTGCTTCCTTTTTAATCTGTTTTTGTTCTTCTCTTAACGAACCACCAAAGGTGAGAGAATTAAAGGTTGGAAATGAGTCTCTTTGTGGTCGTAGGAGTTTCATTTCACTTGAGGCGAAACCTAAAGGGAGAATGACATCATTATCTATTATATCGTATGGGTAGTAGGAACGGCTGTTTTTAGGACCAAACTTATTTGAGTTTTCAATCTTGATTTCAAGGTCATTATCAACTTTATATTTCTGTTCATATGATAGGTTATCGATTGGAATTCGAATAGACATTATTTCTAGATTATTTATTATTTTATATTGAATTTCAATTTAAATAAAATATTTAGTTCTAATTCAAATTGAAACTTATAAATTAACTTTTTGATTTTTAAAGATGGGTTCAATTATAACTAATAATAGTATGAAAAACAAGTATGCTAATCAAGAAAATATATCAGGATATGAAGAAAAAATGGAAGAACAAAGGGTTGAATATAATATAAAATATAGTCCTGAAGTTCTAGTTATAGATGACCCTGACTTTATACATACCGATATAACGTTCGATATTTATAAAAAATCAGTTCAAATCAGATTGGATAAAATAAGAAACAAGAATAGTTGTATTTATGAATTAGATGATGATTTGAGTTATATTGGAAGGGAGGTTTATGATAATCAAAATAAGAAGGATATTGACCTTTGTAATCTTATTAGGTCTGATTTTGTATTTGGACAGAAGTTAATTTATACTGAAATAATTAGTACAAATACGAAAACAAAATTTGAACTGTATATGCTTTACTTTATTGATAAAATATTCTTTTTTATTTTCGTATTATCTGAAAGAGATTACAGACTATATTTTAAAGAATACCTTTTTGAACTGAATTTGAGTTTGATATCAAAGAAAGATATTGAACACGTAATATTGTTGTCATTTCGTAAGTATTATATGTATTGTAATGAGTTTAATCCGAAGGTGTTAAAGGAAGTGAAGGAAGAATACTATCTGTATTCTATAAAAAGATTTATATCCAATAAGTTCATGGTGATTGATTTATTGGATATAGGTTGTTTATATGTATTAAAACAGTCTGGATGTCATATTGATGGTTTATTAAATAGTAATATATTGCTTAATAATCCGATAATTGAGTTTCATTTTCTGATTGAAAAGCAGATTCAAAAAATAATAAAAATATAAGTGAATTTGCAATATCATTTGATATTGTAAATTATAATAATGGGGATTCCATTTGAGAATATATATACCAACCTAAAGTTAAAAATTTAAGGTAATCTTCGTTTGAAATTGTGATTTCTTTTTTCCTTTCTTTGAATTTGTAGCAAGTATAAAATTCACAGATAGCATGATGCTGTCTGGTTGATAGGTTATCTTGTTCTACTTTTATGATAAGGTTTTGAAGGAATGAAATTAATTTATCTTTGCTTAGACTTTCCATATGATATTTAGAATTGGATATTCATCTCTTTAAGCAATTCTCCAAAGAGAATCGCGGTTCAAATATTGTTTAAAACCCAGAGTTGCATCTGCGTTCATACCCTTCTCTGGCATTCATAGCATTGTTAACCATGCGAGTGTTCTCGTTCATGGATGCAACATCATTTTGGGGACTGAGTACCTTGCATCTGGGGAATACATTGCCAGCCATTGTTGAATTGGCTCCAAAGCGAGGGTTGTTAGAGTTGATGCTTCTGAGGTCAGCAGAACGACTTATAGATGCATTGCGTTGCATGCTATCAAGGTCATTTCCATTATTTATACCGGAAGCATTTAGAGTAATATATTCAGTATACTTTGGTCTGAATACATCATTTTCAACAATAACTCTATCCAAAGCGCTGTTGCAACCCGCAGATTTGGTATAAAATGAATCTGGACATACAGGTCTTCCCGCAACATCTAATCCATTCCAAAGAGGACAAAGCATATTGTTTGGATTTAGGAATCTATCAGAATTAATTTTGTCAGCATAGCCAACATCTACCTTACAAACACGAAGGGCAGCATTTAATGATAAGGATGACATTTATTAATATAGGAGAAGTTTATTTTTAAAAATAAAATATAAAAAAAAATTAGCATTAAAATGAATCAGAAAAAAATTATAAGCATTAATAAAAGACAATAGGATGACAACAACAGCACAATTTCAAACTAGACCTGATTATTATATAAATCAAGAAGACTGTAAGCAGTCTAAATTTGAACGAGAAGAACAAACCAATCCTCGTTATCGAGATTTTACTCATACCCAATTTACAGCTGGAGATGAGGAGCAATTTCAACACTATCGATATCCAAAGTCTTCAGATGAAGAGAGAAAAGAGATTCAACTTGAACAGAATCTCTTTGAAAATATTCAATTGCCTATATGGGAGAAAAATCAAAACATATCAAGCGAATCTACATTGGATACATTTAGATATATTTTCAACAAATTCAAAAAAGGAATATTCATTAAAATCGTTAATAATCAATTGAAAGTCTTCTTGCCTTTTTCTAAATCGCAATTCATCAATGAATGGTCCGAAAACATCAAGGCGGACCCAAAATACCTACAATATTGTTCTCCTCAGATAAGAAATGATGACAGAATCGATAAAGAACAAAAGTATATATATGGTTTTCTAAGCTATGTTTCAACTTTGGAAAAAAGACATTTCAACCCAAGGAAAGTTAACCCTAATACCGAAGAATGGTTTGGAAACAACTGTCTTGTTCGATATGAAAATCCATTATCAGAAGGGGAAAACAACGTATCAAATGTCAAGAATATGCTAGAAGAACTATGTGCTTCTCGACAAGTTCCTGACATTGAACTATTTATTAACAGAAGAGATTTTCCAATCATAACAAAGGACTCAACGGAAGCATACCATAATCTCTGGAATAGTTCAACCAAACCTTTGGTCTCTCATAATTATGAGAAATATGTACCAATCTTATCCTATTCAACAACTGACCGATATGCCGATTATCTCTTCCCAACATGGGATGACTGGGCAAGAGTCAAAAATCAGGATGAGGGAATCTGGTTTCCACCTTCTTGTACTAATTACAATCATGATTTTAGTACTCCTTGGGAACAAAAGATACCGGTAGCAATATTTAGAGGTTCATGTACTGGATGTGGAACTACCATTGAAACAAATCAAAGATTAAGAGTTGCTGATATTTCCTTTAGAACGGAACCTGATGAAAATAATATTTCATATATCGATGCTGGTATTACCAAATGGAACGTTAGACCAAGAAAACTAGAAAATGAAGAATATCTACAAACAATAAACAGAGATGTATTCGATTTCGGTCTCGTATCATTTAAGTCACCATCAGAGCAATCTCGTCATAAATACATCATCCATATACAAGGTCATGTTTCTGCTTTCCGTCTTTCTCTTGAATTGAGTATGGGTTCTGTTATCCTTATGGTTGATTCTCGTTGGAAAGTATGGTTCAGTGATATGTTGAAACCATACGAGCATTATGTCCCTGTCAATTCGAATATGGATAATCTCATCGACCAGATTAAATGGTGCAGAGAACACGATGAACAATGCAAACAGATTGCCAAAAATGCTTTCCAATTATATAATCTCTATCTAGGAAAGCAAGGCATTTTTGACTATATGCAAAAACTATTTGTTCACCTCAAAAGTGAAATTGGAACCCAAGAATATTTTACTTATCCAATTCGAACACAAGTTAAGCATGAATATAAACATCTAACAACAGAAACCAAGTTTCCAAATACATCAAAAACTATCGCTGATATTCATTTTATACCACCAATTGGCCGATGCTATGGATTATTGAAAGGAGTTGAATTCATTTCCAATATGTTTAATACCAATTTTGATAATCTCCCAGTAGAACATGAACTTTTCAAGAGCAAGGATGAAAGCACAATTGTCAACCTCAAACAACTAGCTAATTTTAACTTTGCTATCAAGACAACAAAGGAATGTGCAGGTCAAAAAGAACTTGAATATATACACGAAGCATTTATCGGAAATAAAGTCATCAACAATCTTTCAAAACATATTCCAAACTTTGTATACATATTTGGTTTGTACAGGAAAAACAAGAAGGTTAATGTGATAACAGAATATCTGGAAGGGGAAACACTATTTCAGTATCTATCAGGGACGAAATTCAATATGAGTGAATTCTTTTTCATTCTAGTACAAATATGCTTTGCACTAAAGGTAGCTCAAAACAGATGTGGGTTTGTTCATTATGATTTGACTCCTTGGAACATCGTCCTAAAGAGATTGGACAGTCCTGTATCGTTTGATTATATGATTTCACATGATAAAATATATCGTGTATCAACAACTGTTATACCCATCATAATCGACTACGGAAAATCTCACGTGATTCACAATGGATATCATTATGGGCTCATCAATATGTTTAATTCTTCCGTTTCACATGATATTTTTACCCTGATTATTAAGAGTATCGATATTATCCTTTCTACTAAAAAATTATCTGCAAACGAGTTCAATTTGATATTCAGACTTTCTGGTTTTTTGAGACCCTTTAGGAATGCAAAAGAGATAAAAAGTTATGTAACAAAAACGAAGAGATACGACGAACTTATAACTCTAAACAAACACGAATTAAACAAAGACCCTATCGACCTTGTCAACTATATTATGGAAAAGGGTATTTTGAGACAACAACCGTTCGAACAAGTTGATACCTACAATCAGTTTATGAATCATGGAAATCCGAGACAAGTCTTTGATTATATACTGTCTTCGTCTACCGAAGAACGACTTGAATCATATGTTGATGTTATTAAAAGATTCAAAAATTGTACATTACCGCAGTCTGAAAACATATTCGTCGAATACTATACTGTCCAAACATTTGAAAATAACTTTCAATCATTATTTGATAATATGGTTACGTTTTCAAAAGTTTCTCAAATCAATATTGATTCGGAGATTCAATTGTTCAATACCGTTTTCAGCTTCATTCAACGGGTATACAAAGTGAAAATAGATTCTTTTAAAAACGAAAGAATCGAATTCGATTTAGATACAGAGAAATCAAAAACATTAATTAAATCACCGTATACTGATAATACGTTTCAAAATAAAAGTAAAATAATGAAGCTTCTTACAGACTATAATATTGTTATATATGAAGATTTTGACCTGACAGATTATAGAGATATAGTGGAGATGGTATTTTGCTATAAAGGTAAATATGAACTAAATGAAGCTCATAAGCAATTCTATTTTGACAATTTTAAAGAGTTACTTGAAATCAATCCTTTTAATATGATGAATAACAACGCTAATATTAAAACATTAATTGCCGTGTCAAATGTTACATATAAACTTGCTTTAAGCCACTTAACCATAAACTATTAATTCCGATGATATAGATTAAAATTTGTTTAATTTTAATCTTGAAGTAAAACAAAAAATTAAAATAATTTCTTTGATATAGATAAATGTTGAACAATAATTTTATTGGAGTACTAATTGCAATTCTCGTTTCTATCCTATTTGCATTCAAATTGGATGGTAACAAAAACGATAAAAAGGAGCCTTATGCTGGAGGCATGCCCTCAAGAAGACTAGTATCACAGAAAATAGCAGCGTTTGTCCCAAATAAGGACTGTAATGACCCTAACAAAGTTCAATTTTATTCAGTATCTAATTTTAATAGCAACCCTTCTCAGAGGGGGACTAATCCAGAAGTAGGACCTTTGTTGAGAACTCAACTAAGCAACCCTTCTAGACTTTCAAATGACTTTAGATTGAAAGTAAATTCCTGTAAAACTTCTAAAGTAGAAAACTTTGAAATGGATCAAGAAGAATTCGATAACAACTACAGAGCAAGTTCTTCCTGTAAAACTGCTGAAGTAGAAGACTTCGTTGGCATGGTTGAAGAAGGATTTGATAGCAACTGCAGAGCAAGTTCTTCTTATGCATCTCTTCCTGTTGTAGAACCTAACTTTGCATCTGGAAACTATAATGATATGAAGAATAAAGATGTCATTCTATCAGATATGATGCCTGTTGGAGATATGAGAGCTGCGGTTGATGATGAAGGCAATCCAGGTAACATCTATCAATTCGAAAGATTTATGTATTCTAACTTGAAAGACAATAGAAATGTCAAAGATTCGGATTTTATTCGTGGTGACCTTGCTATACCTCCTAACAAAGGTACCTGCTGGTTTGGTCAACGAGGATATAGTTTAAGACCATCAGCTTTGGGCATGCTTGGTGGTGACGATTTAGCGAATACTAAATCATTAGATAAGATTCAAAATCCATATACTGGAAAGTCATTGTCTTCTAATCTTGGTGCAGCATCAGGTGACCTCATTGTCGATAATAAGACTGCCAGCTTTATGTAAATTAAAAATCACTAAAATTATAAAACTTAAACTGTTTTACAATTTCATTATATAATTTGAATACAAATGTATCAATAATTAACACTATGAATTCAAACTGACTATTACAATTATCATAAAACATATATCGAACTGTAAGACCAATATGATTTATAAAAAAAGATTCAGGATATTTTAATATTGGTTTCAATATGCAAATAACATCTTATGTCTCTTATCAATATCAATACACTCATTTCCATTAAACATTCACCATAATATATCATCAGTTCAGATTCACAAGAATAGGACTTATGGTGATTTCATCATTTCTAATATAACATCATCATAACGGCGAAATTGGGTCAATTTCAATCTGTAATCAATATATTTCCTTAAATTGAAAATCAAATCGTGCTTAAAGAAAATTTAGGGTATGACTAACTTGAACGAAAATATTACTATTATGATTAATGAGAAAAGGATTGATAACATGCTACGAGCGGTGGACTTGCTTAAAGAAAATGATATTCGTTTCAAACGGATTTCAAAAGACAAAATCTTGATAAGTTCAATAGAATTTATGCCTCGGGAATTATTGGATAAAGGTCGTAATGCTGTCAAAGACAAACTATTAGTGTTTCTATTACAAAAGTGCCCTGACATTGAAAAGTTATTTAGTCTCTTTCCAAACGACATTGACGGTGAGAATAAAAGACAAGAAGAAACTAAAGGAGAAAATACGGTTGAAAACCAAGATAAATCTCAAATCGATAACTTGAATATGATTAAAAGATTCCGTGATAAAAAGGTTGTAGTTAAAGGGTTCGTTCAATCTGGAAAAACGAACTTTATTATTACGGCTTCTTGTCTTTTTAATTTTCTGGGAAACAAGAATATCGTAATTATCATCAGAAATAGCACCGACGATGAACTTCAATTGAAAACCCGTATGAATTATTTCAATGAAGAGATAAAAATAGCACTCGAGGCTGAAGGAGATTTTTTCTCTAAATCAAAAAATATATTCATTGAGATTGGAAATTCAGCTCGAATCAAAAAATTAAGTGATAAACTCAAGCGATTGAGAAAGGAATATGTTCTCTTTGTTGACGAAGTCGATTTTATGGATTCTGTTGATACAAAGACAACCAACGAACTCGCGAAATTAAAGGATAAAGCATACTGCTCTTTTGGAATATCGGCAACAATAATGGACCCTATATTGAAGACTGAAGACTGCAACTTGGTTATATTATCAAAGCCTGAAAATTACAAGGGAATCGAGTCTTTTGTAACAAGAATTCTAAGCAATAAGAATTCGATTCTTACCAAGAAAATTTCAAATCCGATTACAGATGATGATAATCTCGAGTCTTATCTTGAAGAATTCTCGAGAAGAGAACCTTATTTTGTACCTATATATTCGGAGTATCATCCTGTTGATACATTATTACGAGTTTCTCTTGCATTAGACCCTAACAGAAGACTGCTTTCTCATATTGTTAAAAATTACCCATCGATTCCTTGTATGTTTTACTCTGGAGGTGGGTCGATTGAATTATATCTTCCTAATATTACAGTTCCAATTCAACTTGCAGACGGTAGTAAGAGTAAGATTAAGAAATTAAAAACAGAAATTGAATTTGAAGAACTATTTGGAGATTATCATTTCTTCAGTTCAAGTTCACCTTCCTATGTGAAGCAATGGTTACATGAAAATGGTGGTGTTACTGTATATCCTCGTATCATTACAATGGCTGGTAGTCTCGCGTCTCGATGCATTTCATATGGAGCATCAAATTTCGAACAATGTAAAAGAGAGAATAAGTTATGGTGGCATTTAACGGAGATGTATCTATGTGCATCTACAGGAATGGACCAACCTGAACTAATGCAGACCGCTGGAAGATTATGTGTTTCAACACCAAGAGGTGATAACGTCCCGTTGACTTTGTACGCGACTAAAGAGGTAGAAAAAGATTTGGTAAAAGCGTATTGGTTACAGGAGGAATTGATTGAACGAGCTAATAAGGAGTATCAAGTTTCGCATAATCCTCTGTGGAAATTGATTCAAGACATGCCTATTTACAAGCGTAAAATTCCAACGAAGAAAAGAAGTTTAACTAAGAAGGTTGATTATGAATTAAATGAGATTAGTAAAAAAGATGACGGTGGATATGATTTCGGTGATTATAAGTTTGAAAACGAGATTGAGTCAGACGAAGAGAGTAAAGTTGACCGTGTTAGAAGTTTAGATTACGTTGAAGAAACAAAGAGAAGAATCAAGAATGCGTTGAAGAATGGTCAGACATATATATCGATTTTCTTGAATCAGGTTGATATTAACGCGAGTTATACGACCGATGAATTGCTGGAATTATTGGAACGTTCTGGATTCCAACAACCGAGAAGTTATATGATTTCTCTCACTCGGATTAGTAATTATGGATTTCGACGTATTTTCGATGAAGCGGAAGATTCAAAGTGGAAGATATTTGATGACTTGAAATCATCGTGGTTGTAAATAAATGATTAACCCTGAATTCGAATTTAAATTTTATAAAATTTAAATTTACAATACATAAATGAATAGAAAGATAATATTAGAAGAACTCGAAAATACTAGATTTCCAAATTGTAAGTCAAGGACAAATATATCTTCTAAAGGTGTTGAAGCGTTTGTTCTTGGTGATGTGAACTATAGAGGGCAAAAAGCTCTGAATAATCGAGTTCGAGGACCCTCTAGAAATAACAAGAAGTTTAAGGTGTTATATGACAAATTATCAGAGTTCATGGCGAAAAGCAAGCCTAATTTTGAGTATACAACAATACAGGTAAATAAAGATGTATTTTGTAATCCACATGTTGATAAGAATAATGTCGGACCATCTTATATAATCGCATTGGGTGACTTTACTGGAGGAGAGTTAATAATAGAAGGAGAAGAATTCAATATAAAAAACAAATGGAAAAAGTTTGATGGTAGAAGAGCTCATTGGATAAATCCTTTTAAGGGAAGACGATATTCTCTTGTATTTTTCACGCATACATTTAAGCCTCCTCATCCATCTGTTAGATCCATTCGAGTAACAAAGAATAAGATATATAATAAGAAAGGAGAAATAATAAAATCATGGTAAGCAATGTAATTTTAAACTAAACATGAGTTTAAAATTATTATATCTAATTATTTTATATAGCCATTGGTGCTCTGATTGCAGGATGTGGATAATACCCTATCAACACAAAATCACTTTCTTGCATCTCACTCCAGTCCTTTGATTTAAGACTCTCGTTTAATACCAGTTTAGGAAATGGTCGTGGTTTTCTACTGAATAATGAATTGACCTGTTCTAAATGATTACTATATATATGAGCATCACCACAACTATAGATTATTTCTTTTGGTTTCATATTGCACTTGAAAGCTAAAATATGAGTTAGAACAGTATAGCTTACTATATTGAAGACATTAGCTAAAAAAACATCATTGCTTCTCATATAGAATTGGCAACTCAGATGTTTTTCATCACCTACTTGCTCAACATAAAACTGTAAAAGTATATGACAAGGAACCAAAGCTGTTTTGTTGAAATCACTTGGATTCCAAGCTGAAATCACGATTCTTCTTGAGAAAGGGTCCGTTTTCAATAGATGTTCAACATATGCTAATTGGTCAAAACCACCGATTGATTCTGTATCAACTTTACTTGTATCTGCATATTCCTGTCTGTATTGCGCACCCTGATGTCTCCATTGAAAACCATATCCAGGACCAAGAACGCCTTCATCATAATCGGTTAAACCTTGTTTATCTAAAAATTCTCTTGATGTATTTCCATCCCAGATATGGATATTTTTCTTATGAAGAATCTTTGAATCTGTATCTCCTCTGCAAAACCATAATAGTTCTTCCAATATGATTCGAAATGGTACTTGTTTTAATGTCATTAGAGGGATACATTCAGATATATTAAAGCGTAATTGAGTTCCAAATATTGAAATGGTACCAGTCTGTGTTCTATCATCTCTTCTATTACCAGAAGAAATGATATTCTTTAATAAATTCACATATTGATACTCGTCACTTCTTGTTTCACCTTCTTCATATTTCAAAAATCGATATGAATACAAACCATTTTTAGAGATATGCTTTTCCGATATTGTTTTCAGTTTAAATTTACTTGGAAAATGAGTTAGAAATGTATCGGGTTCTTTTTCAACTGAAAATTTAATATCTTTTTCATCGATTGTCTTTATGTCGGTCAAGTATATGTTCCTAGCTCTATAGATAAATAGGTCATAAATTTGACTTCCACCGATTACAAATACAACTGGTTTATAATGAAAATACATTTCCCAAAATGTTTCTAAATTCATAAAATATATCCTGCTTTCAGTATCGTTATTCTCTAACATCGAAAGATAATTTTGTACATTATAAAGTTCGGTCTTGTTTGTCAATACGATATTAATTCGTTTTTCAAGTGGTTTTTTAATCGATAAGTAGGTATTATATCCCATAACAACAACATTTGTATATTCAGGGTAATTTCCTATTGTTGTTTGCTTGAAAAAATTCATATCATCTTTAAACCTGAATAGGAGTTCATTATTTCTTCCTATAGCTAATTTATTCTTATTGAAAACTACACTGGTAATAATATTGATCATTTGTAGTTTATTTTTTTAGTTTAAATAATAAATGAAAACTGTCTATAAAATAATATTACTGTTCATACTTTTAGCTTTTTTAGTTACCATCATAATGCTATTCAGACGAAAAACCGTCGAAAATAAGTCTAAAGATACTTATGAAAATCCATTCAGACGAAAAAATTTATCTTGTAATGTATATCTTCCTAGCAAGAGTCCCGGATTAGTTTTAGATTCAATTATAGTATGTAATAAAACTAAGAATTTACCAGCTAAACCATCCTTCATTTTTGAAGATTTTGATATAGGAGACTCATATCCTAATGAATTTATGTTTGTCAATATGGATACTACCAACTTTGAAAAGTTATACTCTGAAGATTCCCCTCAGTATATATTATGTAAAACAAAACAAGCATACAACATCCTTAATGAAAACTTTACTAAAAAGGACATAAAATATGTTGGATTTACAAGTATCAGTAGAATGAAGGATGGTTTTGAGATGAATTACAATAAGTTTATCCATATATGCGGAAAATCACCCTTTAAGGGTACCATTCAACTTATTAAAGCTTGGGTTAAAAATCCTCAATTTCCAATATTGAAAATAGTCTGTAATAACTTCTTTGGAATTGTAAAAGAATATAAATCTCTAATCAAAAAAGGAGAATGCAAGAATATCGAACTCATCGATACATTTATAGATGAAGATGAAGTACAAAAATTATATAATACATATGGTATACATATATGTCCTTCCAAACACGAAGGTTGGGGTCATTATATAGCCGAAGCTAAATCTTGTAAAGCGTTAGTTTTATATACTGATGCACCATCTATGAATGAAACATTTACTGATGGCTATGATGGTGTTTCTATTCCATGTGATAACAACACCGAAGACTACTCCGTCAACGGCCTATGTCCTATTTATAATGTTACTGTTGAAAACATCGAAATTGCAATGAACAAATTATTGCTAATTCCAATTGAAAAACGAATTGAAATTGGAAATAATGCAAGAAATAGTTTTTTACAAAACGATATTGATTTTCAAACTAGATTATGTGATTATATTAAGGGTGATAAGAAAATACCAAAGATAATTCATAGAATATGGATTGATAAAAATAACCAATTAGAAAATGCCGTTTTGCCTGACCGATATAATAAGTATATCACCATATGGAAACAATACAATTCTGATTTCTCCCATAAATTATGGTCTGGAAAACAAATAATCGAACTCATTAAGGAATATTTTCCACAATATCTTGGTTTCTATTTAGGTTTAACTCCTTTCATTAAAAAATGTGATTTTGCTAGATTCGTTATCGTTTATGTTTATGGTGGTTTCTATTGTGATATTGATTTCTATTGCAAGAGGAATATCTCATATCTTACAGAAGGAGGAGAAAACTACTTCATAAGAGAACCAAAAGAACACTATATTCAAGAACAAGAACTGTTATGCAATGGCTTCTTCGGTGCTTCTAAAAATAACAATTTTGTTTTAGGTTGGATTGACAATATGAATGAAAATAGTAATGTTAAAGATGTATTGAGACATACTGGGCCAATCGGATTTGATAAATATAGTAAAACCACCAAGAATAAAATGCTTATTGGTAATACTTGTGATATTCTATCTGTTATCAGTTCTTTCAAGTTCTCTTCAGATTGCGATAGCTATAATTACGATATAGCTACCTTATGGTTTGATGGTACCGATTGGGATGATAATGGCCCTAAACGTGATACCAACAAGGTTAAAGAACTACTTAATCCAATTGACAGTTCAAACATAATATGGGATATTAATGATAAAACAGAAATTTCAACAACTGATTCAACTGCAATTTTAGATGTTTTTAATCAAGCAAAGAAATTAGAAACTGGAGGAATCATTATTTTTAGAGCATATTCAGGCTTTACTTCAATTGCTCTTGCTATAGCCTTGCGTAATATCAACAAGGAGAATATAATAGTATATGCATTTGAACCAGAAAAATCAAACTGTGACCTCATAGAAAAAGCTTCATTATTAAATTTTGTACAGAATATTAAAATCATTAGAAATGACTTTTTGAATACTGATGACCACGAAGAAACAAAAAACAACAATTATTCAAGCTGGAATGCATTTGCTAAAAATAAGAAATCGAGGAGAATATATTATACACCTGATTCTCTTTTCCTAAAAAATCAGATTGGAAAAGTATCGATTATTTATATAAATGAAAAAGCTAGTTCATTTTTAACTGGATGTAAACATATTATTTCTGAATTAAAACCAATTATAATTCAATAGAAAGTTTGTAATATCTTTTAGATATTATAAACTTATTTCAACCGGAATCGAGTATATCTATTTACCATTCTCTCATACGAGAATGAATTATAGCCAAGACACGGTCGTGTGCTTCCTGTGTCTTCTTCTCAATATTAGCTATATATTCAGCCTGTGTCATTTTAGGTTTATCCACCGCCTTGGTCTCAACCTCTCCTTTTGATTCAACCTCCACTTTACTCACCTCACTGGTCTTAACTTTAGTCACAATCGTATGTTGCTCTGCTTGTTTTCTCTCTTCAGGTGATAGAGATTTCCAAACCTTTCCATTCATAGTAATTTTCCTTCCTGTTCTAGGATTGATTATAGTTTCCATATGGCTGATTTTCAATCCGATTTATCGTAAAAATCAATTTGACACGACTCCCGTAGACTCTTACTTCCGCGATTTGAGATAAAGATACATATATTCAACCCACCTACAGTTCGAATAGACACTTGTGTTTCTAGGAAAACGGTCACACATACTATTTTGCTTTTTTATCATTTATAAAAAAACATATTTTTATAAATTGAATTATCATTCAATATTATATAAATAGTAATAAATGTTTAAATTCTTAGCAACAAAGAAAACTAGTGTCATTCCTTATGAATACAAAGAGAGAAAAATAGAATGGAACATCAGGTCTATTAACTCTGTTCTTCCTGAAGAACAAATAAAAAATCCACATCCCATCGTTAAATTATAAACTCAATAACAAGTTAAATTTATTTAAATTTAAATTGTAATCATTCCTTTTATTCTTGTTTGCTTTCTCCCGTTAATCCTTCCTCATGCTTCATATTCAACTTAGAAATCAAATGAGATATATCACAACTTTCCTGACTTCCTTTTACATTCACCGTATGAATAGGGTCGAAACCAGTATCGTCATAAGCCATTTGATAAACACGACCTGTCACATCCCTTACAGTTCCATCATATTGAATCCTCATATCTTCTGTCAACTTGATAATTCGCCTCTGGATATAACCACTAGTTGCTGTTCCCATTGCAGTATCGGAAACACCCTCTCGTCCAGTTGTACTATGAAAGTAAAACTCCCGAGGATTCATACCTTTGATAAAAGATGAACTCACAAATCCACGAGACTCATACTCCATTTCAGGTGAAACATTCTCAAACGGATAATGAGGTAGAGAACGCTTTCCGTGATTTAATAACAAAGGAATACGTTGACCTTTCAAGTTTTGCTGACCAATCAAACCCGTAATCTGAGCTATGTTGAAAAAATCACCCTTACTACCTGACTTCACAGTTGATATATAGTTATTACTCGGAATCAAACCATCTTTTGCCAACTTCAAACCAACATCACGAGCCTTATTTAAAGATGCATTAATTCTCATCTCTCGAATTCCAACGTGAGTTGTATTCGTCTTCATTGTTTCAGCCTCAAGGAAACACTTATTAATTACATCTTGAATCTTCTCTTTATTACTCGTCTCACCTGCTTCTGCCTTCTGAACTAAACAATCACCAAGACCAACTGTAAATGTACTATTCAATAACCAATTATTTGTTGTAAATATTACAGAATCAATAAATGTAGTAGCCTTGTCAGGTCCATATTCCTTATTCATCGTCTGAATCAAAGAATTATGACTTGAACTAACAACTGTTTTATCTAACGTACCCTCATACAAGACACCCTTCCAAATCTTAACTATAGGCTCTTCCGGGTCAATATTATTCTTCTTTTCGTAGATAAAATCATTAGGAAGAAATAATGAAATCAATCCTTTTCCGGTATATGCATTCACTCTCTTTCCCTTCTGCTTCAATACCATATTTATCTCTTGTATTCTCGTCAAAATATCTTCAGAAGACATATCCAAAGACATTGCAATATTGAAAAACTTATCCTTTGTTATCTTGATAAATCCTTTTGTCATCATATAAGAACCAAGACAAGAATCCTGAACAATCGCCATATTCGACTTACTCGATTGAGGTGATATCAAATTATACTTTGCCGCTGCAATCAATCGTAATTCAGCCTGTGATTCTGGTGTTTGTGCAACATGAATATTCATCTCGTCGCCGTCGAAATCTGCATTGAAAGGCTTATTGATTGCAAGGTTGAATCGTAATGTTTTATGAGGTCGAACCACAACTTCCATCGCCAACATTGAGGCTCGATGCAAAGTTGGCTGACGATTCAACAAGACAACATCACCGTCTGATAATCTTCTTTCGATAATCCAACCAATATCAATAGGATACTCACGATTCGAATGAATCACATTTTCTATATATTCACCGTTTCTCATTAGTTGGTCTCCAGATAATATTTGCTCTTTGCCACTTACCACCACAATTCTCTTATCTCCTCTTACAATAATATCATTCGGGGTCAAACGAGTCCCTTTTCTAAACCTCTTCAGATTGATACAAGTCTTCCCATCAGGCTTAATCAAAGAGTTGACTTCTCCAGAATTAACTAGATTTTGAAGTTTAGTTTTATTGAAAGTAGTAACTCTCTCAGGAACTGTCAGAATATTCGCCATCAACTCAGGAACCGCCAACTGTCCCATCTTTAAAGTTGGGTCTGGACCAATTACAGTTCGTCCTGTTTGATTACATCTTTTTCCAAGTAAGTTATTACGTAACTGACCATCCTTTCCTGTTAAACGCTCTTTGATACCCTTGATAGGACGACCGTTTGTTGTATGCTTCGCTTTACCAGCGCTGTTGTTAAAGGTTGTTAAAATACGGAAACGAATGGTTGAAATCAGCTTCTGTTTTTTAGTTTCAATAATATCCTTTTGAGCTTCCTTGCTTTCTTCAATCAATTCGATAAGATGATTGTTCGCCTTGATAATTTCGGTATACTGTATGGTAATATCATCATCACACGTATTACCTTCAGCCTTGACAAAGGGCCTGTCACAAGGAGGGATAATAGGTAAATATATAATGATGAAATTCTTAGGATGAGTCAACTTTGGGTCGAAACCAAGAAGCTTCACATCTTCGTTCGAAATGTTGTCAAATACTCGTTTGACCTCATCCGTTGAAACCATAACCGACGTCTTATTTTTGCTCTTGTAGTTATAGGTCATATAGATAGCGCTCTCAGCTACAGACATCTTAAACTTGGGTTGATAGTTCTTACAATCATCGTGACAGCAAATATCAACCTTGGTAATCTTCTCTTGTATTTTAACAAATCTGTTTTCACCTTTTGCTCGGTTCAACTTCAATAGAAAAATTTGTTCTTTTGTTAGAATCAGACGATAACACTTGAAGCAAAAGCAGTTGAGAAAACTAATCACTCTCTTATAATATAGAGGATGAATGATTGGTTCCGCCAACTCTACATGCCCAAAATGCCCGGTGCATACAAGTGCACTCTCATTACAAGTCTCGCAGTTTTGGTGAGAATCAGTGTTTCCCATCCGAGGGTCATACACCGAACCATAACCTGACTTCTTTGGGTTGTCGATTTTACAGACAGACATATTCAATATTTCTTCGGGAGAGTATATTCCGAAGTTAATAGATGCAATTTCTTTGATATCAGTGGCCATTTTACTAATTCTATGTGCTTTTACGTTTAATTTTCAATTTAAAATTTTTGTTTAATGGGTAGTGATAATTCTATTCTATCTCCAAAGTAAAGTGTGCTTCAGTTCAAAGTAATATTGTAAAAGATAAACTCTTTTACAATTCAAAAAGAAGATAATTCTATATATTATTTATCTCCTAAAGTAAAAGTAAAGATTATAAAAGATAAACTCTTTTACAATTCAAAGTAAAGTATATTATTTTCTTGCTACTTGTCTTCTTTTGGGTGATTTAGACTTCAATACTCTAGTCCGTCGTTTGGGTGATTTAGGCTTCAATACTCTAGTCCGTCTTTTGGGTGATTTAGGCTTCAATACTCTAGTCCGTCGTTTGGGTGACTCCCCGTTCTTTGTTTCCTCTCTATCTCTCATTTGCATTGCTTTCAATATACCCAAATCTTTATTGATTTCATCTCTATAATCTCCGACTGACATTTGTATTGATGTCCTTAAATATTTCATATCGAAGTCCACTATAGAACTCTTCAGATATAACTTTTTATATTCATAAAAACGAAGTTCTAATGCTAAAAGCTCCATTTCATTTTTTTGTTGTACACTAACATTTCTGTTTGTATTTTCAGGGAAAATAACTAATAATAATGTTGAATTTCTACTATTCATTCCTTGTCTTCTCATTAATATCTTTGCTTGTTCTATCTTATCAGTTTCATATTTTGAATTTGTGCTTGTTATTTCACCTGGAACGTAGTGCCATCCTATTAGATGATTACCATCGTTACTTGCTATAAAAACAGCTATGCATGTATTCAAGCCTGCAATTCGAATTGTTTTCAAACCATCATCACCAGTCATCCTTACATAGTAAGGAGAATTAGCCTCATAAACTTTAACTTTAAGACCATTTTTCATAATAGATTTTTGTTCAATGATAAAAGGTTCTGCAACCTCATAAAAATCAGTAATTTTTCTATCAAAAACTTTGTCCTTGAGTTCAGGGCAAGATTTCGCGCTTATTTTTATTGAATTTGGTTCCAGTAATACTCCAGTGTTTGGAATAAACCATTCACGACCTACTCTATCAATATCATTACGCAGACTGGAAAAACAATATAACATATTACTATTCCGATAGTTTATCAGAAAACTCATTTATTAATACTATAATAATTTAAGAATTTTATATGGTTTTCCATATAAAATTTTATTGTTTATCAAATACACATATATACACTACTTAAGATTACTTACTTCATCATCAACCGCTGAAAGTAGGTGAATTTGGTTTCACCCTGATGGAAGAACGAGCACTTGTTTGAAGGATTAACATTGCAGATGCGACCATGCAAGTCAGTCGAGATAAGCTTGCATTGAGAAAAGGTACATTCTCGAACATTCAACTCCTTCTCGCTGTGAGCAAAGTCACATTTCTTACGAGTACATTTTACACCCTGAAAGACTGTATTGCAAATCTTGGTCTTGGTTTTACAACATTCAGTCTTCTTCTCAGGTACATTCAACACAATTCCATTTCGAGAAAAGTAGTTAGCTCTCGATTCTTCTGGATGAATGCATTTGCAGAACTTGCCTTCTGAGTTATATAACACTCCGTTATGAGACTTAATAAAGAGACAGTTAGTACCGTGTTGGCACTCGACAATATTAAGCTCATCCAAGGAATGTGCAAATCTACAATTTGTTTTATGTCTGCAAGGATTGCCACTAGTGATGCTATCACACATCTTGGTCTTGGTTCTCTGTTCAGGGGAAATCTCTTCTACTTTTGGGGTAGTTGTCTTCCGAGTGGGAAGAATAATTTCAGGAGTCTGAGTTGGGTGATTGTAAATCTTGGGATTTGTTTCCTTCCAAGCATTGCAATCAAAGACACAAGGTCCACACTCAACTTTAGCTTCGACCTTGGTCTCCTCAACCTTGGTCTCAACTTCTGTCTTCATTTCCTCAAGTGTAGCCTCTTGGATAAATCCTTCGCGAACAAAGAAGGCATTCCTGGACTCGTCTTGATGAAGAAACTTGCAACCAACTCCAATGTTGACATATTTACCAGTTGAAAGCTTCTCAACTCGATTGCACTTCTTGAAGGTACAAGCCACAAGATTCATCTCGTCAAAATCATGAAGAAAAGAACAAGATGTTTTGGTGCAAGGGTCACTACCAAACTTGAGATTACGACAGAGACGGTTAATTTTAGGCTTCTTGAAAGAGGCAACACCAATTACTATCTTTGGTAGTTCAGCTACAACCACCTTCTTGATGTTCCTCTCTACTTTAGGGTATATCTGTTCAAAAGTCTTTTTCTTTGGTTTATCTCCTTTTTTAAGAATAACAAAAATATCGAAATCATCATCAGAGACAGATTGAGACTCGAAATCGGCTTTCTCCATCAGACGGCACTCGCCTTGAGCTCGGGAGATTTCGAGGTTGAAGAGCTTTGATTCCTTCTCTTTAGAAATCATCAACTCGAGTTCTTTCGCTTCATTCTCTCGTTGTTTCTCTGCAAGTTCGAATGTGCTGATAAAGCTAGAGGCTAGATTCTGAATTGCTTCTTCATCTTCCTTTTCAGCTTTATTCAACTCAGAAACCTGCTCGTCGGTGAGAGAGGATGTTTCAACCTTGGTAATATCGTCTTCTTTCTCTACGAGTTTAATTTTTTCAATAGAAGATACATTTAATTTTTCGCGGATTTCTCGAATACTCCGAGAAGCAAACTTCATACCAATAGCTTCTCCTATAGCAACGAGCCAGGCTTCGTTGTTAGTTAGAGATGGGTCATTGAAAAACTCAGCTCTTGCTTGGTCTAAAATCTTCTTTTCGTTTTTATTCTTTTTCCGGATTTCAGACTGCCGAGCCGATACAGCTTCGACAGTCTCGATTACAACCTCGGCTTTGCGAGGCTTCGTCTGTTTGAAGAACTTGAAGTTAGTGTTCTTTTTCTTTTTTGGTTCGAGTGCCTTCTCAGCCTTTTCCTTGAGAGCCTTGATTTTCTGCTCAACAATAAAAGCCTGGAGTTCAATCTCTTCTTTTACAGCATCTTCACGCATCTTCTCTTCACGAATCTCTTGGAACTTCCTAGCGAGTTCTTTAGAGGAACGTTTACGAATTGCGTCTTCTGCATCTTCAGAAAGGAAGAAACCACTTTCCTTGGATGCAGTCTGTAGAATAAGAGGAGGAAGGACATCGTTTTCGTTATCCTTCATTCTCGGGAGTTCAAAGAATGAAAACTCTTCCCAATTCTCAACTCCAGGGCGAACCCGAGAGAAGGAAAAGGACTTCCAGAAAGAGTTATAAGAATAATCATAAGTCATAGCAGAATTAGTCATAGAAATAGTTGTGTCAAAGACGGGGGAGTTCATTGTAATAAGGGGGCATCTTTCTTACCTATAATTTTAAAAAATCATTTTTTTCGACTCTTGACGGGAATCTGATATTATAAATAATTTAAATTATATTTACATTGATAAATGTCGTTTATTCAAGAAAAACCAGAAATTGTTTTTGTTATATTTTTGTTAGTAGCATTTGTGTTAGTTATAGTTGGCTTTTTTCTTAAAAAGAAAGCGAAGGGAAAGGCTCAAAATACACCTGAATATAAATCATATAATTTCTTTAAGATGATTTCAATTTTCGTTTTTGTTATTCTTTTCATTTTGTTTATTTATTTAGTCGGACCCGCAAGAACCTTAGAAATTATAGGTGAGATATTCAGAGCTAATTAACAAAAACTAATAAATTTAAATTGTAATACAATTTAAATCTTTACAATATTATTTAGGCCTTATACCAATTTAAATCTTCTCTTCTCCTTGGAAAACAATATCTCTTAATTTATTTCCAAAGAAATCAATATCAGGGTTGAGTTTGAGGCAATTTGTATCCTATATTAGGAACTTATATGCTCCTGAAGCAACTAAGAATATAACTGATGCTATATATTACGAGCAAAAAAGCAAACAGAAGATTATAATAAAGTTATTATAATTAATAAATGACATTCAACATAATAGAAAACCATTCGCTTTATTTTATTAATGGAGGTCTAGCAATCTTCTTTTTTTTAATTATGGTTTTTATTAAACTTAGGGGTAAAGCAGAGGGAAAATCACCAGATTCATCCGAATATAAATCATTTAAAGCTTTTAAGACAACGATGATTGTTATTATAGTTATTACTGTTCTCTTATTGGTTATATTATTTGGTCCACAAATATTACCAGCATTATTGGGTGGTTTAGGTTCGTAAAATTAAATTGCAACACAGTTTAATTTTTTCTATTTTATTTAGAGAGATATTCAGTTTAAATCTTCTCTTCTCCTTGGAAAACAATATCTCTTAATTTATTTCCAAAGAAATCAATATCAGGGTCGAGTTTGAGGCAATTTGTATCCTCTTCAGATTCACTAATAACTGTTTTTGTAAAATTAGGAATAGTAGTAAAAAAATCAGATATCACTCCAACATGTTTTTCACCTCCGTAGAAAATGATGTTAGTAGCAGACTCAGGTTGAGGATTATAGATTTTAGATGGGTCAAGTTCAATTCGAGATTCATATTCAAGATTCGTTTCGGTAGGTAATCTTTCTATATTATAGCTTTTGAGAATTCTGCATATTGTGTATATGTTCATGACGTTAGCCTCTAATGCAACATTAATAGGGTTAAAAGCAATATCTTTTAATAGATTATGGAGCCTGTTAATACCAAGTACATTTTGAAGAAAAAGGACACTATGTAGTGATAACAACTTGTTTCTGTAGTTATCATATTCTCCTATCATAAGAGACTCAATTTGATTTTTAAAAAACGAGAATATATAAGGCTTGTATAAATCATCTACTTGGTCATATTCTTTTTTTACAATATCAATCTCATATAGAATATAGGATATCATGTATTCTGAAAAGTCTTCAATATTATCATTCAATTCTACGCTTTCCAAGTACTTTTGGACTATAATATTTGTGCTAAGTTTTTTACAAATGAGACTCAATCCTGATTCCTTTTGAGATATGTCTTTATTTATGACGAATAATATATCCTGAATGAAGTTGATAAAACTGACGAAGCTATATTGTCTTGTATTTCTTGAATCAGCCCAATGCATCCTAAATCCTTTACACTTATTTCTTGTTGAAGTTTGAATACAATTTTTGAATTTTTTATAGATAGAAGTAATCATGCCATTGTCATCTGTATATAACCTTTCACCTTCCAAACCATACTGTTTATTATCAAATCCAATTATTTCTACATATATATCAAGAAATATATGTTGTCTCTTAGTCAGTCGAATCAATCTGATTAGGAAGTTAACAAATGAAATTATATTTTCAGGTTGAGCATCAATCCAATTTTTACAATAATTTTCTGTATGCTTTTCGCCGAATAGATATAAAGTTCTCTCTTTGCCATTTAAATCTATACCATTTAAACGATACAACTTTAAAGGTCCATTTAACCCGATAATTTTACTTTTTACTCTTTTCAAAATCGGAGCATCATCATCTCTCTTTCTTTTTTCCATTTATTATTGATAAAATAAATCAAAATATTTAAATTGTTATTCAAATTGAATAATAATTTTACGATACTACTTTCTTATTCATCACCTTTTTCTTCGTCATCACTCGGCATATTAACTATGACACTGTCCTCTTGGTCTCTGATTGTTCTAATACGGTAAGATTTCCATTTTCCAGAGACAGGAAGCCCCCATAACTTCTCAAAATACTCCTTCACATCATTCTTAACTGGTAGAGACATATTAGGAAATCCCTCCTTAAACCAATCCTTAAATTGAGCATACAACTCCATAATAGTGATGGAAGCTCCGTCAATCTTAATGATACATTCCTCGATGTATTGTCTGTAGATATCATTCTGTTTTCTATAGATTTCTGTCGCTTCTCTTACTTTAGGAGGGTCAATTCTAACTGTAACTTTCTTTCTCCATTCCAACAGATACCAAGCAAAAGCTTCCAGCATCTTAGGAATCTTGCCTGCAAATTCTGCATCTCGTGGAAACCTCTTTTGTAGTAGTTGTTCTTCAAATGTTTCAGGGCAAGCTTCTCCCGCTCTTATGAAAGTAGATTCAAAAGGGATAACACGAATACGATTCCATGTTGCTTGGTCAGAATATTTCAGCTTTGGCAACGTATTGCAAATAAACGTAAGCATAAACATTGGTTTTACTTCCCGTGTTCCCTTTCCTTTTTCAAACAAATCTCGAGCCCAATACTTATCACCTCCTGATAACTTTTTAAGATAACCAATATTCAATTCCTCTTGTTTATCTGGCTCTTCCATTGTTGCGCTTCTAACTGGAGGTGCCGCTCGTGCCAATTCAGGCGCTGCTGCACCTAATCCAGTTTTCTTACCTGTAAAGAGAGTTGTATCAAACTTAATGCTTAATTCACCCAACATCTCTTCTAGAATATTCTGAGTAATAGACTTGCCATTATCTCCTTCACCAGTCCAAAACAAGACTACTTTTTGAGTATTTCCACCGACAAAGATATCTGAATACATATCGAGAAAATAAGTTCGAACTGATTTATCTGGAAAGACTTTAGTTAAAAAATCAGTCACCATTTCAACCTCTGTATCTCCCATATTATAGTCTCTATAGTTAATAGGAAGACATTTACTGACATAATCATCAGGTCTCCCGTCTCGAAAGATATTAAGTTTCAAGTCATACACTCCGTTTTTAAAACCGATAATATATGGGTTCTGGTCCAATCTATCTTTAAACTTTCTATTATAAAATACTTCCATTGCTTCATTCATTACGTTGTTTTTGAACGGAGCAGATTTGCAATTACCATACATCTTTTGAATTGACTTTAGCTTTGTTTTTAAAGATTCTTCATCTGCTTTATCTTCTTCGTTTGCCATCTTTTGCCAAATCTCATTACCCATCTTACCAAATCGAGAGGCAATGCAGGATGAAATCTTTTCTCGTAAGAAGACACCACATTCAATCTCTTCCCATTTATGAGAAATAAACTGATACCATGTCTTACTAGGAATGGAAGCACAAACAAATATATCTCCAAAGTCTTCATAAAGTGCTTTTGCAATATCATTATGAGACCCACTCAAAGAATCTTTCAAGTATTGCTGAGACTTTTCTTGTTTATATTTTTTATATTCTTCAGGGCTGTCTTTCATTGCTAAATATCGAATTGTACCAAGAGTAGTGCCATCTTCTTTTGCAATCATTCTTTCCCATTGATAAATACAACCTGCTTCATCATATGCTTCTTCTGCTCTTGCTGAGAACTCAAGCCATAAATCTAATGCTTGATTTGACCCTTCTCCGATGTTATATATAGCAAAACCGATATTAATCCACTCATTATAATCTCTAGCTCTAAACGCAGCCAACATCGGTAATAATTTACTTGTAATCTTAAGCTCTTCTTCAACTGATACCTTAAGAGGCTTATCAATATTGTTATTTCTTTTTCTCTCTTCTCTAATCTTTTCTTTTATCGGTAAAATAAGATTGCTTTTCAGTTCCATATTATCTCGCCCATACGGAAGAATCGATAGGATACGAGGAAGATAATATTCTACTTTATTACGGATATTGATTCGATTTTCATTGTTATCATATATTTTATAATGTTTGAAAGCTTCTTCCAAGCTGATTTTTTCACAATCGGAATTATAAACAGAAGTAACCTTATAAGGGTCCATATCCTCCTGCTTTCTGCTTCCGTATAATAGCCAATGTACAGAACAACATTGTTTGTCAATTACCGTTGAAGAATCCTCAAATCCTAAATTACTAAATACATTATACTCATTTACCAGTTTCAAAACTCGTGGAATTAAGTGAACCTCTTGGTCAATCTTATTTAGAAAAATATGTGGAAAATGAAGATGAAAACCATTCTTAATATATACAGTCTCTCCTGCATCTAGAAAGTAGATTGGTTTTTCAAGAACAACACAAGTTAAATGTTCATCATTACAGTCTTCAACTATTTGACGAAGAACAGAGTGGTATATCTGAATGATAGTCATAACATTCTCTTCCGTATACAGATGGTCTCCATAAGTTATATTCTCATCCTCTTTCAACTTCAAATCAACATCAACTAATACTGGAATAAACTGTTGTGTTTTTTCACCAATACCGAGCATTGGTTCCTCTTCATTTTTGAGCTTATCACAGTACAACTCCCAGAAGGTCTCGATATCCTGCCTGTTGAATTGGAACCTTCCAACAGGATTAATCATAGATACGTGAGTATGATAAACTCCGTCTACATAATGATTTCTTAATATTTGTTCAACTGAAGAATCCATTTGTCTTATTTAATTAACTATATAAATCTTTTTCTTTATTTTTTAATTTATCAAATTCAATTTAAGCAATTACCATTTAAAATGATACTGACATTTTCGTATTATTACAGGCTCTATTTCTATTTAAAAGTTATGATAAAAGTATTAAGTATAATGTCAACTGATATTCAAGAAGAAAAACCTACTACTACATATACTCGTTTAGTATTAGAAGACAGTCCAAATGAAGATTGTGAAATTAAAGATGATTGTAGTAATTGTCGTAGTGACAATGAGTATTTTAAATCTGATAGTGATTCACCTACTACCGTTGTTGAGGATGAACCTACCGTGGATGAACTTACCGTTGTTGATGAACCTACCGTGGATGAACCTACCGTTGTTGATGAACCTACAGTTGAGGATGAACCTACAGTCGAGGATGAAGCTACCGTGGATGAAGCTACTGTTGAGGATGAAGCTACTGTTGAGGATGAAGCTACCGTTGAGGATGAACCTACCGTTGAGGATGAAGCTACTGTTGAGGATGAAGCTACCGTTGAGGATGAAGCTACCGTTGAGGATGAAGCTACCGTTGAGGATGAAGCTACCGTTGAGGATGAAACATTAAATGCCAATAGTCAACACAATGATGATACTTCTGATTCAGAAGATAGTGATGATTATTTAGAACAAATGTATCTTGTATCAATTGATAAAAAACCTAAATTTGTATTTAACTCAAAGAATAAGGCTATGAGGTTTATGGAAATTAAAGCTTTGGAAATAGCCGATAACTGTTATAATGAAGATGATTCTTTCCAATCCGTATTTGTTAATGAGAATGTACAAAATGATGGATATGTGGTATCAGTTCATTGCAAGTTTATGATTATGCAATACGAGAGAATTCTTCATACTTTAAGGGTATCCACAGTTCGAAAAGTTGAGGTGTGATTAGAATGACCAGGTTGAAATTTATATCTAAGATATAAATTTCCTTAAATAGAAACCATTATTTAATTTAAAGCAACATATTTTTTAAGTAAATGCCGAAAAAAGAAATCAAAGTAATAAAAGTTCCCGTAGAAAAGGTACATCGTGATTACCCTCAGGACTTTCCAAAGATGCCTCGGTTGTATTTAGAATTAATTGAGAACAAGTCTAAAATTAAACAGGATTTGATAAATAAAGAGTATATTCCTAATTCATCTTCACCGGTGATTTCTATTCCTAAGTCATCTGATTCTCCTCCAAACATAGAAGAAAACTACAGGTCTGATGATATTTTTAGCAGAAAAAAAACAAGGAAAGACAATAGAGATGATATTTTTGGTAAGAATATGCCGAAAAAGAAGGGAGGTGATATTGATGATGATATAAGCAGTCTTAATTCATATGATAGAGATGATGATAGAGACCGTGATAGAGATGATGATAGAGACCGTGATAGAGACCGTGATAGAGACCGTGATAGAGTCCGTGATAGAGTCCGTGATAGAGACCGTGATAGAGATGATGATAGAGACCGTGATAGAGACAGTGATGATGAAAGTCGAACAAATTACTCAGAAAAGAGTTCTGAAAACCTATCGGTTCGTCTAAAAGATTTGCTTGATGATGTATCAGATATTAATAGTCAAGATAGCTTCTCTTCCAGAAGGGAAAATTTCAGTAAAAATAATGATAAGTATACAAAGAAGAGAGATGATAGGTATACTAGGAAACCTCCTACTCTGGGTGAATTACAAAAAAGAGGCACATATACTCAATCTCGAGAATTAAGAGATATTAATAATACTTCTACTTCTGATGTAAATGAAGAGGATAGGAAGAGAGAAATGTTATTTAAATTTGATTTACTAAGGAAATCATATCCAACAGCAATTATACCTGAATATACAATTCATACTGATTATCAAATGATGATGAAATCATATGAAGATTGCGTTCGTCGTTTATCACTTGACTCTTCTGTTGACAGTTATAAGACTTATCTTGTCTATGGATTTATGGGTTGTGAATTCGTCTTTGGTAACTTTTTGAAGTTTGATATGGAAGGATTTACACAACAGCAGATTCTCAATATGAATTCATATGAGAAACTTCTCATAGAATTAGGAGAGAAATCATATGTTCCTACAGGTTCAAAATGGCCAGTTGAAGTACGGTTGTTTTTCATTGTTATTATGAACGCGGCCTTCTTTATCGTTGGAAAAATGATAATGAAGAAGACTGGTTCTAATATAATGAATATGATTAATAATATGAATAGCAGGGTATCTCAGCCTGCTACTGTTAGAAAACCTAAGATGAAAGGTCCAAGTATAGATATGAGTGATATGCCTGATTTGGATCAGCAATCTGGTTAAGGCTTCGATTATTATTTGATTACAAATAATAATTCAAACGAAAAAAATATTTCAATTAATAAATGCCAAAGAAAGTTTATGATTGCGATATCAATCGAGTAACTTGTGAAAAAACATCAAGTTTATTAAAAGCAGATATAATTGACATTGCTTTAAATTGTAGAGCTATCAATTCAGTTGAAGAAGGTCAGGGTTATTCTAGAAAGAAACTTTGTCAATTGATTGAACAATCTAATATGGGAGGAGTTATGCCACCCGCACCTGCACCCGCACCTGTAGTTCAGTCACCGTCTTGCTCTAAAATCGATATGGTAAAATGTAAAAAAATGAAGAAAGAAGATTTAGTCAAATTTGCTCTCAAATGCAATATCATTAATTCTAAAAAAGAAGGAAATGCAATGACAAAAGAAGAAATCTGTAAACTCATTAATAGACCTAAAAAACCAAGTAGTAGATTTACTGATAAGATGGTTGAAGAAATTGAACGACTATTAAACACAAACGTTACTAAAAGACAGTTGAAACTTATGGAACAAAAAGAACTTGCAAAGATAGCTAAAAATTTGGAAGTTGCTCATAAGGATAGAGATGTAATTGATATTGTAAATGATATTGTTATAGTTGTTACAGACTACATAAATTATAAGGAAGCGCAAGAGCCAGCGCCTATGCAAGCACCTATGCAAGCACCTATGCCAGCGCCTATGCCCGCTCAACAAGCACCTGGTACTTGTTATAATGGCATGACAAAAGCTCAACTCAAATCTTCCAAAACAAAGCTATCTGACCTTAAGGCTTATGCCGAAGCCTTGAATATCAAAGGAGTTGATACCAAAGCTCGTTTAGCAGAGTATATTTGCGCTGCCGGAATGAATAAACGTTGTTCTGTTAATGATAATAATTGTGGTGATGGTGATTACTGCGATATTTCAAACGGTCTATGTATTGGTGCAGACGTAGCACAAGACCAGGTTAATAAATCGAAAGTTAGTTTCGATTCATTTGAAAATAATGGAAGAAATTACATTGGTAAATCAGATGAAATAGCAATGTTAAAAAGACAAATGGCTGGTGCTGGTGCTGGTGTTGTTCAACCAGTACCCTTTCAAGTTCAAGGTGATGTTTGTTATAATGGCATGACAAAAGCTCAGCTCAATTCTTCTAAAACAAAGCTGTCTGACCTTAAGGCTTATGCTGAAGCTTTGAATATCAAAGGAGTTGATACCAAAGCTCGTTTAGCAGAGTATATTTGCGCTGCCGGAATGGATAACCGTTGTTCTGCTGATGGTAATAATTGTGGAGATGGTGAATATTGTGATATTTCAAATGGTCTATGTGTTGGCGCCAAGGTAGGTCAAGGTCAAGTTGAAAAAACAAAAGGATATGAAATGCTTGAACATGATGGCAAAGCATATATTGGTAAATCACTTGCTATTAGACAATTAAAACATAGATTAGAATCACCGTCTATGCCTGCACCTATGTCTATGCCTGCACCTATGCCTATGCCTGTAGATTCACCAATGCCTTCACCCATACCTATACCACCATCTATGTTGAAACCACAACCACCTATGCATAGAACTCCACCTATGCCACCACCTTCTGTTCCAGTCTATCAAGCTAACATGCAGCAACCTTTTATAGTACCAGATCAAGTCCCCATTTCTCAACCTTTTCTAATGCCTGTTCTTCCAGCAGATACTCGTGTATCAGAAAGAGTATGTGTTGATGATAAGACCAGGTCTGCATTGAGAGAATTGAGTACAGCAGACCTGAAATTATACGCTCAAAACATGGGAATAGACCTTAAAGAAGCAAAGAGCAGAAAGGTAATCCTTGATTATTTGTGTTCTTATCCTTGTGATAATCTTGGATGTGGTGATGGTGAATTCTGTGATATAGAAAATAATAGATGCGTTGGTCTTGATGTAAAGAATTATAGAGCTGATAATATGGGTTTTATTGAAGCTGAGATAGATGGAAAACTTGTGATTGGAAAGCAGGCTGATATTGATAACTTAATTAGAAATATGCAACAGCAACAGCAATATGTTCCACCAGAACCAGGTTCTCCTTCACCTGTTACTTCGCCTGTTGGACAAGGTCTATCTGAAGACGATATTGAAAATATACTGGATGACATTACAAATGGCAGACCACCGGTTAAACTACAAAAGTTAAGCGAAGTCGAAAGAAGCATCTTGGGATGCTTGGGTATCTTATAAGCTATTGTTATTATATTACAATAATATAATAAAATAAATATAATAACATCTTGCAATTGAATAAATGGCTGGAATTTACGATGATATAAGATGTAAAAAAAAGAGAACTAATAATTTTGAACCTACACAGTATCAAAGTGAAGTAATCAATTACTTTGTCAATGTTTCAACCTACAAAGGATTACTCCTTTATCATAAGCTTGGAGCTGGTAAAACATGCACATCGGTTATGATTGCTGATGATATGTTACGAAAAAAGAAAATCAAAAAAGTATATGTATTGACTCCTGGTTCATTGAGAGTGAACTGGATTGACGAATACTGTAAAAAATGCGGAGATAAGTTCATATCTTCTCATTTCGTTTTTATGACTTACAATTCAGATTTGAAGAGAGAATTGGATAGTTATAATTTCGATAGGAGTTTGATCATTATAGATGAAGCTCATAATATAATCAATGGTGTAAGAAATTTATCCAGCAATGCACTTGCAGTTTATAAGAAAATATATGAATCTAACTGTCGAGTATTACTTCTAACAGGAACTCCAATTATTCAGTATATTTTTGAATGGTCTTTAATGGGTAACCTTTTAAATCCGAATGGTTTTAAAAACATTCTTAAGTATGATGGTCATAAGCCCTATTTAGTTGAGGATGTATTCAATCATAACAAGATTACAAACAAAGAATATCAAGGTATCATATCTTATTATCCAGGAAATAAAGATTTATATCCAACAACAATATATCACGAACCGATAAAATGCATGATGTCCAGAGAACAAACAATAAAATATGGAGATATTATACATTTGGAAGATATTACACTTGGAATTGGACCTCCAAAATATAATGATCCTAATTATATGTTTAAATATCAGAACTATATAAAAGCTGTAAAAAGAATACCTTCGAGAAAGATATCAAATGCAAATTCTGATTTAAACCTGTTAAGAATATATAATTCTATTAATTTTATGTTGTCTTATTTGCCATTGCTTGAAGCTAAATATGTTGACGAAAAGAATAATAGACAAATGGAGGGTAAAAGCAATCAGGAAATAGATAGAGCTTATGATATCCAAATTGAACTAATTCAATCCTATATACAGGTTTATATGTTTGAGAAAGAAGCAGTTATGCTTGGATTTAATAATTTGGTGACACAATTGTATAATAACAATAATCTTGATGCAATTATGATTCCCGATGAAATAAAAGAACTTGTCGACGAATTTAAAATTACACGATTGAAGTTGAAGAATCTGAATAGAGAACTTGAATCTATTACAAATAGAATATCAACTCAGTATCATATTCATCTTGCTTTTAATGATATTATTGAAAACCACGATAAGAATATTATTGAAAAACTCTTTCCAAATAAACCGAAAATAATTCTAAATAAAAAGAAGAATGATGGTGATGATGGTGATGACGGTGATGACGGTGATGACGGTGAAAACAAATCAATGGGGCTAGGATATTCTTCCAAATGGGCTGAAGATGGACTTTTCCAAAAATATCCTAATCTCCTGTTTAATTTTTCTTCTAAATATACAGCTTTATTGATAAATATAGTTTCTAGACTGAAAACAAAGCATGTAATATTCTCTTTCTTCAAGACTGGAATAGGCCTCGAAACAATATCTAAAATACTTGGAAGATGTGGAATAACCTATGGTATATTCAGTGGAGATATAAATGATAATGAAAGGAGACGGGTTTTAGAAGTTTTTAATTCAGTTGAAAATCGAGATGGAAAACTAATGAATATATTATTTATTACAGAGGCAGGCGCAGAGGGAATTTCTCTATTGGAAGTGAATAATATGCATATACTTGAGAGTTCAACTAGAGAGCATAAGATAACACAAGCTATTGGTAGAGTAGCCCGTATTTTTTCACATGTTAATATGCCAAAGAATAGACAGTATGTTAATATATGGAGATATTGGTCGACTTGTTATCCTCTAGATCCACCTGGTTCAACAATAAGAAGTCCTCAAATGACTATTGATGAGATATTGTATAACAAAGGTCAGGTTGTAGAAGAAGGTAAAAATATATTCCTTAGCAGACTCATTCAAAATGCAATTGAAATAGCTCCACCTAACCCTGACGACATGCCTACATCAATAAACTACGCAAATAAACTTTCAGGTTTATCAAATAACTTTTATGATATTGTTGATAAAAATATAACTGAAGTCATGTTTGATAAACCTAATTCTTATGTATTACTTCCTTTTACAACTTCCAGTATAAATATTCCACAGGAAACTAAGAATTTTCTTACTAGGTTTCCTAATATAGAACGCAAATCAGGATATTATCGACTTCCATATAACAATAGTATATGGGCTACATTAGAGACTAGAAATGAGCCTGGTTCTTATATTATTGTTAATAATAATAACGTGAATGTGATTTTTGCCTTTATTCAACAAACATTGAAGGTTCCCAAGAAAATAATAGACCCGTTACATCCTGAAGACCGTCCGGAAATATATAAGGATAGATTCAATAATATCGATAAGGTATTAACTCAGTTATCTAATTCATTACCGAATGGTTCTACTGTTTCAATTCCTTCTTCAATTGGAACAAACGGAGAAACGAAATTCATGTCTATTATACATGAAATCATAAGTGATGTGGGAAAGTCAAATACCAATATAAAATTCAAACTGTATATTGGATAATGATATACGAACTAATTATTTTAAATTTGAACAATTTAAAATAAACAAACTGATAATCAATTCACTTTTTCTATGAAACGGATTAACCTATCAATATCTAACTTTTCACAGAGAGGAAGACCGTATGTATTTACATAATCGAATAAGTTATTTCGAATTGTAAAAGCAGTATCCATTAGATGTTTTTCAAATTCATCTTGAAATTCATCTTCTTTTTCATCACAATCTTCTGATTCATATAATTCGTCATCATCACAATCATTTAAATATTTGAATTCATCTACAATCTTCTTTTTTATTTCTTCCATTATAAAATTATTTTATACTTATAAAATAATTCTTAAACTTCATATTGATAATCGGTTTGATTTATTTATCAATGTACTTTGAAGAAGAATCGAAAATCATCTTGCAAAACAGGTTAAAGTATTCATCTTTAACTAAGTCTGATTCTGGAAAGTATATATTCATATTATCGATAAAGATACAATACATATCATCAAGTTCTCTTTCATAGTGAATTTTCCACTTGCTAAATGATGGAAAATCACAAGGAGTACGATGAGATATATAATTTGGTCTAGCGTTCATTTTTTTATTAGAATTGGAAAACATCGAGAAAGACTATTTCAACTTTATTATTTAGGCTTTTTTTTTTAAGCTTGTATCAATTTCGATTATATCATCGCAATCTTCATCAGATTCAGATTTATGATATTCATTTACGGGTGACATATTATTTAACTCATTCAGTTCGTTTAGTATTTGTTCGTCTAAATCTTCACCACTCGATTCTTCTTCTCTTGTAGATGGTAGAGTAGGAGGAACTTCACGTCTTTCTTCTCTTGTAGATGGAAGTTCTCGTTTTTCTTCTCTTGTGGAAGGAAGTTCTCGTTTTTCTTCTCTTGTAGAAGGAAGTTCTCGTTTTTCTTCTCTTGTGGAAGGAAGTTCACGTCTTTCTTCTCTTTTAGGAGAAACTTCATGTCTTTCTTCTCTTGTGGAAGGAACCTCTCGTCTAATAGTAGAATGTCTATTTTTCTCTAATTTTGAAACTGTTTTTTGTGGTCTTTGAGGAATGTATTGATATTCCTCTACATATTGAGATTGTTTAGGCTTTGATTTTGCAAATAGTAATGAAGATATTAACTGGTCGTGTTTATGTAGTAATTTTTCCAGTGAATTAGCCTTCGATTCAAGTTGAACAATCATTTCATCTTGTGTTTCCAATTGTTCTTTCAATTTTTCAATTGTTTCGGATAAAGAGTTTGTCTTCAGTTTAAAATATATAGCTAAACCTGAAATTACAACAACTTCAGAAGCAATATGAATTATTTGTTTTCGTTCCATTTATCTTAAAATATACTCCGTTTTAAGTTAAAAATTTAAATTGTATTTAGAGTTGTAATAGCTATCGGTATTAGAACTTAAACTGCATATCCGTTTTTGACTATTTCTAGTTTTAGGAAGTCGTATATTTTAGGGATTCTGATTGTATATGGGACTTCTATCAATGTGATTCCTGCATCTTTACATAATGTTCGTTTCATGTAGTCTCTGTATTTTTGATTCAAAAAATGTTCATTATTCTTATGGAAATAAGGGGTAAATTTATAATGTTGAATACCATTGTATTCAATTGCTAACTTTAATTCTTCGTTAAAACAGTCTAATTCTAGATTGAAATTATTACCTGTTACTTCATTTCTTAGGAAATCGGGTCTTGCTTTGTTGAAAGGTCTATTGAACATGTGTTCTAAAACCCGTCTGCATTCGACCTCTCCTTTACTATCTCCAAATGAGTTTGAATTTGGAACGAATGGAGATGCATTTGAATTCATATTGAAATATGAATTCTTTTGCTTGTTATTGCCTATATTATAGTCAAAATACTGCTTTGTAGACCAACTTCCATTTCTACCGTTTAACCAATTGTAGATTGAATAGAAGATGATAAATGCAAAAGCGCATACGACTAAACCTTCAAAGCCATAGTTTTCCCATAAGTATTCTATCTTTTTGAATAACTGTAACATACTGTCTTTTACTTATATTAAATAAGAAATTTATAAACCTATATATTATCTAATAAATGGATATACTCAATACTCTAAAAGAAGGAGAAGTTCAGCTTAAAATCGAACAAGAATCTCAAGACCAAAAGAACTTAGAAATGAAAGAAGAATCTCAAGACCAAAAGAACTTAGAAATGAAAGAAATCGAACCATCATCAATATATAAAAGACATATCATTAACTACATCACTCTAATAAACGAGATTAATAGAGATACATTTCATATTGGATGTTGATAAATTTTGAATTTATAAAAGATTTTCTTTTATAAATGGAAAAATACCAGAACTTTGATGATGCTATTTTAGGCTTACAAAACGAAGTGAACAATTATACAATCAATCAGACAAAACAATATCCAAGTTTAACCGATAGTCCAGGTCGAGATGGAGAAATGAATATTCTAACTTCAAATTCAATTCCAAAGATTGATTTTAATAAACTGATTATTGCTGTACCAATCATATTGTTTCTCCTTTTTATCTATTTCAAACCTGATTTTATAATGGTAGATGAACCTTATGATAAATTTGGTAGAAGAATCAACTACGGCAAACTTATTATTACAGTATCAATATTGTCCGCATTATTCTATTGTTTGAAATATTTAAACTAGTTTCCTCTTGATAAATAAAAATTTTTTGCAATCCAAAATAAAACCACAAATCCTAATGTTTTGATTAATAATAGGATATAAACTGAATTTTGGCTTGCTGGCACGAACTTATGTATAAGTTCGTCTACATTCTTCATAGAGAATAGTACAAACAGAATCGCAATGATAAATAGGTCTTTCAATTCATTTGTTATTTTACTTATTACCCACTTATCCTGAACTCCAAATAAAGAATCTATAATTTGCTTCTCATTTTGACTTGGAACATAAAAATTATCCAATGGTAAACTCTCGATATCATCACTATAACGGTCCATTTTTTCTATTCATAATATCGTTTTAAATCGATAAGATTTTTAATAAATGAGATTATCACTATCCAAATTAGAGAGATTTCTAGCTAGCAAGGAATTTATAGCAAAGTCTTTTTTCACTATTGATGACAACTGCACTTTTGTAGAAGTTGTCAATATCAATACAACCGATACTTTATTCATCTATATTAATGATGACTATGTCCTCGACGTATCAAAAAAACAAGATGTTTTTAAACTGAAAGCAATCGATATCAATAACGAAGAATTCGAAGATGATATCAAGGATAAATATACAAGAGAACCTGACAACGAGGATATTGAAAAGGAATATGAGGAGATTGATATATCTGAAAGTAAACGACAAAATATGGAGGAATTTCTTGAGGATAATTACAAGAAAGAATTATCGATTAGAGATATCAACAAGGATGATACTATTAGACTAAAGGAGATTAGAAGACAACTCAAAAGAATGAGATTCTGTGTTCAAACCATAAAATATAAGCTCAGTATTATGTATAAGAATTATCTATGTATAATCAATATTGAAAACGAGGTTGACTTATATAAAATCAAGAGTTACGAAGGAGAAGATACAAGAAATCTATATGTAATGATTGACCTTGAAAATCTATATGATAATATATTAACCGTAAACTCTGATATCGTCAACATCAGACAAGGCTTATATGCCATATTCGATAAGAACCAGAGAAAACATCTTAGCAACTTTGATAAAATGATAACTGAAGGACAATCTATTTTTTCATATATTGATAAACTAAATCGAAAGAAAAATCAATATGAAGAATACCTTCAAAAATTATATTCGATGATTGATACTATAAATCAGTCTGAAAAGGAAAAAATGGAAAAGATTCAAAGCTTACGCGAAGAATATGAATCGGCAGGTGGAATTCATTCTGATATTCAAAAATCACATATCATCTCTAAATATGAAGGTGAAATAGAAGAAATTAAGAGTACGAAACATAAGGTTGTAAAAAACATTTTCAATATAAGAAACAAACTGGATGATATGGTTTTGTATACCGATAAAGTATTTTTCGATAATCTAGTGATGATTGACGCTATCATCAAAAATATAAATTCTCTAAATATAATTTAATCTTGTATTAATAAATGTACTATAAATACAAAAAAGAGGAATTCCAACCAGATATGAATGATATGAATGATATGAATGATATTAATGATATGAATGATATGAATGATATGAATGATATGAATGATATAACAGAAATGAACGCTGCACGTACTTCAACTTCCGGGAGTTCATCGGGTCTCTATATAGGTATCGGCGTATCAGTAGTAGCAGTCATACTCGTAGGTTGCCTAATACTATACAATAGGAAGAAGGATAAACAAAATTTCGGTTTTAGATTTTATTAAAAAAAAAATATATATTATGTTTAATAAATGTCCACTAATGTTAATAATGGAGGTTGTGTTTACAAAAATCTGCAAAACTACAATAATAGAAATGCTCCCGGAGTAATGGTTGTTCCAGCACCTAGCGGTCCTTACTATCAGATAGTCCCAAGCTATGGAGGTTCCATCGGTTATGATGCTCTAACTCACGGAGTTAGCTCTTCTTGTTCTGGATACTTTGCTATTAAGAATGCTTACGGTTGCGACGCTGAAGCAACTTACAACAAAAGAAACTGTTAACCAGTTTATAATTTTAATGTAATAAAACATTAAAATTACAATATCATTTATTCTATAATTTATTCCTCATCGTAATCGTCAATATTAATCTCATCTTCATCTTCCAATTCACTCTCGTCTTTATCTTGTTCATCACTATCATTTCCAGTCGTCAAGTTTTCAAGAATATCTTCAATATCCTTTTGTTGCTTCTGTTGCTCAATAAGGTTAGTAATCGACTTTTTCGTATTCTTAGCCTCCTCATTAAGTGATGCTACGTTTTGGGTAGGTTTCTTGGTCACAATTACAGGTGTATCATTTACTGGCAGTTTTGCTTTTTCTATTGTTTTTACATTCAACTGTGGAACTGGAATGTTAAATTTCTTCGCAGATACCAAGATTGGTTTCTTTTTAATCTCTTGAACCTTTGTCTCTTGAGGTGCGATTACTTTCTTTTTAGTCTCTTGAGGTTTAGTAGCTTGAACAATAATCTCTTGATGTTTAGTCTCTTGATGTTTAGTCTCTTGAGGTTTAGTAGCTTGAACAATAATCTCTTGATGTTTAGTCTCTTGAGGTTTAGTAGCTTGAACAATAATCTCTTGAGGTTTAGTCTCTTGAGGTTTAGTAGCTTGAACAATAATCTCTTGAGGTTTAGTCTCCCGAGGTTTAGTAGCTTGAACAATAATCTCTTGAGGTTTAGTCTCCCGAGGTTTAGTAGCTTGAACAATAATCTCTTGCGGTTTAGTCTCTTGAAGAATATTGGTCTCTTCAATCTTAGTCTCCTGTGATTTAATTGCATCATTGATTATTGTATTGCAGATTTTCAGATTGACTGATTCTTTAGGAATAGTCTCAACGACACTCTTTATTTTAAAATTCCAAGATTTAGCAACTTTAATATCATCTTCAGTTAGTGGCAATACCTTGTTTCCATCCTTCTTACCAACAATAAATTTGGTGTTGTCGCATACTAGATTTGTCTGTTTATGATATAAGAGACCATCACCAAGCTCTTGTTTCTTGTAAAACATATGAGTAATCTGAGTATCTGTAAAGCCTGCATATATCTTCTTTTTTAGTTCAGTTCTAACAGTTTCTTCTTCAGAACTATTGTTATCTTCTGGTAATTTTTTAGCCTGTGGTAGCACTTTCTTTTGTTTTAGCTCTTTACCTTCGTATTGTTTATGACGAGAACAATGCGAACTATCTCCCTTTACTTTTGAACCACAAACTGTTCCTGCGTTTGGTCCACGAGTAAAATTATAAGGACACGTGTCCTCTTCTGCTTTCGGCTTTGTTACTATTGGTTTTTTAGCTGGTTGAACTGACACCTTAGGAGGAACGACAACATCCTCAACACGACTAACAGGTAGAGTCACATGCGAATTCTCATTCACTTGAGAATTCACTTCATTCCAAAGGGAATCCAGTTCAGAAATATCCAAGTTGTATTTTTTAGATATTTTTGAGTTGTAGTTTGAAATAAAACTCTTAATAATAGTTCCAATATGATTCAATAAATGGTCTGACATTATCACTGATTTAAGTCAATAGAAAAAATAAAAATTCAATTTAAATAGGACCTGATATTCAGTTTCACTATTCAATTGACCTCATATATACCTGTAAATAAATTAGAATATTATTATATAATAATATAATAAATGGCTGATATAAATGATTATAAACGTCTTTTCGAACATTATAAGATGAAAGACCCTATTTATTATAACATTGAACATAAAAATATATTATTGGGTATAAATACTCGAGGAGTCGGATTAAGAGAAAAGGGACCTGCAAGATGGGTCGATGATGAATGGGAACAACTTTTCATTGATGCTCAAAATTATATTAAAAAGGATGATTATAAACTTCTTTTCGAACATTATAAGATGAAAGACCCTCTATATTATGCTAATAAACATAAAACTATATTATTGGATATAAATACTCCAGGAATCGGATTAACAGAAGATGGGACTGCAAGCTGGGTCGATAATGAATGGGCACAACTTTTCATTGATGTTCAAAATTATATGGAACAGGAGGAAATTGATACTTGGGGTGTAAGTAATTATAGAGAACTTTTTGAAAAGTATAAGGCGAAAGTCCCTTCATTTTTTAACAGCAAGTATAAAAAAATACTATCAGGTATAAATACTATTGGAATTGGAAAGATGCAAACGGTCTTTGGTCCACCAGAAAAAAGAAGAACAATCTTTAGAAATAAGGAATGGGAAAAACTTTGGAATGAAGTTGACGAATGTATGGTCGCTGATAATTGGGATAAGGAATATAGAAGACTAATACCTACTTTAGAACACTATAGAGTATCAGGTGTTTCTCAACCTGATATTGATAATGCAGTTAAAAATGGTGTTAATACATTTGTAAAACGTTCATTTATGCAAACATATAGAGATGTTCAAGAGGAATTAGACATTAGGAAACGTATTACTGACGAACAAAAAAACGAACTTATACACCGTACAGTGATTTATCAGGAGCCAATAGGATATATACCACCAGAGGCAATTTTAATAAAGAGACCAATATCTAAAACAAGGTTATCAGAACCAGTTAATCCTTGGTATAATGATAATTGTCATTTCGTTGCAGCATGGGACTTAAAATATATTAATAGAGAGGATAAACTTGCTTTAGAAAAAGAGGTTAATACTGTAAAAACTGGTCGTACTATTCTAGAAAATGTTCTTATGAAAGAAAGAACTCCTGGAAGTAAACTGTATGTCGCAACAATTTCTTATCTCGACGTTCTTAGACAACTAAGAAAACATTTATTAAATGATACATGTACTCTTCTATCATATTATAGAAGATATTGGGTAGAACGCGATCCTATATCAGGAGACATAACTGCTGAAAGTCCAACTCAAACAGCAAGTTGTAATGAGGAAATTCAAAATGGACACTCTGTTGTTGCTTGTAAGGATTCAGCTGGTATTGTTTCGATAAAAGATAGAGCACTATATCCTCCTCACGGTACTTTTCCTCCTACAAATTACACTTTTGAAAACTTCTTACAAAATGAAGAATATATAAATGATTACAGACTGTATTTTGAAATTCCAAATCCTTCATATCGTGGTTTAGGCGGAGACATAAAAAAAGCATTTAGTCCCAGAAGAAGAGCTTCATCTAGAGTTAAAAAATCACCAAAAAGAAGAGCTTCATCTACCGTTAAAAAATCACCAAAAAGAAGAGTATCTTCTACCGTTAAAAAATCACCAAAAAGAAGAGTATCTTCTACCGTTAAAAAATCACCAAAAAGAAGAGTATCTTCTTCCGTTAAAAAATCACCCAGAAGAACAGCTTCTACCGTTAAAAAATAAATCTTTGAATTTAATTCATATTTTGAATTAAATTTAAACTGTATCAGTTCATTTATGAAGTTCGTTATAATACTCCATCCAATCAGATGGACATCTTTTAGTACCACCATCATATGCTACAGCCAAATGATTTTCACATAAAATATCATTGAGACAGACTCCTTCGCAGTATACTTTTGCTAGGATTCTCCCGTATTTTTCGAGCTGAACATCCTTTAATTCAACTATCTTATCTAGAGCAATGTTAGTAATGAGTTGTTTTGCTAACTTTGCGCATTCTTTTTCAGTTTCGTTATGTGTTTTCATCTCAGGACAATCAATCCCGTTAAGACGGACCTGGAAACGATATATCGGTGAACTATCATACTGGAACTTAGATGCGACAGTAATTGTATCACCATCATATACTTTAACTACTTTTCCAAACTGAATAGGAGGGATAAATGGGATTGAATTTTTATAATTAATATTATCTAAATAACTAAAATCGGTTGTCATTTCTATTATTGTCAATATGATTTTAAACTATAAATATAATGTTTACCAAGAAGCTGGATTTGATATTGAACTATCCAACTTTTTTTTCAGAAACATCATAACTAAATGGTATACAATTGTGGTTAATCCAGCTACAATTAATATAGCCATTAAAATCTTGTTTTCCTCTTTAAAACCAAGTAGAAGAATCGATATACCTATAATAATATGGGCAATGAGATTAATTTTTATGGATGTAAAAAACCATAATATCAATAGAAAAATAAGACTGATTATTATATAAATTGAAATGATGGTACTAATATGAATCATTTAGATTAAGTGAATTTAAGAAATTTTCATATATAAATTTAGATTATGCTTCAAACGATATATCAATGTTCGATGTGTAATGGTATAGGTCATACTGAAAGATGGGCTCAAAAGAGGATAAAAAACAAGTTTATGAATATGATGGTTAATCTATTTCGGATATCAAGTTGTGAATACTGTATTGGAACAGGGATAAATATGCATAAGATGTCGAATAGTATATTGCATAAACCAATATGGTGAAATTAAATGAGTTATATAAATTCTGTAATGAACTCGATTCAGAAGAAAGTGATTAATACAATTTTATATTGAACATCAATATAAAATTTTACCATTTCATCCTTACACAACTACCCCGATGTCGTAAACCATCTGGATTTTCATACATGTACTTTTCGTTTCTTGAACCACCGAATATATCTAACTTTAAAAACTCTCTATATGTCTGTATATGTGTATTACCTGCATATACGATAATATTAATGCTTTCTTCAGGTTGATTTTGAACTTGTCCTTGTTTCGGTTTATAAAACTTAAACATTCTTGATAGAGCATACATGTCCATTGATAATCCATCTAATTTACTCAGTAAAATAGGTATCTTCGATATACTGTAATCTAGTATTTGGTGTTCAACACTAGAAAGATTAGTATCAGTCATAAACTTGAGAATAATATAAAAATAGGTGATTCTTTGTATTTCTGTTGTATGATGCTGAGTTGGTGGAAATTCAGTATGAATTAAGCTTGCTATTTTGTATTTTATAAAAGCTTCAATTACATCCTTGAAATATGTTCTTTTATCAACTTCCTTCTCAATTGAAGGATTGTTTTTAAAAATCTCTATAATCGAGTCTAAAATATCCCCTTGTTTTACAAATATTTCTAATAAGTTTTGAATTGGTTTACCAATTCGTTTTAGTATATTTATCTTTTGGATTGATGTTTTATGTTCTTTTAACAATACAGTTAACAGAACATTTATGTAAAAATGTTGGTTAAATAAGATGTTGCTCCAGTTTGACCTTATATCGATATTGTGTATTCTCATCAATTGACACTTATCAGCTGTTCTAGATGAAGGTTGTATACAGTCTCTATATTTTAATAGTAGCGAATCCATTGTGTAACTGGATGAAGGAATGTTAGGGTTTTTTAATTTGGACTGTAAATCAATATGAAAATCAATACTTTCATCATTAAACATATTATCAATTGTTGAATCGACTGCAAAGTTACTTGTTTGTGTACCTAAATCAATATTATAATGAGTTAACTCACCCTCTGTATCAGGCTTAATAGGGTTCAGCATAGATAGCTCAACATACAAGTCTGTAAACGCATAGGTATTTATAGATAGTGCATCAATATAGTCTTTAAATTCCATTGGTTGTGGGAACCTTTTATCTATGGACGGACAATGACCTCTTGTGTCTATATGTACTTCTCCAAAGAGATAAAATGTCTTCATCTTGTTTTGTCCGTCAATTCCTGCTAGGGAACCAGATGCGATACGATAAAAAGTATATGGACCTTCAATGTATGGTGGAGTTACTCTTGGAGCATGAAGGAGGTTATGTACAAGTCTTTGTAAAACAACATCATCCTTTGATGCATATCGTTTCTTTTCATCAGATAAATGTTGAATGTAAACTGCATTGTAAGTGTTTTGAAATGCTTCAATATGCTGTTTTTCGTTTGTTGATAAAGTGATGAGCTCTCCAGTATCACTTTTTGATTCCATTTATTATACAGAAGATTATTTACAATATGATTTTGTTTATCTCCTACAACATTATAGAAATCAATTCATCTTGCAATGCTATCGACGATATGAACAAGTGTCCAAATACTGATAGAGGATGTTTTAATGATACAGATGTCCAATAGTATATTGGTAATTAAACTTAAATATTCTATAAATTAAGTAAAACAACTTAATAATTTAAACTCATTATCAATATGGAAACCATTAAGTCAAAGAAAAAGGAGAAGTTTTTAGCGAATGCATCATTTGAAGCATCAAAGTCACCGATGTTGTTCAGACACGGCTGTGTTGCTGTATATGATGGAAAGCAAATTGCTTCAGGTTATAATTACTACCGAACATATTCAAAGGATAAAACTATATTATCAGAATATAGTTGTTCTATGCATGCAGAAATGGATTGTATAAGAAAAATAAGGAAAGGCAGGTTTAGAAGTAAACTGAAAGATATTTGTTTGTATGTTGTTCAAATAAGTAAAGATTGTAAATTCAAGAATTCAAAGCCTTGTTCTAATTGTACTTCAGTATTAAAAGTTAATAAAATAAAGAAGGTCTATTATACGATAGGTGAAGGATTTGTATGTAGTAAGATTGATGCTATAGTCTCGAGGGACTCGTTTGGTACTACCTATTTGAAAAATATAAAAAATGTGGATTGAATATAAATTCAATTTATATATTTATTGATAATATAAACATGAATAAAACGAGTCTAGTTCATCATCCAGTTTATCTTTCATTTGAAAAGACGGTGGTATGCAGTGAATGCTTATTATATTATACCTGTAAAGATTGTATAAGAGTATGTAAAAGGGAGATACTTGACACTTCTAATTTTGTATATTTCCAGTATGATTGTAAAGAGTGTTTGAAGCGAATTAAGATTCTGTTATGCAGTGTTTGTAAAAATATCAAGTGTAAAGGGAAATGTAATAAATCAGTCTGTAAAACAATTTAATTAAATATTATTAATATTTAATTGAAAATCAAGGTTAAATTCATCATTCATAAACAGCCGTTTCTTTCCGAATCATCTCTTTGGACTTAAGGTATACTGATATTGTGCCGAGATTTCCAACATTTGACCTAAATAAGATGGGTAAATCTCTGCCTGTATAGATATGTAGTTTTGTATTCAATCCTGAAATTTTCATTATTCTTTGAAGTTGGTCAGTTGAAAAAGTAGATTCAATCACTTCACTTTCCTTCTTCTCTTCTGAATCGTCATCATCATCGTCGTTATCACCGAAAGATACACTCCTCTTAATGATGCTATCAACATCAGCAATGAATTCAATATAAAAGTTCTTGGAAACAACTTTTATATTATTGCTTCCAATACTACATATGTCCTTGCACATCTTCTGAAATTCAGAAGAATTCACGATAATAGGTCGACCATATCCTGTTGGTACTTCAATATCCAACACTTGAATATTCAATATCTTGATATAAGATGTTGTTGTCCTTGTGTTCTCTTTTGGAATCGTCTTAATTTGTAACTCGTCTGATGCATCCGTATCAATATTCATCTGTAAAGAATCCTTTTTCTTAATCGATTTCAAAATCTTATGGAAATGGTTTAAATTTAGCCCGATACATAATTTATCTTTATCGTTTGATTGGAACTTGTAAGATGTAAAATTCTCAGATGACAATGTTAAATCAATTAGTGTCAATTGTGGGTGGTCCATAATCCTGAGATTAATACCATTATTATCAATTGCGAAGTAGCCTGTTTTAATATTATTTGTTAGTAGTTCAGATAGTATCTTGATATAATAAGCTTCGCTTGTTTTGCATTTAAAAATTGGCATTTTATTTTTTTGTAGGTTTAAAACTTTAAACAATGAATTAAAATCTTTTTTAATTATAAATGAGCGAAGATAGCAACGTATTATATTATCCCGTAATGTATCTAGATGATAATGACTTTCAAGGAGATGAACTCGTCCTTCCAAACGATATGCAAAACCAAAAAGATGTTGTCGTTATGTTTCAAACCTCTTGGTGTCCCCATTGCACAACTGCAAAACCTGATTTCCAAGAGTTCGCAGAAAAGTATCAAAATGAAGTCTTTTGTGCAACAGTTCAAGCCGATGGTGATACTCAAGCAGAGAAAACTCTTGGAAAAAGAGTAAATGAAATTATTCCCGGATTCCGAGGATTTCCTGATTACTGTATATTTGTCAAAGGAAAAAGAGTTAATAAACAAATAAAGGACCGTTCCATTCAGGGACTTATTGAATTTGCAAATGTATAATCTATTTCATAATAATAAAGACATCAGATGATAAAAATAGAGAAAAGTTCTGACCGTTCTCAACTTGGAACTGCAGTTAACTTACAACAATATATCACTTCGGACAATAAGAAGATTGTTACAATTATTGCAGAGTATCATGACTATAACTTCAATTGTATAAATAACAAAGACATATCTCAGTATTGTTTTGAAGAAGTAAATAACAATAAAAATTGCCGTATACTACTTGAATATAGTAAATACGATGACCCAAAAACGATAGGTTCAAAAACGATAAATACAACCTATAAAAAACTTGTAAAACATAATAAACAAAAGCATATTATTCCAATTGATTATCGAACTCTATTTCTTAGAGCGAACGGACAATCAAATATATATGATATCGACTGGCGTAAAACCAACTACACAAAAGAGAAGGTTATAAAGAAGTTTATTCAACCTTTTTACAGTCTTGCAAAAAAGATATTTACAATAGATTCAGACCACTATACATACGATTCATATCTCAATATACAAAAGTATATTATGAATGATATTGTTCCACAGTTTGATTTTATACTCAGAAATATTGACAATCTCGATATGGGTCATTTACAAGAAGAACTCAAAATCAATTGGAATAAGGTAATGGATATTGGTATCATTATCACTATCCTAAAGAAGGGGAAATTAGATGAATTCATATTGATAGCTGGAGTAAGACATTGTAAAAATCTACAGAAGATGTTGAATACTTACTTTAAAAATGACTTCAGATTTCTTCATGAACAACACGGTGATAAAGGTAAGTGTATACAACTAGAAGAGACAAATGATAAAGTGAATCTCAAATAAGAATGAGTAAGAATGAGTAAGAATGAGTAAGTGATAAATTTAAACTTGTTATCAGTTTAAATTTATTAGTAGATTGATAATATTTCATCAAGCCAAATGCAATCTTTATCGAAGCCTAAATAACATCCTGACGTCTTACATTTATCGATTGTAAATTTGCTCAAATCGACGGTATCTAATCTGGTTCTTTTATTAATTTCATTATATTCCAGTATCCTTTCATACAGACAATCTTCGTTAATATCATGTTCTTGAAAAGCTCGTTTCAACTTTTCAAACAGTTTCCTTTTATCAATGCATGGTCTAATACACTTCTTTCCTTCTTCTACATCTTTAAAAATGAGTTTGAATCGACTCGATAATTTATCAACTATTGATAATGCACTTTTGTTGGGCATATCCTCAGGCTTTACATTTAAAACATTATTAGCTTTTTGAAATAAGCTCAACGTCTTGTTGCTCTCTAATCTATCTGTTTCATATAATTCAATAAAAATATCACAATTAAAAGTAGGTTGTATTTTCAGGATTTCCTTTATGGCAACTATACGGTGTTGACCGTCAAGTAGTCTTACCTTTCCCTCTGAACAACGAACCACTTTAAATGTTCCGATAACATGTTCTTGTTTTGTAAATTGTCTTGCTAAACACTTTATATGTTCGATATTTAACGGTCTTTGACCAGCCCAAATTTCAATGTTTTTTACAAACTTGTCGGCTTGGGTAACATAAAACTTTACATTTGCATTCTCATACAAAAGATTACCCAAAAAAACATCATTTTCTGTTTCAGATTCAGATTCAAAATCCGAATTCGTTTCTACATCTACTGACATGTCTAACGTATTCTCTTCTACTAATTTAGACTCATTTTCAGTATTAGATAATTCATAACCAAATATTTTACTAATTGAGAACATTTCCTACTATAATCAGATTCCATTCTGATATTTCAATTTAAGAAAAATAGAGATAATCAAGCTAAATTCATATCTAATTTCTAAAACAAAAGAAACAAGAAAAGAATGATTCAATATAATCAATTCTTTCTTCAATCTTAATACCCCCTGAATTATGTCCGTTTATTTCTCGTTCAAGTGCTTTCTCTAATCCCTTTTCGTATTCGAAATCGCTATACTCGTTTTGATTATCAAACTCATTACTATTGAAACACATTTATTTATTTCAAGATTGAATTAAATAGAAATTAAGCCTGATACTTTGGAATTATATGTTTTAATTTTAGAGTTGATATACAGTTCGAAATAATTACTGTAATCATCAGACTGAAAATAATCGACGCAGCCATAAAGAAGTAGATGTATATAGTTAAATTTTGGTCCATTTATTATAATTCTCTTAGATTTTAAGTTGTAAAACAATATCTTTTTCTATAATAAATATTAAATGACTAGTAAACCGATTCCGTTAAATAAAAAACTATATGAAAAAGTAAAATTAGAGACGAAAAGCAGGTTCAAAGTGTATCCTTCTGCTTATGCAAATGGATGGCTTGTTAAAGAATACAAACGAAGAGGAGGAACATATTCAGGCAAGAAACCAAAGGATACAGGACTAACGAGATGGTATCAGGAGAAATGGATAAATGTATGCGAATTACCAAGGATAGTAAGATGTGGGCGTTCTCTTAAAAATGTTCCCATTCAAATATGGATGAAACAGTATCCTTATTGTCGACCGTATTATAAGATAACAAAAGGAACACCAAAAACGGTTAAAGAGATATCAAGGGTAGAAATCAAACGGAGATGTGTTAGAAAACGGAAAGACCCAACAAAAAGAGTAGTATAATTCTATTCTGTATTTGATATATGACTCCTATTTCTTCCATTATATAACACAAAATATTATTAATTTTAAATTGAATTATCGGTTAACTTTATCGTAATTAATAAATGAATCAATTCGATAAGTTCAATCATAATTTATATTATTTATTAAATCCAACTGTATTTCAGCCTTCGAGATTTGTTAATAACAAATACGGTCGAAAATACACTCGTTCTGATTATGAGAACGATAAAACGATGGGTTGTCGAGGAACTTCATTTTATCTCTTTGCGTCGTTAACCAATGGCATGCAAGAATTAAATGAAAGCATCTCGAAGAGGGAATCTTTAGAGTCTTATATTTCAAAATATGAACTGTTATCACCATCGAAAACTGTGAATACAGAAATAGACATTCCGAATAAATCAATTGCTATCGTGAGTCTATTTGCCCGTGTATTTGAACAATATTATGTACCGTGGCATACCTTTATTCTCATTCGTTTTGATAATCCATCTGGAAACAACTTTAAAATCTTACAAAGTTGGAATGACGAAGAATTAATAATTTCTATAAATGAGTTAAGTTTGAATTGGTGTTCAAGTCCATCTGATTGTTTATTATCAATTGTTCAAAATAGAGACGTCAAATGTTGGGAACGATTATTTGGACATAAAACGGTTGTCAGTCTGAAGGAAACTGAAACAAGTGAAAATCTTAAGTTTCAGTTCAATTTCCAAGTGTTAGTTGACGATATCGATTCTTCTTGGTATTAAAGAATAGTTTAGTAAACAATATAATTTTATATTGTTTATCAATTTGTGGAGGTAATCATAGCCTGTATTGTGAGCGTGATAAGTAGTATATTTGGTAGCATAAGTAGAATCATAAGTTGGTGTTGTCGATATATAACTGCTATAGTTAACATTATTTGGATTTGAAGGATAACTTGAGGAGGGATATTGTTATAAGATGTTTTGTTAATAAAATACATTTTATTAGAGGATACGCTTAGTTTAAACTGATTCAATCTGAATCTGATTCTTTTTCGTTTTCATCAGAATATTCAAAATCTGAATCTTCATCAATGTGAGTTTTTGCCCTGCAGACAGGACAAGTATACTTCTGTACGAGTTTTTGGAAACAACACCTACAGATATAATGATTACAATCTACTGTCTTCGTCATAGTGGTCTCATAACATACACAACATTGCTCTCCGTCAACAAACTGAGTACCAAAAGGTTCGGTGTATTCTTGAAAGTTACCTGTTATTTTATCAAATTTGAGCTTGTGAACAACATCATTAATAAATGTTAACATATCCTTTATATTTTCCTCTGTAAATTCATTATTCTCTCCTCTTTCGAACGAACAAGAATAGACAAATAGATTCTTGTAAGGAGGAAATTTATCTCTCAGTTCAAAAATCATATGAGAACAACGTTTAGAACAAGGAATTTTTAAGGCTGATTTCACTTTAATGTTATCGATTTTTGAGATACTACTAAAACCCATACAGTAGTGACCACCTTCATTATTTGATTTATCGATAATATTTTTATATTTTCTATAGCAATGGTTTGCAATTAAACTGTATAAATTGTTATTTTGATTTTCCATTATATTCTAATAATTATTCATTAATTTTTAAACTGTAATCAAATTTATTCATTGTTTCATCTACATAAGAATTCCAATATGATTTTGATACTAGAATGATAGAAATCGATTCTTTTCGCAGTTATGTTATACCATCTATCAATTATTCTTGGTTCTATTACGATAAAGTCTGTTGTTGGAACTCCCCATGATGTTAAAAAGATATAGTTCTGATATAGTATAACAGCTCTGATAATTCCTCTTGTAATTTGATTGTACAATATATCGATTACTTTAACCATTTATTTTAGTCTATAATAATAAATCAAATGAAATCGATACATGTGGAAGTGGTTTGATTATTACTTTTTTAAAAGTAATAATGTAATAATGTAATAATGTAATAATGTAATAATGTAATAATGTAATAATTTTAGACTGAAAGCAATTTAGACTTGCATGAATAATTCGTTTTTACATTCTATGCAATATACATTGGGATTATTTGGATTGAACTGAATTGCAACCTGTTCACAGTTACAACATAATACTCTTGTTTCCCTAACCAATCGAGGTCTACGGATATTACTAGACTTACAAGAGTCGCATATATGAATTCCTTTCTTGATTGTATGAATCTCATATTCACAGATTGGACAATAGGTTAAATTTATCTTGGTTTCATTTGTTGAACAGTTATTGCATACAAAACCATATCTGTCCTTTTTAAAAGAGAATGTGGAATTATCACATCTATAACACATCGCCTTTACCATTGGAGATAAGCCGTTATTAAACCTTTTTTCACATTCAATACAGAATGTAACTCTGTTTTTATCATAAGTACTTGTTAGAGCTGAACATCCGCTACATATTGCCTTGTAACTTCTTCTGAGCATTACTTTGTCGATACAATTGGTGCTTTGACAAGGGAGAGGATATACCTTTTCATTCTTTACTTCTTGACTGTTTCTCATCTCTCTCTCGAATTCAACCCTTTCAAACTCTCTGATTTTCAAATTATCGATATCGATAATGAAGTCATTATTAATAATAATTTTGATGTGATTATTAGCCATTTCCTAATTTATTCTTTAAGTTCGCTTTAAATTCAATTTAAGAGATTTTTCGGGTAACTTTGAACGGTGATTGACTTCCGTTACTTTACGATAGGATTATTTAGGAGCTATATTAAATTATTTAAACAATATAAAGAGGAACTAAAAATGGTCGTTAACAATAAGAAAGTAAAGAGAACTAAAAAACCAAGTCAAGAAGGTGTTCTAGAAACGAAAGTAGAGAATTATAAACCAAAGGGAGAGGTTACTGGTAATCTGTTTACTAATCCAATGATAGAATCGGCTTTGAAGTCCTTGTCTCCTGAAGAACTGTCTAGGTATAGAGCTTTAGGTGAGGAGATGTACGGGACAGTTGATTTTGAAGAGAATAAGATTCTCAATAATACTCCTGCACCAATGTACGAGGCAGGAGCATATCTACGAGAGCAATTGAAATCAGGACTTCATCCGTCAATGATGGATGATGACGAGAAGAGATTGATGGAAGAGTTATTTGGTAAAGAATGGTATAAGGAATGGGGTTATGTAGAAGGTGATTTAACCGATATCGTTACCTTGTTTAGATAATATCGAGAGTAGTATTTTATATTGAATATCAATATAAAATTTTATAATGTAAAATATATTTATTATGATAAATGGATAAAAAGAGTAATGGCGATTCTCAACTATGGGAAGTAGCTAAAAATGTATCTATCGACCACCGTGTGGTTGTGATTATCGTATTGTTGATATTACTTCTAATCACTCTAACATTCAAGTTCTCTGGTAGTGAAAAATTTATGAGAGCAAATGATATTTTTTCAAAGGGATTTGCAGTTATAAATTTTGTACTAATTATATACGTAATCTATATCAATATCCAGTATAATGCAAATAATGATGAAAGAGCAAATAGAGAGCAGTCTTATAAAATGTCAAAATATTTATGGTCAGATACGATTGATAATATGGTAAAGTACTTTCCAGAAACGTATATATTCTATAATCAACTTGAACAGTTTGATACAAGAACAGAAGAAGAAATACTAGCAGAACTCAAACCAAATGAGTCTAAAACGAAACTGTTAAATTGTTATTTTAGTAACATAATAGTACAAAACTTGGAAGACTTCTTAACACTAAAGAAATATTTAACAACAATTGACCATCTATCATGGGTAGTCACATTTTATCAGATGTTTCAGTCTAAAATTCTACAGGAAAATTGGAAAGAAGTAAAAACAACATTTGCACCAAATACAAGTAATGTTATTCAGCAGTTTGTTGATATTGGAATTAAAGCTGAAAAAGAAAAATTATCAGAAGGACAAGTTGCTGAATTACTTAAGAAAATCGATTTCACCTCTTAATTTCAAACTGAATCGCAACAAAATATTTATTATTGATAATAAATATTGTAATATGTTTACCGTTGTTACCCGCTGTATTTCCATTTGGATTTACAAGACATGCATTGGGCGAACGTAGTCATCGGTTCATCACAACTTCTTGTTTGTTTTGAATAGGAGAATACTCGTTTGCTACCACATCTACATTCGAGTGCACCTTCTTCAATCTCTATTGGGTTCATTACAAATTCATCCTGTTCTTGAAGTGCATTTCTCACTATATCAAATGATGAATGTTCCCATCCAATTTTCTTCTTTTTTATATTGTTGAGCACTTCATTTCTATCTTTACCGGATTTGAGGTCTTGTACAATTTGAAATACATTCCTGATATATTCACAGTCAAAAGAATCGGGGGTCTTATTTTCTCGCTCTGTTATATTATAAATCCACTTCTCTATGATAGTGATGTTGTTCTCTTTCTTAATAACGATATTGATTGCTGTCTTTCCTTTCCTTCTCAATTCAACTTTGGTTTCGTCTTGCATTTTGCTGATTTATGATTTTCTAAATCATAAATTTCAATTTAAGATTGAGTATGAAATGATACCGTGATTCATCGCTATTTAAAATTATGTTGATAATAGATAAAAATGGAAAATACTGATATTCCCGGCTATGAACCTCCTTCCAAGATTAACTATTCAAACAAGAGTTCAATCTATAAGACATTTACCCCTGGTCTTAAAGCTAAAAAGAACGAGAAATTCGGCCGTACAACAGCAGAAGCGAAATACGGTCAATATGATTTTGAGGAGGAAAAGTGTCCTGAGTGTAATCTTTCTCCTAAGCAAGTGTGTTTCTGTGGATACAATGATAAGACTTGTGCTAATGGTCATACCTGGTATTATGATAGAGACGGAAAACTTAAGAATATAAATCCCCATAAAAAGTAAAATTTTAAATACAAATTGTATTTGAAATTATAATGTTTGGAACCTAAGGTTCAATATAGATTAGATTAGTCTTTTATTACTTTTTGATTATTACTTTTTTGACGACTTTACGAACGACTTTATCATCTTGAATAACTGGAGGTGGTGGCGGAGCTGAAGGTTTAACGTCATCATCACTGTCACCATTAAGGCTTCCAGTATCATCATTTTGTGTTGTTGAGAATGATTGAGTAGATGTTTGAATTGGAGTATGTGTTGCAACTCCCTCATTCAATAGTTTTGATTTGATAACTACTGGTCGAGCAAGGAGTCTCTTCATTCCAGTCTGTGTAACTTCAACTACAGCTTCATACACCTTTACTTGTAAGCAAATTCTTGCTCCAATAAAGATTGATTCAATCTTAATTGCTGCGTTCACATAACAATATTTACCAATAAGGTCAAGAGGATTAATCTCTCTATCACTTGGGTCGAAAAATTGCGATACAAACTTATCATTCTTCTTAGAAAAGATGAGCTTAGGATAAAGAGTGGGTCCGGTTCCTGGAACTACCCTCATTACTCTCTTTCCATTTTCCATTGCAGGCTCTCGTTGCCAGTATAATGGATTAAGACCTCCCTTGGTTTTCTTGAAGTCATTAATGGAAAGCTCAAATAGCTGTTCAATTTCATGAGGATTTTCAACCAGATTCCCAATGCAATGGTCTACAATCGCATCGAAAGTTGTTGTCCAGTCCTTTTGTTCTTGAGTAGCTCCATCACGATTCCAAAGGCAAAGAGGAAGAGTCCATCCATTCACCTTTTGAGTCTGAGCGTCCTTGTTCTCACTCACTCCAAAAGAGAACAAACGACTCGTAGGGAGAATCAAGTCTCCTACTGAGCCATCTTCATTTCGAGTTGAAATGTTGATTCGTTTGTACTCAATCGGAGTATCAGGAACTGCTCCTCGAATTGGTTCTGAGAAGATAATACGGTTTACATCATAGTTGGATACTTGGATTAATTGATTATTAGACATTTTACTATTTCTGTTTATCTTTTAAATTTTAAATTTAAAATCAATTTGATTTTATCATATGATAAATGGCGGAAAAAAAATACAGCATTGAGAATAAGGATACTCATTTGATAGGTAGATTTAGAGATTCTGATGGGAATTTTACCTATAGTAGTACAGGAGATGATTTTTTCGAACTCAAGGCAGACCAGATATCATATTCATCTTATCATTTTTGTTCTGATGTTATAAAAAAAATACCAAACGATGATTTTCTCGTTGGTGTTGTTTATGGAAGTAGGTCCGATACGACTGTAGATATACAATTTATGGTGACAGGAAATTCACATATCATATTGACTAATGAAATTACAGGTAGAAAACATCCTTTTGATTCGAAAATTTTAAAAGATTTTAATAAATATATGAATAGTAACATTACAGATACATTCGAAGATATAAATGACGCAAGAGAACGGGAAATAAAAGAAGAAATATCTAATAATTATGAATCAATTGGAGTTAAACAAAAACAAGCTGACCCTCAAATGAAAGGACCAACTAGTATCAAAAATCCTCCTAAAGTTGGTTCCTACCTAGTTTTAAAGAGGGATGACGTACATCGTTTTTTGGAAAATGTCGGCGATTGTTTAGACAAAACTGACAGTTCTATTTTTGCCGTATGTGTTGTTAAAGTTAGCATAGTGAAATTTACAATTGAAAAGATAATTCAACATAGAATTAATTGTGAAAGGACTGGAAGAAAAGTAATTCCTGATAAAGATATGAAAGAAAGGTCTATCAATTGTTGGAACCTATTAAATATAAATAACCGTGTTAAAAAAATATTAGATAAACAAATAGAATCGAAAGAAAAGGTCGATAGGACTAACAAGCTTATATTATGTGAAATTTTGAATATACCATCATCACATTGTGAAACATTAATTAATAAGTCTGAATCTAAAGCAGAGCCTAAAGAAGAGCGTAAATTTGTTGATAGCGCTCGTGCTGGTGCCGGTGGTTATTCGGATTTTGGTAGACGTGATGGTGCCGGTGGTTATTCGGATTTTGGTAGACGTGATGGTGTCGGTGGTTATTCGGATTTTGGTAGACGTGATGGTGCCGGTGTTGGTTCTGGAGCTAGAGCTTGTAGTCGTGACAGTGCTCGTGCTGGAGGTTATTCAGGTGCGGGTAGTCGTGACAGTGCTCGTGCAGGAGGTTATTCAGGTGCGGGTAGTCGTGATAATGATATCGATGATGGTTATTCAGAAGTAGTTAGACGTCCTCGTAATTTTCGTAAACAGAATTCTCCAAAGAGAAAACAATCTGTTTCGAATAAGAAGATAGATTCACTTTATACTTTAAAAGAACTACAAAAGTTCGCAAAACGAGGAGGATTAATAGGTTATTATAAATTAAGAAAAAATGAATTGATTACAGTTTTGAAAAAAGTATATGAGTTCTAACTATTTTATTAAACTTAAAATAAATCAGATTGGATTCTAATTTATTTATATCTTTTGATATTGAAGAACAATATTAAATATGTATACTATTTAGTGACGGACTCTGTCGCGAAGAGATATTCATAAACTCGTGATGATATTATCTTACCAATTTTCCTCTTCTTTCCAGTGGATAAATCATAAGTTAAGTTTGTCAACATATCAGCTCTCTCTCCTTCTTGTAAACTTTGATATGACATGAATAGTGATGATAGAGAAGGATAAGTCTTTGATATTACAGTTGCTATAGTATCAGAGATTTGAGGTATCATTGATAGTTGACAAATGAACCATACTTCAGGTGTCATATTATTCTTTTTCTTCTTATGTAAAGTTGAAGAATATGATATTGTTTGTGACTCACTTTTAGTTTCATTTTCTTCTCCTTGATTTTGAATTGCGAAAACATCTTTATCTCCAAGTTTAGAAAATAGTTTAATAATAAAATCGGAAGTTTCTTCTATTGAATTTGTCCTGTGAATTTTAATATTATCTCTAAACATCATATTAATGATACTGCTAATTAGAGTAGATGTATCAATTTGTTTTCTGTCTGATTTTATCAATCGTCTACCTGTTTCGTTAAATGGTCCTTCGATGATATACATTATCTTGGATGAAGGTAACCCGGATGCTTGAAGGAGTCTACATCGTTGTTCTCTAAGTCTCCCGTCACATATCGAAGCTTTGAGGTCGGCTATGGTTTTCCTCTCAATAATAAGAAATGGTTCCAGTTCCCTTTTAATCAGGATATCTCCAATATCTAGATTTTCTGTTGTATGTTGAAATTTTTGAATATTGAATTGTTCAATGAGTTTCATTTCTCTACTGTCGATGATAATTTCAAAATTTGACATATGATTTATACTTGAGTTATATTAGTATAATTTATGTTTAAATTTAAACATAAATTTGTTAGATTAAATAAATGAGTAGCATACAAGATAACGGTAACGAGATAGAAGTTCAGATTAAAGAGGAGTTTGATGATGAGTTTGCTACGTATAAAAAAGATACTGATTATAAGGATAAATATGAAATATTATGTATCAAATTCAATTCCCTATTGAACTATACAGAGTTGCTATATAATGAAAATACAAGATTGCAATCCGATAATTTAAGGTTCAAAATGCGTTTATCATCAACATCACAGAACTTGGCTGAAAAGGAGAAGATGTTTTTGATTTTAAAAAGTGTTTACAATAGTAAATGAAGGGAATACGAGAGCAAAAACCAGAAAAGATGAGGAAAGATTTGATATTTATGGAATGTGCTAGTAACAGAGCTATTAGAAACAAATCAAAAAACCAGCTTGAAATTATCCTTAAAAAATGTAGAAAAAGTAAGAATATAGATTTTAAGCATTTTTTACAGAAGAAGATTAAAGTTAATATGGGTGAGAGAAAGGAAAGAGGTTGGTCTGTTCCTCAGTCATTAGCAATATCATACGGTCAGGTAAAAAAGATGTATCCTTCTTGTGTTTTCAAAAGTGCTTCATCGCCTAAGAAATTGGTACGAATAAAGGTTCAAAAGGGTGGTCTATCTGGATATAGTTTAAAACTTAGTCTGGTAGACAGAAGAAAAGCATTGAATAGATTGGTTGATATATACGGTTGGGGAAACATAGTTAAGAAGTTGAATGTACTTTTTGTCTATAATAAAAATAATCATCCTGTGAATGCTTTAAAATTTCGAAGAGACATGGTATATATACAGAAGAGATACAAACCTAATTATACGAAATCGTAAAAATAATGTCTTTAAATCTAATTTAAAAATAAGCTTGTTTTTAAATTAAATGGAAAATACCGTAGTTAAACCTAAAAGGTGTTTATCTGCTTATCTATATTTTTGTTCAGATATAAGTTCAAAAATGAATTGTAATCCTAAAATATACTCTCAACTTTGGAATGAATTTAAGAATAACCCTGAACATGTAGATAAAATGGAAAAATATACTGAATTAGCAATGATAGACAAAGAAAGATACACTAGAGAAATGATACCATATAATATATTTTTGAAAGAAAAGAAAATAAAGGAAAAACAAGAGGAGAATGAAGCTAAAAATATGATAAAAGAAAGATATAAATTAGAATTGAAAGAATTGAAGGAATCGAAAGAATTGAAGGAAGTTAAAAAATCAAAAAAGAATTCAAAACCAATTGAACATGAAAAACATATGTATCAAAACAGAGAGCTACGGGAAGAACCACCGGTAGACCATATACGACGAGAATCAAGAGAAGAATCAATGCTAGAACACAGACAGAAAGATTCAATCGAAGAACCAAGGGTAGAAAATAGAAGACGAGAACAATTGACGGAACTTAGAAGAGAAGAACCTCGTTTAGAACATAGACGAGAATCAAGAGAAGAACCACGTATAGAACACAGAAGAGAATCAAGAGAAGAACCTCGTTTAGAACATAGACGAGAATCAAGAGAAGAACCACGTATAGAACACAGAAGAGAATCAAGAGAAGAACCTCGTTTAGAACATAGACGAGAAGCAAGAGAAGAACCACGTATAGAACATAGAAGAGAAGCAAGAGAAGAACCACGTGTAGAACACAGAAGAGAAGCAAGAGAAGAACCACGTGTAGAACATAGACGAGAAGCAAGAGAAGAACCTCGTGTAGAACACAGACGAGAAGCAAGAGAAGAACCACGTATAGAACATAGACGAGAAGCAAGAAGAGAACCATTACCAAAGGAATCTCATAAAGTTAATAAAAGAGATATATATGATACAAGTGATGATTCAGATGATAATATTATTATCAAAAAGAGTCACGAGTCAAGTAAGACACATGAAAAGAATAAAAATGTCAAATCAAAGATTGATTTACAATCTTTATTAAAAAAGGCTCAAAGTAAGGTTCAAAATCAAGTTGAAGAATCGGAAAGCGATGACGATGAGAAAATATCGAATTTTAGGTCTCGATATTGAATTATAATTTGATTATAATTATAATCAAATTACTAATAAATGAAAGAAGAGTATATTAAGAAAATATTGAAGATAATTACAATAATTATCTTTACATTTCTACTTGCAACCTATTATAAAAATCTTATATTAAATAAATACATAATTGAAGGGAAAACAAGTTTATTAATTCACCAATTTGCGTCTATCATATATTATAGCATAATAGCTTTTGGTTTTATTATTATTTTAATCCAAGTTGGAATTGAAAAATCAACTATACTAACTATATTTGTTACTATAGGATTTACGATTGGATTGTCTCTTCAAAATATCTTATCTAGAAGTGTATCTGGAATTTATATAATGTTGGGAAATTTGTATAAAATAGGAGATTACGTTGAAGCTGGTAAGAATAAAGGATATGTTAAAAAATTCAACTTTTTCAATACGACATTATATAATGAACAAAATAAAGTTGATATATTAATTCCAAATAATCTTATAGATTCAAATGTGTTAATAAATTATACAAACGCAGGTTTAAATGGACCTGTTAACCTCTAAAACCAAATCCTCCAGTCATTCTTTGACCAGAAGTTCTCTTTGGAAATTGTCTGATATAAGCCATTTCTGAATTTCTTTTTCTCATGAGTCTTTCTTGTAGGTCATTTCTAAATTCAAGAGAATTATCTAGGAAGGATTGATTAACCATTTCTCTCATGTTGTCACTGTTTGAGCTGTAATCATCTTTCATTGGTCCATATTGGTCTGCAAATTCTAGATGGTCAATCTTGCTTCTGACCAGATAATTTGGCATTCTCATAGCATCAACATCATCATAATAAAATTTTGGTTGACCTACAAACTCGTCAAAATAGGAACGATAAGATGTACCGTATCCAGTGAATCTAGGGTCATATATGTCTTCAGGACCAACATCTTTAGGAGTTATTCTTTTGAATCTAGCATCATTGTTGTATTCATTATAGTATATATCTCCGTTATCGTCTATCGTTTTAACTGGGTGAATACTCCTTTTAGTTTCTGTTATACCAATATTTGAACTAACAGGTTCCATGACTTCATTTTTGAAGTAGACACCAGGTTGAATAGTTTGTGTATTCATATTTCTATTATGAAATGAATTATCGTCATTCATGTCATTGAATTCTTTTTTGCGTGTTCTGTTGTATTGTGGTTCTCTCATATTAGATGGATGAGAAGCGTAATTCGACTGGTATGATTCGTATTGTCTTTGTTCTTTCATATCATCTATTGATATATATCCGGATTGGTATAGATCTAAGACTGGTTCACGATTGTTATTTCCTTTAAAGTCAACAGTCATATTGGTAGACCTCCAAGATGGGTCAAATACAGGAGGGACTGATACTGGTTGTATGAGAGTTTTAGGATTAGCTTTTCCTGCTAATTGTTGATTCATTGATACTCTTGAATAGAGATTAACTTGGTCATTGCAAAACATCTTTGTTTCAGGTTCTAGTTCGTATTCACAATTAGAATACATATAGTTTATTTTGGGTTTAGGAGGAGGTTGATATTTAGGATTAACTGAATTATCTTCTGGGTCTGGAGTTGAAATTGGTATGGATGGCGTAGGTTGAGTTTCAAACGGTTCTGTTTTCATTTTATCTATCATGTTCCTTTGTAGATAGTATAAAATAATAATAAATATTAATGAAACAATAAGGAACGTCATACTACATTTAGCATCAAATATGAATATGATGATAAAAATAACTAGTATCATTCTCGTTATCGCATTTATCTGGTCTTCCAAGGACATGTTGTTCATCGGTAACAAATTCTTACTACAAAACAGGTTAGAAAATCCTTGGAACCAAGTTGTATTTGGATAGCAGGTTAACATTATTTATTAAACAAAAATAAAATTAAAATGAATTGTAATTTAAATTTGAGTTCTGTATCAAAATGGCTACTAAAACCAAGAAGTTCATATTCACATTGACATCGATTAATATCGCTAAAATCAATGATAAGTATAATATGACTATCAGTTTCGATGATGAAGTCCAAAAATTGAAGACAACTAAACTCACTGACCTGGATAAGAATACTGTCAACAAGAATACAGAAATCTTTTCTTTTCTAGATGAGTCTAAAAAGACCCACAAATGTTTGATATCGATGATTGACTTTAAAATGAGAGTAAATGTAAAGGAATTGAATTACAGTTGTTTTTGGGACAGAAATCCTATCGATGGTGAACCTATCGGTTGTCCAATCAATTACATTCCAAAACAGATTCAAAAGACCTTCTTTTCACAGATAAGCAAAGATACCTACTTTATACGAGAAAATGTTGTTAGTAATTCAAATATTGAAGATGATAGTATAGTCACTCTACACGATGATTACTATGAAACAGACGGAGCATTTTGTTCATTCGAATGTTGCCTTGCTTTCATATTGGATAATAAGCATAATCGGATGTACGATATGTCTCAAATGTTATTGACAAAGATATTTAACAAGCTTAATAATACAAAAGCAATGACAATCTCACCTGCTTCCAGTTGGAGAGTATTAAAGGAGTATGGTGGTCATATGTCTGTTGAAAAGCTAAGGAGTAACTTTGGAAAAATTGATTATGACTATTCTGGATATACTCAGAAATGTCTCCCAATTTCCCATCTATATGAAGAGAAAGTTAAATTCTTCTAAAATCAAATTGTAATTCAACTAAAAATTAATTGAATTAAAAACTAGAGATTCCTGAGTCTTACGATAGCATTAAACAGGATGGTTATAAATAACCTTGGATAAACTCGATAAGTATGTTCATTTCTCCTCTCATCCACATAAATTATCATAACGGTATTATTTTCGATGTACACATATGTTTGATATTCAGTCTCGTTATCGATATTGTTTTCCATATCGATAATCATCTTTAAATTTACACCTTTTACATTGCCTAAGATATAATGACCCAATCTACCAGAATACTTGTAATCGCAATACTCGTATATTTGCAGACTGTATAACGATTCATTTAGGTCATTTCTAATATTATTGATATTTTGCATATTGAATTTATTATATATTTTTTCCGTTTAAAAGAGATTAAACTTTACGACGATTATTATCTTTTCGTTTTTCTAGCCATTCAGGTTTATATTTAAGAAACTTTTGAGAGCCCGCCGCGTGTCTTAAAGTTGCAAAGGATGAACTTTTCCAATCGAAACCTGATGCTTTCTCACTCATAACATAAATATCACCATGATTAATCTTCGGTATATCTATTCTCTTTCCGATTATTTTATGTCTGTAAAACCATTGATAGGATAAAGGTATACTAGAACCTAGTCTTACAGCAACTACCTTCTTTCGTTCTGTATCACCGTGCCATCCAATACCACATATACTTATATCATAATAATAGTTACCTTCACCAGCTAACTTTGTAGCAGAATTACCTAAATATTTAGGAAAAGAGTATCTCAGATATTTAGTCACCGGAACATCATCATATTTTACTATACGGCCTTTTTTATTTGAATAATCAGGTTCTTGCTCAGTCTCGTCGAAACATACATTATGTCTAGCGACTTTATTTACAACTCGGCCTTTCATAAAAGCTTTAGTATCCAGGTTTAAATGAGCTTGTTCTTCGAACATACTGTCTGCGTTATATCCGACCTCCCTCAAAATATGGGAAACTCCATTTCTTATAAGCAGGACACCAGCATCATCGATGTTTATATTATCAGGGTTACTCCAGGTGTCAAGTAATCTTTGTTTGAGGTTAATGTATTCACACGTACACCCTTGACTTTCAAACAGAGATTTAGTTTTTTTTAATTCATCGATAGTGAAACCGTGTTCAGCCATTTTACCGATGATTTGCATACCAGCATGATTTTCGGCTTGGTCTCCGAAAGTTATAGTGATGGCAGTTCTATCTTTTGATAGAATTGTCTTTTGTAATGAATTGAAGTTACGTTTCAAAATAGAAATTTTATTATCAGTTATCAATTTAAACGATTTTTTTAGAAATGGATTTTCATATCCTCTCGAAATCAAAACAGTACATAGCCTAAGGAGGAAATCTTTGCTATTATCAGATAAGTCAAGTACTGATAATTCAGACTTTCCTTCACAAATATCAAGTATGAGTTGCTTGTCCATTTATAATTAATTAAAATTTTTTAATTAATTACAATATTATCATAGGTAATTCTTAACGAAATCATCTTTTTGTACAATAGATATTCCAAGCTGAATTGCCTTTGATACCTTTACCGTTGGTTTATCATTTAGATTTTTAACGACAACTATATCGGTGTTTTTAGAGACAGTGGAAATGATTGTTGCTCCCCTTAATAGGATTTCCTTTTCTAGGTCACCATCTCGAAAACCGGTACATACTATCTTATAATTATTAATCCTTGACTCTCTAACTTCTACTTTACTCTCTTCTTTAGCTTCAACTTTAGTCTCACGTGGTAATATACGATTCAATTCAGTCATAAATGTATTTGCTTTTTCTAAATTAATAACTATATTTGAAGCTGTTTTTGTAGAAAATCCTTCGACAGCTTTTACCATTGATAGAATATCAGGTGAACTCATTGTCTTTGGTAACTCTAATAGATTAGGAATATCGACAATTAACTTATCGACCCTCTTACTACTTATACCAAAACCAAATACTCCTGAAGAAGCAAGTATATCACTTAATGATGAAACTTCCAATTGAGACCGAATATTAGAATATATCCTTTCTGCTGATTTATTTCCCATTCCATCAATAGAAGCCATTTGTTCAATAGATGCGCCGATGATTTTGAAAACAGAATTAAAACCAGCTTGATAAAGCTTCCTAACAATAGAAGCTCCGATGAACTTGATATTAAGACTGGAAAAGAAAGAAATAGTTTGTTTGATAGATATTTCTTCTCCTTCTTGGTCAGTATAGATATCAACTCCTGATTCATTCCATTTATACGGAATAGTTGGCATTGACGGCTCTGTTTTTCGTATCACACCAACAATAAAAGGAATTACATCACCACTCCTAGTAATCTTAACGATAGCACCAGGACCGATTCCATTATCTCTTATAAATTTACCATAAAATCCGGTTGCATATTGGATAACAACACCACCAATATGAACAGGTTGAATTTGAACTCTTGGTTTCAACAATCCCCACTTACTAATATTCCATTCTACAGAGATAACTTCACTCTCTTTCATATTACTATCAATATTCATCTTGAAAGCAAACGAGTAGTCAGGATTTCCTTCTGTATTACGAATATATATAGAATTCGATTGCACCACGATTCCGTCAATTTTATACTGAGATTGAAGTTTGAATTTACCTAATAATTCACTTAAGTCATCCATAGAGATTTCATTCACGACTTCGTAGTTTACAACTTGAAATCCTAATTGTTTTAATTCTTTGAACATCTCAAGTGGAGTTTCAGTTGCATTTTCAGTGACTCTTTCATATACTACAAAATCAATATCCTTTATTCCTTTTCCGATTTTCTTTGAACTTGTTAGTCCAGAGACCATATTTCTTGAGTTCTTATATTCTTCTGTATATTTCTTATTATATATATCCTCTTGTATAATCAGTTCTCCTCTAACTGTAATATCGTCAAGATTTTTCGGAATGGTTTTCAAGTAAGGAAGTAGATATGTAATATCAGCTCCATAACCATCACTTCCTGGTCGTTTATAAAGTTTATATTCGCCGTTTTTGACTACTATTAGACACGAGACTCCGTCTAGTTTATCTTGAATGAGTAATGAAGAATTATATTGTTTTATCCATTTTCGCAGTTTGATTACATCCTCTTTTCTATCAGGTCTAATTTTGTCCATCGAACCCATATGACAAGGGACTTTCACACGATTCTCTGTCTCTCTAACTATAGCACCGATAGGTGGATTGTAGTCCGGGTCTCTTGCAATGAGGGTATCTTTTAACATATCATATTGTTCATCTGATAATCCAGTATCATTTCCACTATTATAATAGATGTCATCAAGATATATCTTCATCAGATTTAGGAACTCAAATGGTTCTGTGTTGAAATATTCTTGTAATTCATCGGTTGAAATCGAATTGATTTTCTTAATATATTTATTCATAGTCAAAGAATTAGTTGTTCTGGCCATATTACAATTTGTTGAATATAAATTATTTTTAAATTGTATTTCAATTTAAAAAGTTACAATTCAATGTCTTACTATGTTTACTTTAATTAAATCAAAATACGATTGGTTTAATTATACTCATAAAAGGACTATGAATTACATTTAAAAATTCTGTATAAAATGGTTATAAGTTACAACTTCATTTGCACACTTCAAACCATAAATGATACTGGAATTAAGTTCTAAACTAATATAATTATCTAAAGATTATATTTTGATATAAAAAATGACTTCAAATATTAATCATCCTGAATGGACAAAAGAGAATTCCCTTACCTCACCTGAAGACCGAGACCGCACTGTTCGTTGGAGACCTGAACAAGGTGCTCCTTTATCTGATGAACAGACGAATGATGCAATGACTGAATTAAATAATACTGATTTTGTTCAGAAGTTTCCCCGTGTTGATAAAACATATGCTGACCCTCCAGTTAGTCTCCAAACTTATGGACTTATTTCCTTTGTACCTGCAAAGGGAGCTGTTCCAAATGAACAAGGAATTTATGGTTTTGCAAAGTTAAGAGGTAATTTTGCCACTGAATGTGAAGCTGTTCAAAGAGCTGAATTTCTTATCCGTAATGTAGATTCATATCATCAAATTTATCATTCTTATGTTGGACGACCATTTCCTTTGACTCTTAGTTCAAAGTTCTCGGCAGAAACAAACGAGATTGATATTCGTAAAGAAACAACCAAATCAATGTCTTCTTCTGTAAAGGAGAAGAAGATGGAAGAGAAAAAGGTAGTTGACGATATGAAAGAACGAGAGGAAGCTCTCATTTCAGAATCAAAGAGAGACCCTGACGACGTAGACCCTTTTGATAGTTACATTACTCTCAAGGTTAAGAAAGCACAACTCAGTTGGACTTATCTTGAACATCAAAAGAAAATGGCTGAGATTCGAACTATTCTCCGGTCTACAAAAACTACTTTAGATGAAATGGATTCAGAATTTCCAGAATACCAAAACAACTACTTCGACAAGTATATGCAAGCTCGTAAGTCAGCTGGATTTGAGGATAAAGATATTACTAAAGATAACTTTATGAAGTTTCTAGTTGAAGATGCCGTTCTTGAAGGTGTATATGATGAAGAAACTTCAAACTCAACTCAAGATGAAGTTGAAAAGAAGGAGGAGTAGAATTGTTTATAATGTGATAAAATATAACTGTTTCAGTTATAATTTAAATTGTGATTGCTTAATAATTTCTTCTATTTTTTTGTTTTAACATATATTCAAGCTCTTCTACTTTCTGCTCAAGAACTAACATCTTATTAACTAATTCTTGAAATCTCATAGTTGTTTGTTTCCGTTCCGACCTTACGTCTTCAATCGTTCTACCGTACTTCTTTGCTTTTTTAAGTTCTAGCAATTCAACTTTCTTCTTCAGTTTTTCTTTTTCTTCTTTTGTATATTTATTACTTTTATTCTGATTTGAACTAGAATTGTCTTTCTTTTTATCTTGAAAATAACTTTCTCGTTTTCTCTCTTCTCTAAAATTATCTCTACTATATTTTTTTGAAGGAGGAATATATCTATTATAATCAAGTTCACCATCGCTTTCTGATTCCTCATCGGACTCATATTCTTCTTCACCGTCTTCATCCTCATCACCGTCGTCGTCATCATCATCGTATTCATTATAATCAATATCACTAGATTCAGAAGGAGAAGGAGAAGGAGAAGGAGTTCGATTTTTTTTATTCTTGGATGGTGGTCGGTAAAAAGATTCATTTTCTATAGATTTTGTAGATTCAGATGTCTTTGGTTTCCATTGTACTTTAGTTTCTTGTTTTGGAAAATTTGATTCTAATTTCTTGTCAAAAGTAAATTGAGGTTTTAATTCATTCAAATATTCTACTTTACTTTGTGTCTTAGGTTGAACTTGTGTCTTAGGTTGAACTTGTGTCTTAGGTTGAACTTGTGTCTTAGGTTGAACTTGTACCTTAGGTTGAACTTGTGCCTTAGGTTGAACTTGTACCTTAGGTTGAACTTGGGGTTTAGGTTGAACTTGTACCTTAGGTTGAACTTGTACCTTAGGTTGAACTTGTGCCTTAGGTTGAACTTGTACCTTAGGTTGAACTTGCACCTTAGGTTGAACTTGCACCTTAGGTTGAACTTGTACCTTAGGTTGAACTTCTCTTTTTGGAGGAATAAATTCGTCATCTATCTCATCATCAGATTCCATAAAAGATGGTAAGTTCTCTTTTACAAACTTTTGTGTAATAGGAGGTATTCTTGGTTGTGTTACTTCAATTTCAGAATCGACATCCGAAATAATCTGATGTTCAACCTCAATATCACTAGAATTTTTAGCTTGTGTTTCAGAATAGGATTCAACGTTTCTTGTGTTATCTTCTATTTCATAATATTTGGTAGGTAAAATACTTTCATCATATTTTGTCTCTTGAATATCAGGTTCTGTTTCAACATATTTTGTAGGTAAAATATCTGGTTCTCTTCTTTCATATGATTCATTATTAGAATCCTTGTCGTCATATTTTGTCTCTTGAATATCAGCTTCTATTTCATCTGATTTAGACTGAAGAATTTTAGGTTCTTCTTTAAGTTCATTTTTATGCTCGAAACGAGTATTTATATGGTCATCCTTTTCATCTGAATGATTATTTTCTTGTTCCTTTTGAGCATCTCTAATGCCTTCAATTAAAGCCACGATTTCATCTTTCTTTTCAATAGGTAACATAAAACCTCCTGATTTACTATTCCAACGTCCAGCCAAATTTTTCATAATATCTTTGTATAATCCCCGGTCACATTGAACCAGGAGCTTATCATTTTTTTCTTCATAAGTGATATCGTATGACATTTTTACCTTACTCAAGGTAATTTTTAAATGATTTATAAAAAAATCCTATTTAAAATAAGCAAAAACAATATGCGAATTAGACTTAAAAACTTTAGATGTTATGAAGATAATACGTTTGATTTGGGTGATAATGGCATTACCCTAATATCGGCGCCTTCAGGATATGGCAAGAGTACAATTCTGAATGGTATCCATTTTGCCTTATTTGGAGTTGGAAATAAGGTTACTTCTTTTGGAAAAACATCTTGTTTGGTAGAACTTGATTTTGACGACATTAAAATCGTTAGAACTAAAAGGCCTAACAGGTTGGTAGTTAACGATATGTATGAAGATGATGTTGGACAAGAATTGATTAATAGTAAGTTCGGGGAGAACTTTGATGTTACAGGCTATATCTCTCAGAATGCAATGAATTCCTTTATAATGATGAATCCGTTAGAGAAACTATCCTTCTTGGAAAGGTTTGCTTTTAAGGATATTAATCTCAATGATATCAAGATACGATGCAAAGCTAATATAACAAAAACTCACGATGAACTAGTTGGAAATGAGTCTCAATTGCTGATGGCAAAGAAGATTATCGAAGAAATCAAGAAACCTGATGAACATATAAAATTCCCTATCAAATGCAAGAAGACACAAATTGAACTTGCTATTAAGAATGAAAATGTTCGTTTTAAAAACTGCACAACTCTCGTGACTAAAGCACAGAATAATATTAATAAAAAAGAAAAAGAATTAAACTCGATTCATATTCTAAATTCAATCATATCTACAAGAACAGAATCTATCGAATCTATTAACAATAAGATAAAACAGATTGAAAATCAGATTGAAAATATTAATTTAGAATATACAGATGAAACCAAATTGGAAGAACATAAACAATTGTTATCCGATATCCTTTTACAGAAGGAGATGATTGAGGTTGAATACCAGTTCAATGAAGACAATAAAAAGTTGAACAATATGAGAGAACAAGAAGAACAAGAATATAATGTTCAACTTGAAAATATTATCAGAGAACTTTGGCAAGAGTTTAGTTCAGAAGAATTGATTGATACATTGGACTCTCTTTCTTCAACTCTAAATGATATTGATAAGATTGGAAATATGAGGAAAGACTTGCTCAAACACAATGTAAATCCTGCTAAAATAGAAGAAAACGAGCTCAAGTTGAATTCAATGAAACAAGATTTAGAACTTCAATCACGACTGATGACCAGACTAAAGTTGCAAAAAGAATTATATTCATGTCCTTCTTGTAACTCAAAGCTTCGTCTTGTTAAGAATTCCCTATGTCTTGAAAATATCACTGATGGTGATATTGATATGGATATGAATACCATAAGCAATCAGATAAATACACTTACCGCTAATGTAACCAATTTAACTAAAATAGTCGAAAATGATAAATATAAGTTGAAACGCAAGACTGAATTGGAGTTGAGTTTAAACGAAATCATAGAATCATACGAAGAACTACCCGAAAGAGATAACTTAATTAATGATATTAATTACCTGAAGGAATATCAACTGAATCAAAGGAATTTAGAAAAGAAGAAAAAAACAATAGAAGATTCAATCAGAAATTCTTCTTTTTCTTCATCCTATAATTCTTTTAAAAATAATGTTTTATCAGTTGAAAAGCAATTGAATAAGTTAAAATCAAAATATACATCATTCGTATCGACTTTATTTACAGAAAGCGAATTAAGAGCATTAATTCAAGAGGAAACAGAAACGATATCATTATATAAAAGATTGAACTCAAATAAGACTGAACTTTCGAAAGAAAAATCAAAATATGAAAATCTAATTTCTCAATCACAAAATGAACATATAATAAAGTATCAACAAGTTCGAACTGATTTTACCATCCAAAGCGAAATGAATGAATTGTTAGATGAAATACAAAGTATTGAAAACAAGAGGGAAGAACACTCTCAAAATTTGAAACTTATCGAAGAATGGAAACGAGCTCAGATTGATATTGTAACATATAATGATTGGAAAGAACGAATTATTAAACTAGAATCAGATTGTAATATTAGTAGACAACGACATGGTGCATCAACGATGTTAAAAGAAAAGATATTAGAAGCTGAAAGCATAGCATTATTGAATATAATTGATACTATTAATACTCACGTTCAGATTTATCTAGAAGCATTTTTTCCTGACGACCCTATTACCATCAGTCTACAAACATTCAAGGAAACAAAGAAGAATACCAAACCAAGCATAAACTTAGCCATTGAATACAAGGGTATGGAATGCGACTTGAATATGCTATCAGGAGGAGAGATAAGCAGAGTCATTTTAGCCTATACTTTGGCACTTGGAGAGATATTCAATACCCCATTGCTTATGCTTGATGAAAGTACAGCCAGTTTAGACCAAACGATGACAAGTTGTGTATTCAATGGTATCAAGGAACATTTCAATGGTAAGTTGATTGTGATTATAGCTCATCAGATTGTCGAAGGAAGTTTCGATAGAGTTATTAAGCTGAATAGAGATAACGAATAAGAATTTATTTATTATATTTTTAATATAATAAAATGATTGAACTAATCCTTTTCAACAATGTCTATGTCAAGTCAACCGACCCAAATAGCCCTACTCTATCTCCTCAACAAAAAGAAGAGATGATGGGAAATCTCAGGTCAGCAACAATGATGGCAACTCTAATCTATTTACTAATTTTTGTATTGGCTATATACAGAGCTATGGCTTGTTCCAGTAATACTCCAGACTCCAAAGCTCTCCATCTATTCTTTGCTAGTGTCAGTCCTATTATGTATATCGCATTCTCTTATCTTGCTATAGGTTTTGACCCTTCAATTAAGAGGGTTTTGTAAATAGAAATTTAACTTCTTTTTAATAATAAATGTCACTTAATAGTATTGCTGGCATGAGTTGTAACCTATTTGCAGGATTACTTTTTATTGTCGGAATCGTTTTATTATTTCAAAACAAAGATAGAGTTCAACCTGAAAATCTAATTATAATTATATTTTTATCATCAATATCAATCGGAGTTCATGGATTAGGACATTCTGTCGGTAATGATTTTGCAACTCTTTTAGAAAATAGTAAAACAAAAGACGATAAAGCAGTTTAAAAAAGTAGAATTTATATTGTAATGTTAAATAGATATGTATGTATATCTATTTAAAAATCAGACCAAATTATACCTGAAATAAAGTATTGACTTATATAAGATTTCTTGGGTATTTAAGATTATCTTCAGTGGGTATTTAAGATTATCTTCAGTTCAAATATACAAACCGATATTATAGTAGTTTTAAAAATCATTTTTTCAGTGTTAGTTGAACAGTCATTCGATTGGATATTTTCATATTCTGATTTAGTTTCCTCTTGTTTTGAGTCTTGAACAGGCTTGTATTTTACATAAGTTTTAAATAATCCTTCATGTTCAATCGTGATTAAAGAATATGAAGCTGAAAGAGAGATATTTATTGAATTCGTAATCAGTTTCAAACATGTAAGTTATTGTTAAAGCGGTGTACATTCCTACTTGACTAATTTAACAGGTGACTTTTTACATATTTTAACAAACTTAATAAGTTCAGATTTCTTCATATTTGAATATCCCTTGCAACCTAACATTTTAGCCTTTAGTTTAAGCTGAACTAGATTCAATTTGCTTGGACTGAGTGATTTAAGAGGTGACTTAAGAGGTGACTTTTTACATATTTTAACAAACTTAATAAGCTCAGATTTCTTCATATTTGAATATCCCTTGCAACCTAACTTTTTAGCCTTTAGTTTAAGCTGAACTAGATTCAATTTGCTTGGACTGAGTGATTTAATAGGAGATTTAATAGGAGATTTAATAGGAGATTTAATAGGAGATTTATTAGGAGATTTAATAGGGGATTTAACAGGTGATTTATTAGGAGATTTTTTACATGTTTTAATAAACTCAAGAAGCTGAGGTTTCTTCATGTTTGAATAACCCTTGCAACCTAACATTTTAGCCTTTAGTTTAAGTTGAGAAAGAGGCAATTTTGTTGGACTAAGTTTGCCAAGTTGAATAATGTCTTGTATATTAGCTGGAACAGGCAATGAATCCTTTGGAATATAGCTGATATAAATCTGAGTTAAACTTTTTAAAAAGTTTCTCGTTAAATAGTTGAAGAACGAAGCCAAATATCCCATTTTACCATCTTCCTTGATTGATGTAACTAAAAAATTAGCTTTTCTATCTAGGAGAACTTCGTATTCATGGGGGTAACGAGAACACTTTCCAATAAACAAAACCTTGCTTCCAATTGGAATATTAAATATTAGAAGACAACATTTTGTAGTTGTGTTAGTAAACCTTTTACTTATATTTATATTGTAACTTGCAGATATAAATGAGCTATCAGCATTAACATGAGCTCTATCTTGAATCCCTCTGAATAAAGTTAAGGGTTGTGTAGTAGGTTCAACATCACTATACAGATTATCTAAATCATCAACTACTTTACGATCTTCTACTGATAATGGTTTTTTATCCCTAATAGCTCTGTTAATCCGTTTGTTAATTACAGTACCAGTATACTTTACAACTGATTGGAAAACTTCTTTTCCACGGCTCGATACAAAGTCAAAATGTTTTTCAACCATAGAATGATAAAATAACTCGTTGTTTATCATTTATAATAATATCAATTAAAATTTACGAATAATAAATTCTCCCATAATTTTACTATTTCAGGCTTGAATCCTGACATAGACAACCTTTTATCAGGACTAGTCACCGTAATTTCATCACCCACCAATAGTCATATCACTCATCTTAGTTTGTCTATTCATACTTAATAATTGTGAAAACATTTTTTAGTCTAATTGAGGTAGTTTTATAAGAACACTCAACGAGATCGAAGTTGTTACTCGAGGGAAACCAAATGTAATCCTTTTAAGTTACAGTTTAACTTAGTTAGAATCCTGATAATCTTAACTTCGTTTCAGTCTATTAATATTGAAACAATAAGAAAACCTATTTTTCATGACAAATAGAATATGAATTATCAGGTGAAAACGATATTGATAATATGGTAATTGAATTATGAATATGTATATACTTCCAGTTTAATTTGGAGACTTAAGAAGATTAAATATGCATGTATATCTATTTAAAAATAGCTTGCACATAGGTAAATTATGGCTGAAAATATAAGAATTAAAGAATTGAACCTAGATATGATTCCACCCTTTACTAACAAGTTTGAAGACCCTGACTACAAAGGAGGTGTAAAACTTGTTGTTATTGGGAAACCTGGGTGTTTTGCCCCAGGAACAGAAGTATTGATGTTTAATGGAGAAACTAAAAAGGTTGAGGATGTTAAAATTGGTGATGTTTTAATGGGTGATGACAATACTCCAAGAACCGTTCAAGAACTCTACCATGATGAAGAGGAGATGTTCGAAATTAAACCTAATAAGGGGGATTTGTATACTGTAAATTTAAAACACGACTTGGTACTGGAATGTACTGGTTATAATGAGGTCTTAAAAGGGAGTAGGATTATTATTAGTGTTAATGATTATTTACAAAAATCAAAAACTTGGCAGAATCGTTGGAAACTTATTAGGTCATCAGGAATTAGCTGGAATAAAAAAGCAGTTCAAATTGACCCCTATTTTTTAGGGTTATGGTTGGGAGACGGTACAAGTGCATCATGTGAAAGTAAAACAAAAGATAAATTGCTATCCAGTTTTAAATCTTATGGTTTATCAAATAATAAACATATACCATTCGATTATAAAATCAACGATAGAGAAACCAGATTACAGGTTTTAGCAGGATTAATAGATACAGATGGACATTTAAACTGTAATGGTAAAATGTTTGAAATTACACTGAAAAATAAAACATTAGCTGATGATATGGTATTCGTAGCAAGGTCATTAGGTTTTGCAAGTACCATAAAAGAAGGCACTTATTACAGGGTTAATATATATGGTTCAGGATTAAGTAAAATTCCTACCAAAGTTCTAGGAAAGCAATTCAAAGAAGAACACGAAAATAATAAGAATCATCTTGTAACTGGATTCAAGGTTATTCCCAAAGGAGTTGGAGAATACTATGGATTTTCTCTTGATAAAAATCGTTTGTTCCTGTTAAAATCCTGTGATATCGTTAAGAATACAGGTAAATCGACTCTTATCAAAGCACTTTTATATGCAAAAAAACATATATTTCCAGTTGGACTTGCAATGAATGGAACAGAAGATACAAATCACCTATACAAGTCGTTTATGCCCTCTTCTTTTGTCTATAACGAATACAGAGAAGATAAGATTGAAGACTTTGTTAAAAGACAGAAACTAGCTATGCAACATCTACCTAATCCATGGGCAGTCCTCATCATTGATGACTGTACAGAAGACCCAACCATTTTTAATAAACCACTTCAAATTGGACTTTACAAGAAGGGAAGACATTGGAGTTTGATGTATATACTCGCATTACAGTACGCGATGGATATTCGCCCTAATATCAGAACTAGTATTGACGGTGTATTCATCCTACGAGAACCTCTTTTAAAGAACAGGAAAACACTATATGAAAACTATGCAAGTGTCATTCCAGATTTTGAGATGTTTTGTAATTTAATGGACCAACTTACCGATAACTATTCAGCTATGTATATACATAACTTTACTACCAGTAATGTATGGCAAGATTGTGTCTTCTGGTACAAAGCAAAACCGACACCTGATGAATGGAAATTCGGATGTCCTGAATACTGGGAATTTCACGAATCGCGATATAATGAAGACTATACTGAACCTGTAGAATAAATATTTAACTTGAACTTCAACTTAAATATTAAGAATTTAGAACGGAGGTATTCCTGGAATGAGTATCATTATTAACAATATAATTCCAATGTGAAATCGAAGCGAAAAATACATAATCATTAAAATAAATATACTAATAATTGATATTGAAGTCTGTTTGGTTTTGTTTTTAATTTTAAAGTATAAAATTATGCTGGAAATTAAAGATAATGAACATATAATATCAAATGGTAATAAGGTTATCATTTATTAGAAATTAATTTAAATATCTTTATTGAAATAAATGTTTAGAATTGAAGATCAGTTAGATTATAAAAGAGTGAGGTCGGAAGGAAGAGGTCTTACATATTGGAATGCTGGATATTTACAAAATATGCCTATTGCTTCCAATTTAGAATCAGCAACAACTTCAGGAAAATCATTAAAGTATAATGGGACTGAATGGAATAGTGGATATACAAGTGAAATAGGAGGTATACCAATTAATCCTAATTTGTCAGGAATCGACGGACAAGTATTAACTTATAACGGAAGTCAATGGACGAATGAATATCCAAGATATATGAGAAATGTACCAATTAGTGATCAAATGCCTACAACAACTCAAATTTTAGCCTATAATGGAATTTATTGGGCACCTGCTGATCATACAGGCTCTCAAGGACCTGCAGGAACTGTTGCTTTTGGTAATGTTGCAGTAGTAGATAGTATCCTCGGTTCTGATATTTCAGGACAAATAGGCGGAAATGCATTTAAAACAATCGAAGCAGCAATTGATAAAATAGTTAGCAATGTAAGTTCAGGAATCACAATATGGGTTATGCCAGGGACATATGAGTTAACTAATAATTTAACTAATGGTGGTATTACTATTCCTCCTAATACTACATTAAGAGGGGTCACTTTACAAGGCTGTATAATACAAAGAACAAATGTCCTTGCTAACACAACATTAATTACAATGGGTGCAAATTCCAGACTTGAGGATATTACTTTAAACTTAACTTCTGCCTCAAATGTACAACTAAAAGGAGTTTATTTTCCAAACGCAACTTCCACAAGCGCAAAAATTAGAGTATGTTTAATTAATGTAACTTCAACCAGTTCAACATTAAGTAATATTGTATGTGGTATTTTTAGTGACGGAACAACGACAGATCCTGATGTTGTTCTTTCGACAAATGCCGTTCAAAGAACAACCACAAATGTTAAAAGTTCAACATCAGGAGGTGGAATAGTAAGAGGGTGGTATTTTACAGGTCCATTACAATTTTCAATTCGTGATGCAGTTATTTTTGCAAGTGGTACAAATTCAATTGGTGTTGAAACTACAAATGTATCATCTTTTATTATCATTAAAACAGCAACCGTAGCAGGAGGACTATATGATATAAAACAACCAACCGGTTTAACAGTTCAAAATTCAGGGATTCAACTAACTGCTACTGATTTAATAAATGCAAATTCGGATGATAATGGATTTTCAGTCAATATTGAATCTGCAAATTTTGCTTTTTCTATATTTGGAAATTTTGGAAATGCAACTCATTACTTATTTCCCGGAACATCCAATTATAATCAATTATTGGAAGTTCAAGTCGGTGTTCCATTTCCTCAAAATGTAATCATTTTTGGAGGAATGTTATCTGCTGTTGTTCCAACTACTATGAATGGTTCAGCAACAATATACTTATATAACTCAACAAGTTCGACATCATTATCAAATCCTACTGAATTTTCATCTATATCAATTAACGATGCTACTAGGGTTTCTATATTTAATAATAAATCATCGACATTCAAGAAACAAATTAATTATCTACATGTTAAATTAGTTTGTTCAGGTGGTATAGGAACTAGCATTCGAGCATTATTCCTTATGCTATCTTTATACTAATTCAAACTTGAAATTAAATATAATTCAAATAATAAAGAATGAATTACATTTACGGTTCAATTTATATATTGGGAAAGAAGTTATACAACTACTTGTCATCTGTTCCAATCATACGATATGATAAGAATGAAGAAATAGTAAGGCGTGTTGAGGCTGGTTTACCATGGTATTCAAAATATCGATATTTCTTTTCTGAAAGCACAGAGATAATTCCAAACCTGTTTCTCGGGTCATCATTCAATGCTTATAACAAGAACGAACTTGATAAAAAAAACATAAATATCATATTGAACATCACTGATGAAATTGATAATTTTTATGAAGGGAAAAACAATCTAATTTATTACAAATTTCCAATTAGAGATAATAATTTGGATGACATATCAAGCATATTGAATGAGAGTTATAATGTGATTGAACATCATTTAGAACTTGGTGATAGGGTATTGGTTCATTGTTATATGGGAGCTTCTAGGTCGGCCTCGGTTGTGATACATTATATAATGAAGAAGTATGGAGTATCTTATGAACAGACTGTCAATCTTGTAAAAAGAGGAAGACCAGTTGTGAATCTAACTGAAAAGTTTCAAAATACATTGAAAGGGAGTATGTATTGAATATAAATTTATATTGTTTTTCAATATAAATTTGAATTGATTATGATACAAATACTCATATTGGCTCAGAGTTAAATTGTAATAGTTGTATATTTCATCTCCTTATTGTTCAAGTTTGGATAACATTTCTTTAAGAAATCGGCTAAGACTTTACCTGAATTTTTTATTCCTCTATTAGATTGGAACCAAGTTCTAGGTTGATATGAATCGTAGTTATTCACTATTTTTGTTAATGATGGTATTATATCATTTTCGTCTGTAAAGAATTCCCCTGTAATATCAGGAATTACATTATGCCATCCACCAATAATATTATAATTGACTAGTACAGGCATATTATAACACATTGCTTCTGTCATTACTCTTGGTGATGCATCTGAAATATTTGGAACGAAAAGGAACTTACATTTTTGCATTTCTTCTTGAAACTCATTATAAGGTAGAAATGGGAGGACTTTAACTAGACTATTACATTTATTGGTAAATTCACAGTTTTGTCTACCAACAAGTACTCCCTTGAGATTGAATTGACTACACATTACTTCTAAACATTTTTTAGCTAGTTCCCAGTTTCTATTGTATGATTGCCATCCTGGATCGCATTTCTCATTATCAGAGAGACAACAATACATAAAATCATATTCTTTTTCAGTATTTATTTTAAAAGGAATATTATCAGAGTCTTTTAGGTCGGCTTCAGTCATCAATATCATAGGTATATTGGATTGTCTGAGATTATCGGGTATTTTATCTTCTCTAAAACAATGTAACCAGGCGCTTGCCATCTGTGTATAATTATGATTTCTTTCTAGATGGAACTGGTCTTCGAATGGATTATCAATAGGTCCTGGAAATTCAAGATAGCTTGATATACCACAGAATGATAGTCCTTGATTTTTATATTCTTCATATAGTTCTTCATGCTTCGTTTCTCTAAATGGAGCTGAAATAACTATGATATTTAAAGGTTTTTGATTTTCGTCGAAAAGGTTTTTAAAGGGAAAACTTACGATTGGGATGTCGATGTATAGCTCAGTTTCTATTTTGAAAGAGTAATAGATGATGATACTAATAAATAGCAGCATTAGAATCATGCTGATGATGAATATAATTTTATGATTCAATTGAACCATTTGATTTCACTTTATAGTTATAAATATATTTTATCTACGAAAACTATATATTTATAAGACTGAAGTTGTGTAACACAATCTGCTAAATCATCCTTTTTCTTATTTGAATTTAGGTCGGCCATTGTATTTTCGTCTTGTCTATCATTGAATATCTCTGTTGTTTGAACTATGCTCCATTTTTTCCGAGCAGGTTTATCTATTGATTTGTAGCTAATTTTACCATTTTTTAGTTTCTTTTCAAGTTTAGGAGCTCCAAGAATTTGAGTCTTGTAATAGGCTGGAAATTCAACGAGTTGTTTAAATCTGCCATATCTGAAAGCAAAGTAAGACCAACAGTGTTGAGCTAGTTTAACGGCCATCGTATTGTTCTTTTTACCAAAGGACATTTGTTTTTCGATGATGATAGTATGACAATTGTCCCAGTAGGTTCCGTGTTGGTCTAGCAAGTCTATCATATTGTGATATACTTCAGTATCAAGATATGCTCCTTTTTTACAGTTTTTAGTCAAGTCATTGTTTTTGAATAAAATTGTTTTTCCGTTTGTCCATACTTGTTTTAATATATTTTTAAAATCTTGAGTTGGTGTACCGTTTAAATGATATCTATTTTCTTTTGATATATTTTGAATTGATAATAATGACTCGTTATCAATTTCTTCAATATAGAAAGCAAAGTTCTTTTTACCAATATCGATACTGCAAATGTGGTTCATATTCTGTTCCTTAAACTCTCATTTTTAATTTATAAATAAGCTTATTTAAAGTAAATGATTGAAGTTGAATTAACACCGTATTCTACTAGGCAGATAACAGGAGTAAATATCAAGATTCAAGAGATTAATTTTAATGAGTCTGCTACGTTTAGGGTTGAATTGATAAATGGTAAGACTCTTATTGATATTCAATTCGTTGAGATTAAAGGTGAAAACTATAGTAAATGGAATGGAGATGATGATTATATCCTCGATTTTATAATTGTACAGCTTGGGTTTTTGAGAAAGGGAGAGAGAAAGGTATACAGAGAACCGATATCAGAAGAAGAGTATCTTGAGTTAGAAGACGAGATTACATCATATAAAACAGATAATAACGAACTCAAAATCAGACTTGAAGATGAACTTTTGAAGGGTAAAATATTAAAAAAGAATATGGAAGAAATTTTGAGTCAAAACAATATGTTAACTGAAAAATTGAGTGTTATTACTTTTGAGAAAAACAATCTGAAGTTTCAGTTTGAAAGTGTAAATACGAAGTATGATGAGATAACACGTTTGTCAGACGATAAGAAGAGACATTACGAATATCTGATTAATCGTATTGATGAGTTAAATCAGATAAATGAAGAATTATCGGTTAAATTTGAAGATAAAAGCAAAGAAAATATTGTATTACAGACTTGTATGATGGACCTTTCTTCTAAAAAGGAGGAGTATGATATCAATAAATCCTTATATGATGAGCTGGAAACCAATTATAATAAATTAATGGAAGAGAACAAAAGAACAGAGATGATGAAAGTTCAATTTCAAAATAAGATAATTGAGCTTAAAAATGAAATGGAAGCCACGGTTACTCAAATGGAAAATCTAGAAAATGAGATGGAGCAGTTTGATATTGAAAGAAATGAAAATAACAATACATTAACAAGTTTACAAACACAGGTTCAAAATTATATTGCAAACGAACAAAAGTTAAATAGCATAATTGAAATTATGGAAAAGAGTAAGAATAAAAATCTTGAAAATATAGGCAATCTCAATCGTAGTATTTCTGAATTAGAAAATACAATGTCAAATCAAACTGATTATATCAATGAATTAGAAAGCGATATGAATAATAGAGAATCAAGTATTAATCAATTACAGGATGGAATCAACAGTAAAAATGCTGAGATTGAAAAGAATAAATACGAGAGTTCAGTTTGTATTTTAAACTTACAAAATGAAATATTAAGATGTAAGAATGTGTTAGAAAATGAAAGAACTAGTTTTCAATCTCAAGTTGAACAGTATGAAAATTATATTGGAACTCAAGATAAAATGGTTAATGAAAAACAAGAATGTATCACTAAAATGAAACAGAATATCATTAATTTCGAATATAATATAGAACAACTGGACGAGGAGAATTCTGAATTTATTCACAATCTAGAAATTTATGAAAATCGCAATATTGAATTAGAAGATAAATTGGATGATTTATTATCAAATTCTGTTGTTTCTTTAGAGGGTCAAATTGAACAAAAGACTTTCTATATTAATAAAGTATTGGATGAACTAAATCAAGAAAAAATACTATACAATCAACTTGTTGATGAGACCGAAATACGTCTTCACGAACGAGAAGAACATATCGATTTCCAATATCTTTTAATAAACGACTTGGAGGATACAATTCATGTTAAATCTAATAAAATAACTGAATTAGAAGGTCTAAACAGTATGAATTTAGTCGAAGTAAAAGAATTAAAAGATAAACTGAATTCTCTTTTAGAATTAAACAAAGAACTAGATAACGAAAACTACTTGTTACACGGTGAATTGGAGGCATCAGAAGAAAAGAATAATAGGAATGAAAATGAGGTGAGTAATACAAACAAGCAACTTATGATTCAAATAGATATGAAGAGTACAACTGTCGAAAAACTAAAGATAGATAATGAACTTTTCCAAAAAGAGATTGAAAATCAATCTCTTTTAATAACAGAGTTAGAAGATACCATTCAGAATAAATCTAATAAAATAACAGAATTAGAAGGTATGAACAGTCTGAATTTAATCGAAGTAAAAGAATTAAAAGATAAACTGAATTCTCTTTTAGAATTAAACAAAGAACTAGATAACGAAAACTACTTGTTACACGGTGAATTGGAGGCATCAGAAGAAAAGAATAATAGGAATGAAAATGAGGTGAGTAATACAAACAAGCAACTTATGATTCAAATAGATATGAAGAGTACAACTGTCGAAAAACTAAAGATAGATAATGAACTTTTCCAAGAAGAGATTGACGAATTAAATAACGAAATGAATACACTTTCAGTTCAAAATGATGCTTTTAGTCAAACAAACGAAAATCTGAAAATAGATAATGAACTTTTTCATAAAGAGAATGAAAATCAATCTCTTTTAATAAGCGAGTTGGAAGAGACCATTCAGAATAAATCTAATAAAATAGCCGAATTAGAAGGTGTGAACAGTATGAATTTACTCGAAGTAAATGAATTAAAAGATAAACTGAGTTCTCTTTTAGAATTAAACAAAGAACTAGATAACGAAAACTACTTATTACAGGGTGATTTGGAGACATCAGAAGAAAAGAATAATAGGAATGAAAATGAACTGGGTAATACTAACAAGAAACTTATGATTCAAATAGATACGACGAATACAACTGTTGAAAATCTGAAAATAGATAATGAACTTTTTCATAAAGAGAACGAGAATCAATGTCTTTTAATAAACGACTTGGAGGAGACCATTCAGGTTAAATCTAATAAAATAACTGAATTAGAAGGTGTGAACAGTATGAATTTACTCGAAGTAAATGAATTAAAAGATAAACTGAGTTCTCTTTTAGAATTAAACAAAGAACTAGATAACGAAAACTACTTATTACAGGGTGAATTTGAGACATCAGAAGAAAAGAATAATAGGAATGAAAATGAACTGAGTAATACTAACAAGAAACTTATGATTCAAATAGATACGACGAATAGAACTGTTGAAAAACTAAAGGTAGATAATGAACTTTCTCAAGAAGAGATTGAAAATCAATATCTTTTAATAAGTGAGTTAGAAGATACCATTAAGAATAAATCTAATAAAATAACCGAATTAGAAGGGCTAAACAGTATGAATTTACTCGAAGTAAATGAATTAAAAGATAAACTGAGTTCTCTCTTAGAATTAAAAAAAGAACTAGATGATAAAAACTACTTATTACAAGGTGAATTGGATGAATCGGAAGAAGATAATAATAGGTATGAAATTGAACTGTTTCATGCAAAAAAACAACTTATAATTCAAAATGACGAGTTTCTACAAACGAATGAAAAATTGAAGATTGATATTGAAGTTTGTAAAGAAGAGATTGATTTTCAATCTCTTTTAATAAACGATTTAGAAGATATAATTAAAGTTAAATCAAATAAAATAATTGAATTAGAAGGGATAACAAGTATGAATTCGGTCACAATAACTGAAATAAAGGATAAACTGAATTTAGTTTTAGAATTAAATAAAGAACTAGATGATGAAAACTACTTATTACATGGCGAGTTGGATACCATGGATGAAAAGAATAGCATTAATGAAAATGAACTAAGTCATATTAAAAAACAACTTATAATTGAAATAGATATGAAGAATGCATCTGTCGAAAAACTGAAGAAAGATAATGAACTTTTTCAAGAAGAGATTGAAGAATTAAATAATGAACTGTCTTCAAATTTGGTCCAAAACGATGAGTTTCAACGAATAAATGAAGAACTGAAGATTGATATTGAACTTTTTAAAAAAGAGATTGAAGAATTAAACAATGAACTAAAGACGATTTCAGTTCAAAATGTTGAGTTTCAACAAACAAATAAAGAACTGGAGAAGTATAATGAACTTTTTCAAAAAGACATTGAAGAATTAAATGATGAAATAAGGTCGATTTCACTTCAAAATGACGAGTTTCGACAAACAAATGAAGAGTTGGAGAATGATAATGAATTATTATATAATTTAAATAATGAGTTTAATTCTGAACTGGATGAAGCAGATAATAAAAATAGAGTCTTAAAAGAACAAAATACTCGTTTTTCTGATGAAAATCAAACGCTAGTTAATAAGTTAGAAAAGTTTAAAAAGCAGATTGAAAATCTAATGTAATTTACATTATTTATTATAGAATAATAAATAACGAATAATAGTTATATAAACTAGAGTTGTATATGAGTTTAAATTAAGTTATTTTCATCAGGTTCTGGTTTCATTGAGAAAATAGTTCTTTCTTCTGTTTGTTCTTTTTTCAACATTGGGTATTTATGTATCAGTCCAATTAGACGAGCATCTATGAATTCGAGGAGGGTATCAAGGTCACATGTAAACTTGATGTCAATCATATATGTATCCTTTATGTTGTTAATCCCTACCTTAGCGTTCTGTATATCATTTACTATATTCAAACAAATCATCATATCACTCTCTCTGTCTGACCTTTCATATAACGACAATAACTCGAATGCTTTCGATATTGTATCCTGGATGAAAGATAAACAATTGGCTCTATTGTCCTGATTAAGAAATGTCCTAGATATCATAGTTGTAAAGCCATCTTGTTGTACGTACATATGTCTTGTATTTATCTTCTCTCCCTTCTGAATCCGACCTATAAACTTAAGTCTGCTTACAATCTCTTTATTTGAATCCATTTTTGAGATGTTTATATTATGAGGGTAATAATATAATTCTTTTAGTTTTTTACAAGAGTTAAAAAGCACATCAGCGTACATTTATTATTTACCAATTTAATTTGCAATTACAATAATTACAAATTTAATAAATATTCTTTCGTATAATAAAATGGAAATAGATGATATAACTGATTTTTTACCTATATATCCAGACTTAGACGAAGCTGATTTTAGCTTCGATATATATAGGAAAAAAGAATTTTATAATGAAAGGCTTGAACAGACTGAAACCGTACCTAGAGTACCAGGACAACTCCTTAAAAATCAGAAGATAATGGCTCGTTATATGTCTTCTCGAACTCCCTACGATAAGATTCTTATCGTCAATGAAATGGGTACAGGTAAGACCTGCCTTACAACCGGAATTATCGAACAAATCAAAACAGAAAATAACGGGTTTAAAAAAGCAGTCATATTGGCTCGTGGTGAAGGCATCATCAACAACTTCAAAAACGAAATAGTATTCAAGTGTACTTCAGGTCAATATGTACCAGAAAATTATGATAATATTACAGCTTTAGAAGCAACTCATCGAATAAATAAATCATTAGATGAATTCTATGAGTTCAAAACCTTTGTAACATTTGCTAAAATGGTTGATAAAACAAATGTTGAATTCCTCAAGGAGTCATATAACAACAGTATTATAGTTATCGATGAGGTTCACAACTTACGATTACAGGAGAAAGAAGAAGGAATCAATGTCTATAGGAATATTTGGAACTTTTTACATTTGATTAAAAACTGTAAAATAATACTATTATCAGGCACTCCAATGAAGGATAGTCCAGAAGAGATTACATCGATAATGAATCTCATACTCTCAGTTGATGAGAATCTACCTACTGGTCAGGAGTTTATTAATTCGTATATGGATGTAAACCAAAACACAGGCTTAATGAGACTGAAAAGAGGAAGAATACAAGAATTAAAAACAGTATTCAAAGGTAAGATATCATATCTCCTTGCGATGAAATCTGAAATCCCAATGGAATATCAAGGTTCAATTATCGAAAATCAATTAAATGAATTCAAAGTTGAACCTGACCAAATGAGTCCTTTTCAAGCACAAGCTTATAATAAAGCATACGACCTTGATATTACAGCAGAGAAAAAGGGTATCTATTCAAACTCAAGACAAGCTACCTTATTTGTTTTCCCAGATGGAAGTTACGGTGAACCTGGTTTTAAAAAGTATATGAATATCAAAAAAGACGCAAAAACAAAAAAGTTGTACTTTAGATTAGAAGACAATCTAAAATCTTTATTTAGGGGAACAGAAGAAAATAAGCTTGAAACGCTTTCAAGATTTAGTAGCAAGTATACAATGTCTATTGCTAACATATTGAAATCAAGAAGAGAAAACAAGAGTATTTTTATTTATTGTGAGTTTGTCCAAGGTAGTGGTGCTATCCTATTTGCTTCTTTACTGGAACAATTCGGGTTTACTCAAGCTACCGGAAATGAAGGACCAAATCAATTCAGTCCGAGATATGCTATCATTACAAATACAACTGCTACCCTAAACAAAATGAAGAAAATCATTACTCGTTTTAATAAGCCTGATAATGCAACTGGACAAGTCATAAATGTAATCATTGGTTCAAAAGTAATATCAGAAGGATTTTCTCTTTTGAATGTTCAGGTTGTCGACGTCCTAACTCCTCATTGGAACTATTCAGAAATCGCGCAAGCTATTGCTCGTGGATACAGATTAGGTTCACATAAAGACCTCATATCAAAAGGAATAACTCCAACATTTCATATTTATCAAAGAATATCATTATCTAATAACAAGCCTAGTATCGACCTTGAAATGTATAAAATTTCAGAAATTAAAGATATAAATATTAAGCAGGTTGAACGAATTATTAAAGAATCATCCTTTGATTGTCCTTTAAATTACGAAAGAAATAGAATACATAATCCCAATTCAAATGGTAAACGAGAATGTGACTACATGGATTGTGATTACAAGTGTGATTTTGAACCAATAGAATTAACGGAAAAAGATATCGATAATTCTACCTATCAACTCTACTATTCTCAAATGGATGAACTGATTCAAGAAATAAAAAACATTTACAGATTGAATTTTATATTGTCATTTGATTATTTATCAAATTCAGAAGAATTAAATAACTACACTAATTTTGAACTGATTAGTAGTTTAAATTATATGATTAATAACAATATTGAAATTACCAATAAATATGGTATTTCATCTTACTTGCGAGAGAGTAATAACATATACTTTCTAGTTGATAATCTAACGATATCAGGAGACGTATCATTGTCTTACTATACAAGACATCCCATATTGAGAGAAGATATAACTCAAGATGAAATGATGGAACCTATCTATATATCCCTCATCCCTAATGTCATCAATAAAATATTTGAATCAAAAACAGTAGAAGATTTACCCTATTATTTTAACAAACTATCAAACGAAATCAGTGAAATGATGATTGAAAATTCAATTGTGGCTGAAATAAATGATGTAGACAAAAACAGAGTGCAAAGAACCCTGATTTTGAAATATTTTGAAAACTACTTTAAACGGTTTGAAGATGAAGATGGTAATCCAATCTGGATATCTTGGTATCTGCTGGATAAGGATAATATAGTCCGTTATATGGTTGAATCTGAAATTGGTGAATGGTTTAGCGGAGACGATAAAATAAGGGACCTTGTCTTGGAGTATAAAAAGACTCTACAAGACCAGTTGGATAACAATCCTTATGGTTTTTATGGTCAAATAAACAGGGGAAAGAATAAGTTCTGTATTCGTGATGTTAGAACCAAGGTTACCAAAAAACATAAACAGCGGTCTGGACGAGTTTGTTCTACTATACATCGATACGAGCTTATCAACCTTGCTTCTAGGATATTGAATATCGATGGCAATGATGATAGGTTAAATAGGGAAACTAATAAATCAACATTATGGAACAGAATTCAAACAACAAAGACTTATCTATCAAAGTCTATGGATGATGGAAAGATTGTGTTGACCAATGATGCGTCTATTGACGAGATGAGGAGATTCATATACTGGGGAAACAAGAATGTAGAAGAACTCTGTAACTCAATTCAAAATTGGTTAGAAACAAAAAATTTGTTGGTAGAAGATGAAGGATGTGGTAAGAGAGGAAAGATTAAAAAATAAATAGGAAAAGGTAATATTTTAAAACCAGATTGAAACTATAATTGAAATACATAATCAGCTTAGAAAAGATACGAAATAATCTTTAAATATTAATTTATTATAATAATAAATGAGTAAAACAAAAAATGTTGAAGATTTTTTGGCTTGGTATGAAAAAGCAGGACGACCTAAATATATAAAAGTAGATTGGGAAGGAGTTGAAAATCAAGCTGGAATTGAATATCAAAATCAATGGAGAGCTGGTAAAATTGTAGAAGAAACACCAACACCTTCACCTTTTAAAACTGAAAAGGAATTTTTGGATTGGTTTTATAAAACAAAACCATCATATATAAAGGTAGTTGGAAAGTCACCTAGAAAAGTAGTTAGAAAGTCACCTAGAAAAGTAGTTAGAAAGTCACCTAGAAAAGTAGTTAGAAAGTCACCTAGAAAAGTAGTTAGAAAGTCACCTAGAAAAGTAGTTAGAAAGTCACCTAGAAAAGTAGTCAGAAAGTCACCTAGAAAGGTAGTTAGAAAGTCACCTAGAAAGGTAGTTAGAAAGTCACCTGTAGGTTGTCGAATTATGACTAGTAAAAAATATAAGGAGAGAAATGGTCCTCCTAGACCTGCAAATGAAACAGGATGTAGAAATCATTTGGTTTATGGTAACGATGGTTTGTTATATGAATCAAAGGTTAATAAAGCTGGAATTTACCGTTGGGTTAAAGTTAAGAACTAAATAATGATAACAAGTATAAATTTTATTTTCAATATAAATAAAATTTATTATTTCAACTAATAAATGAGTTTAAAATTAGAGAAAATGTGCGCAACAAAAATATTTCCAGATAAGACGATGATTACCCCAAGTCCTAGCATAAATGATGATGGTCGTATTAGAGCTGCTTTTTATACACAAAAAGTATGGAAAAAGAATTCTGAAATCAGTATTTCTTTTGTCGGTGACCCGTCTAGGATATCATTATCAAGCTCAGCCGATGAAACGGAAGACCCACTTCAAAGTCAAGTGGAAAATATGAACTATAAAGATGCAATTAAGAAAATTATTATGGAAAGATTACAACCTTTAGTTAATCTGAAATTTACTTTTCTTGCTGATAATGTGAATACAGCTTTAGTCAGAATTGATTTCGATCCTAATAGAGGTTCTTGGTCTTTATTGGGTACTGATTGTATACAATCGAAGAATGGACCAACAATGAACTTTGCTTGGTTTGATGTTGGAACCGTATTACATGAATTTTGTCATTTGTTAGGCATGATTCATGAACATCAGAATCCCAGAGGAGAAAAGATTAAATGGGATTCCGAAAAAGTCTATAATTGGGCAGAATCAACTCAAGGTTGGGACAATAAGGAAACAGATACAAATATCCTAAATGCTTATAATATAGACCATATTAATGGGTCTGATTTTGACCCTTTATCTATTATGTTGTATTTCTTTCCTGCAAGTCTAACTACGAATGGAAAAGGAACAAAGCAAAACTTAAGGTTTTCAGGCATAGATGTGCTCTGGATTAATAAGACATACTTTAGACAAGACGGACCGTCACCAGATATATATTATAAAAAAGCATATAATGTTCCTCTTAAATCTTCTATTGAAAAAAGTAAAGAAATAGCAAAGAAAAGTTCAGGTAGTAATGGAATATATTTAAAACTCCTGATGTTTGGAATAATTTGTGTATTACTGTATCTTTTTGTAACAAAGGTTTTACTGAAAAAACTTAAGAAGAAATAATATCCTATCTATAATAAATGTCTAGATCTTTCAGTGTAGTACAAGTTGGTGGTAAAAATGTGAATGACGGAGGGAGATATCTCTCTGAAACTCCAAGTGGTGCAGCAAAAAAAGCTGGTTCCAGATTGCTTAAGAACAGAAAATCAGTTAAAGTAAAGATGGTCGAAACAACTAGAGGAAGCAGTAATAAGGAGTATTCTTATGTTGTAAAGAAGGTTCAGGTCAATAAGCTAGTCGTTCGTGACGGAGTTGAAGTTTTGTATAGATTTAAAACGGTGGTTAAGGCTGTATAAATAAATGAATCTGATATTGAGTTATCGTTCAAATAAATTATAAAAGATAAACTCTTTTATAATTGAAAGTAACATGACTTATCTCCTAAAGATAAGAGGTTTTAAAGAATATTGCTATCTATCAAAATGATACAAAACTATGTCGAAGAACTCAACAACATAAGAACAGAAATTTTGAGAAACAATATGAGAAATAGGATATTGAAAAAGAGAGTAAATGAATTAGAGGGTCATATATTGACTTATTTGAAAGAGAAGGAACAAGAAGGGGTTAAGTACAAGGGGAAAGCAATCATGGTTGAAAAGAAAGAAAAATTTAAACAGAGTAAAAAGCTAAAGGAAGAACTCGGTGTTGGTTTCCTCCGTGAGATAGGTGTTCGTGATGCAGAAAACGCATATAGACAACTACTTGAAACACAAAGAGGAGAAGCAGTTGAAAAAGAAACTCTAAAAATTAAAACCTTAAAGTAATTAAAATTGGTTAGAACGGATATAATGATTATTTGACCCGATATGTCTCTTGTAAACTAATAAATGAATCGTGTGTACATCACATAATTCACAGTTGTATGTCAAACGGTAATTTGAACTTGGTTTCGTATTTGTGTAATAATTCAATGAATGTTTATTCTTTTTCATATATCGGATATGATGAATCATTTACTATTTATTTACCTTACATTTTTAAACATATTAAACAGAAACAAGAGTATACATATTTGAATTGTATTTCAGTTCAAATATTATTTGTAAATAACAAACTCTCTAACAAGCCATCAATATAATCTCCTTTATGATGTTATCTTTATACAAAGAAATCAAAGCGATATCCAACTTCAATATTTTATTCTTTTCTACAGTTAAATTTGAATTCTCTTCGTAGTAGTCTTTAATGAGTAATAGATTATGATACTGATTTACGGTATCATATTCGTTAGCATATTGTAATACATCCGACAGAAGAGTACCATTAGTCACATCCATCGTTATTGTTTTACCAGTTGAAAGTCGAATGAAAATTTGCATTTATATAATTATAATTTGAATTTAAATCCGTTTAATATATTCTCTTAATAAATGAATATACAAGAGGAAGAACTCAATTATGAGAAACAAAAGGTCGTTTCCCTATTTGGAACTAAATTGGACATTGTAACACTAATAATTTTTACAGGAGGAATATTACTTTCCATTTTTATATGGACATACTTTGGATTATATAATTACAAAAATAATCGTTATTTTCTCCTTGTTCTCTGCTTGTTTTTAGTTACTCAGATTTTTTCAAGTGGAATTTACGCAGCAAGCTATTCGATTGAAGATAATGAAATCAAAGAGATAGTTCAACTGAATGCCGTTATATTCAGTTCACTCGTAATTCTACTTGCATTTCAAAACAATAATTATAGTGAACAAGATAACAAGATGTTGGTTATTGCACTTGTATTATCCCTCTTAGCTCTGATGTACTACAATACACCCAAGAGTAGCAGTGCAAAACGGATTATTAGGAAAATGAAGAATGTATTCATGACTATTTCCATATTTGTTTTTATGAATATGCTTTACAATTTGGGTTGTAATAAATTTGGTCTGTTATCTGAAAGCAAATAAATGAATTGCTTTTCAATATAAGATTCGAAAGAATTGAAGTATAATACTATATTCTTATTATAAATTATTAATAATTTACAATATAAAATCAAGTGCAATAAATCATCATCATTATGCGTTATTTGGAACTACACCACCATCTACAACATCGAAACAAAGGGCTTTTGCTAGTTCAGAAAGCTCATCGTCATTTCCAAGTGAAAGCTTCAATATTCTTGAATTAATCATATTCTTTCCAAGTTCACGAGCAGTGCTTGCACAGATATCAAATATTTCTACAGAAATATGTTCAAGTACAGCAGCAAGATATACTGCTGTTGCAGAACCAACACGACAGTTATACTTTTTAAAGAATTTAGATACACGAGTGACTGGTAAGACCAACCCTGCTCTTTCTTGTTTTCCCTTACGAGGTCCACCAGAAACTTTTGATGATGCATAATTGGCAACTGCTTTAGTTCCTGTAACTTCAACCGCTTTTGACAAACCACCACTCAATAGTATTCTTGACGCATACAGAACAGTACCAGGAGATATTGTCGCTTTCTTTTTCTTCTCATTAAGGAACTTAGCCTTCTCACAAATTGCACTTGCTAATAGATTTAGAAACTGGTTTATTTGAGATTTACTAATTTTATTTAGTTTCATATCGGGACAAATAGTCTTCTGAATACGGGATAAAAAGAGTGCAAAATTAGCTACAGGAGCTCCGGCACTTAAACCTCCATTACCACAACGACCAGCCTCGCTATTTACATTGTACAAATTTATATCAGAAGGTTTAACTCCTATTCTTCCAGCATGAATAGCATTCTTATTTGCATGGTTTAACATATTAATAACACAGTTTTCAGCGCAATGTTGTATTAATACCATAGCATCCCTAGAAACACGAAGTTCTGTGTTATAATATTGAATTAATGATTTAACGATTCTTGCAAATATTAATTTTGGTATCATCAAGCAACCAGAAAGTTCTTGGTAATATTTTATTTCATTATCGGCTATATTCACCTTGTATTTTTTTGGTTTACATAAAGACTTGCTTACAGGCTTGCTAAAATACTTATGAGGGATTCCTGCTGTTACGGCGTTCACATCAATTGTTTTCTTCCTATTATAACTTGTATAATTTACTATATTAGAAATCCACTTATCAAGCATATAAAACATATGTCCTCTTACTTCATCATACGCTAGTCCATTTAAACTCTTCACACCTGCTCTACGAGCCATTCTAACGATAGAAGGTTTATTAATAGTAGAGACTATATTCATACCTTCAATTATATCCATTTATTATTAGTAAATAAATTTTCTATATTTGTATAATTTCATAATACAAATATTAATCAATAAAAACAAGCTTCGGACAGAAGATACCCTTTAGCTCATTCAATACTCTCTCTCTATTCTTCATTCTAAACAAATATTGATTTCTTACAAAATCAGGCTGGAATCCAACTATGTTTTTAAAAGCGACATTACACATCTGGTCCAGAGGAACAACCAAGTTCTTTAGATAATACATATAATCCAATTTGATGATATCACCATGTTTCTTGATATATTCAACATCTTCTACCTTATCATATAACTTGCCTCTCTGATTATTTGGATAAGCAATCACGTATTCTAATCTCGTTCCTGCTGGAACAATCATTCCTCTATTTTTCATCCTTATAGAAAGCTGAACTTGAGCAGGTAAAGAAGCAAGATAATATTCTTCTTCTGTATCGACATTCTTCCTTGTCAGTTGTTCCTCCTTCTCCTTCGGTTTATTACTCAGAGGAGGAACCTTATAATCACCAACCTGAATCTTAATCGATTTCTTACCCGTTTTTTCATTCACGCTTTCTACCTTATATGAATCAGGGTCTTCCACAACTTCAAGAATATTTCCAGAATTTCCAACTGATTTAGTAACTATAAAATCTTCAATTGGTTTTGAATGAGAAAGGAGGTCGTTTATCTCTGTCAGTATATAATATAAGATATCTTCACTATTGATACAATCGGCAATCTTTGATATCACATTTTCATAAACATCACGAACGAACTTTGAATTATCTCGTCTTGCAAGCAATACTCCTTTCTTACCAATCTTCTTATTTATATTTCCCTTTGCATCACAAGCTCGATACATATATCTTTTCTTTGTCAGAATAAAGAAGAAACTGTAGATTGTCTCCTCAAAATCAATTCGAACTGGAGGTGGGAATTGCATACTAATTTCATCTGCTACCTTAAGAGCATAGGCCCAAGTCTCTTGTGCAGTTGTCAGATGAGGAAAACAGACATAATTACTATCTGTATCACCATATATGAGTTTGCCTTGATGTAGTTCCTGAATATCTCTCGATACTTTTTGGATATTAGTTCGACCCATATAAGTAACGCACATTGCACCAGGCATTAGAGGTAAATATCCTCTCTTTACACCAAGGGCTCCATACATACTATTTGCTGACACCTTCAAAGCAAGCTGTCTTTTGTCGAGAACATTACAAAGAGATGATAGTGTTTCAATGTTTTCAGACTGATTTTCATCTTTTGTTTCTCCATTCTTAATTGACTTGATTCTATCCTTATATTTATTGATTTCTTTTCTCGTATTTTGTCTTGCGTCCAACAAGTTCTGAATAATAGTAGGTAAAATACCCTTTGGTTCCTTGAGAAAACGATACTTTCTCTTTTCGCACATTGGATTCTTTGCAATGGTTTTCTTTATATCAGACCTTTCTTTCTTGTAAGGTTTCAGGTCATCAACTTTAGCCTTAATCTCATCTGCTAATTCTTTTTTCCGAAATTTATCAATCCTGCTATCTCGTAAGTTTCGAAGGTCCTTGATATCATCTTCCTTCTTTTTGATGTAGTTGCTCAGGTTATTGATACGAATCACCTTCTCATCATGTTCGCAACCGATATGGTCTTCCCATTCCATCACGTTACATTTCCGGTTAGGAATGCTATCATCGGTGACCCAAGTCGAATAATCAATATTATAACCGATAATAATTGATGGATACAGAGAACAAAAGTCAAGAGGAACGACCATATTATAAGAGCCAGGAACAGGGTCAAATACATAAGCACCAACATATCTTTCATTGTCTTTGGCCTCATACCCATTGCTCTCAACAACAATATTTTGATTCAAGCAATGCTTATAGATTTGAGAAAAGACCTTGATTTGTTGCCCTTGTGTATATAGAGTAAAAATAGGAACATTACAAATGCTTGCCATCTCCGTTAATCCATACCATGTCTGAAGTTTACCGATGAGAGACACGACAAGAGCACTATCTTTTATGCAGTATTTACCAACAATACCCATTGCTTTTTCAGCTTGAAGAGAATAACTCCCGTCTGGTTTTCTCTTGGTACCAATTTGGTAGCATTTAAATATACCCTTCACAGATAAAGGGTCTTTTGTTTGACCAATAAAGAATTCGGCAATTGTTTTCAGTTTATAATTATTGAATTTGTAATCTCTTTTTATGAGAGGAAGAAGGTCAACATACAACCGTCCTTCTGCGTCCAAGAACTCAAATTCCTGATTCTTATAAGCAGAAGATGACCAACTGATTTTCTTCTTCTTTGCCATCTTCGTTTTATGAAATCCTTGTTTAGCAAATATATCAGGAACCATGCATGGCGTGTTCGCTCGGTCAAGCATATACGGAATATCAAAACCAAATATGTTATATCCACAAATGATATTCGGATTCTCCGTTCTAATCAACTTTACAAATTCAATAAGAATATCAGCCTCTGTATTACAGTTTATAATATGAACTTCATCACCAACTATAGATTGCTTAGGTCTACCGAGTGAAATCAGGTAGGAAGTATAGTTGCTTTCATTATAATCTCCTTCCCTTGTAAAGACACAAGAGATTTGAAATACCTTATCTCCCTGATTCACTGATTTAGGCATTGCATTATTATTGGTCGAATAGACCTCAATATCAAAACCCATTATCTTAGGCTTAGGAGCAACCGGATTTTCAAAAGGACCAATACGATTTTTACTTACAATATATTCATGATTACATAAAGTAAGCTTGTTTTCTTCAGTTTGTTTCTTCCCTGAAAATTGAATCCATCCTGCCGTTGATATATTTTTATTACATACAAATTGCAATATAGGATTGGCTTGGTCTTCGTGTACTTTCAATATAATTCTTCCAAGCCCTGATATAATCATCGGTTTTCTAAGCAAATAAACAAGAGACTTGATATGTTCCTTATTTGCAAAATAACAAAGTAAGAAGGGAAATAACTTATATTCTCCGTTCTTTGTAAAATTAGCTCTGTAAAGTTTCTTCTTCAAAACATACTGGGCATCCAACGTTTCCTTCTGCCTAGTCAAAAGTTCATCAATCTTCTTCCTGATAAGGAAGACACAACCTTCCGTAACATCAGGTGGAAGTTCAATATAACAATAAGGGTAAAAATCATCAACACGAACGCAGATATTCTCATTCTGTTCGTTTAGTCCATAGATACGGATACAAGTACATTCAGTTTCATCTTCATCAAGATACCAACTATAGGGGAAAATTCGTGAGCTTTGCATTATTCTACTTTAAACTGTATTTTCATTTTTTAATTCATTTTAATAGCGACTATCTATAACATCAAATAAGTATAACCATGTTTTAATTCTTCAAAACTATACTGATGACCAATCTCTTGATGTTCGCTTTCTTTGATTATTATCTTTACATTACGATGATTCCGTCTGCTTGCACAACATAACTTTTTTATAAAACGTAAAAATCCCATTTATTATGAGACTGAAAATTTAAATTCAAACAAATTTAAATTTTATTATATTAGTCGTTATTTATCTTAATGTGAAAATCCAATTGTCTTGGCAGTCTAAATTTTCGTTCCTTGTTGACAATAAAGTGGTCGTAAACCAATTTTCGCATAGTATTAATCACATATTCTAAATCTTGTATGTTATCCATGTATTTCACATATGATGTATGTTCGTCTATATTTGACCCTGCTTCAGACAAAATACGATTGATTATGTATTGATAACTTTGAATTGTCATTAGACTGATATCTTCTATCAACACACTATCGCTCGGATTATAAAAAGTAATTGAAAACAGTCTGTTAATTGAACTGATGATTGAAAGACGAAAAGCATAATCAATCACTTTATTATAGTTTTGAGGGGAATTCTTAATATCATAAAACAAATAAGCTTGTTCTACAAATAAATCATATTTATCATTTCGAATTGACATTGACATTTTTATTTATAAAGAATAAACAAAATACAATTCAATTTAAATATTCGAATTTCAATATCGAATTAAAGTGATATTTGTAAAATCAAATAAATTTAGTTATAAATATGACAATTGATATTGAATCTATAAATGGAGAAAATAATAATATTTTTAAGTTACAGGATGAATCTAAACTGAAACAGTTGGTTTTTGAACTTATTAAGAAATCAAACTCATCTGATATTGATGATAAGATATTCAATATTATCAGAAAGAAGTATAAGATTCTCCCATCTAAAGTACAATTACGATACATCTACGAAAAATACTTTCATCATATTCAACTGAACAACAATCTAAAAAGATTCCTTATTAAACGAGCGATGCGTTCACAATCAGGTGTATTGGTTTCTACTGTTGTTCTACGTCCTGATGTTTTCTCCTGTCCAATGAATTGCGCCTACTGTCCTACAGAAACAGATTTATCCGGAAGGCCAACTCAACCTAAATCATACCTATCTACCGAGCCTGCTATGCTTAGAGCCCTTCAATACAACTTTGATATTAAAGAACAGATTCGCGATAGAATCAAGTCTTATATCAACACTGGTAACATCGATACATCATCCAATACCCCCTGCAAGCTTGAAATCATCATCTCCGGAGGGACTTGGGAATCATATCCATACAACTATAGAGATAAAGTAATGAATGAAATATATTGGGCTTGTAATACATTTAATAATCAAAGAGAAATGAATTCAATTGAAGATGAGATTCATACAAATGAAACATCAACATTCAGAGTTATCGGACTTACACTTGAAACTCGACCTGATTTCATCACAAAAACTTCCATTAAAGATTATCGACGTTGGGGAGTTACGAGAGTTCAAATCGGGGTTCAGCATTATAATGACTATATCCTTCAAAAAATCAATAGAGAATGTTATACCGTAGATACTATTCATGCGATTAAACTACTGAAACAGACTGGCTTTAAGGTAGTATGTCATCTAATGCCGGACCTACCAGGCTCATCACCTCAATTAGATAAATGGATGTTTTATCAAGCTATAAATAACCAACAACTCCAATTTGATGATGTAAAAATATACCCTACAGCTGTTTGTCAATCAGATAATCATAATATCATTGTAAAATCTGATATTTTAGATTGGTACAAAGCAGGCACATATATGCCTTATGCAGATAAAAACATCAATGATTTAATTGATGTTCTCATCTACTACAAAACCAATATTCAACCGTGGATTCGTATACAGAGATTAGTTCGAGATATACCAGAAAAGTCAATTCAGGCTGGATATGAAAAGATTAGCAATCTACGGCAACTCTTACAAAACAGAATGACAAAACATGGATTAAAATGCTACTGTATTCGTTGTATGGAAATTGGAGACGGAAAACAAACTCAAAAAAATAATTCATCTCCTATATTGGTTGTACGGAATTTTAAAGCATCAGATAGTTTAGAATATTTTATTTCAATTGAAACTCATAAACAAGCTGGAATCATTAGTTTTAGTTTTTGGTCTTATGTATGGTTTCTCTTCATATCCTGGGTTATATCAATACTGCAGTATCCGAAAAAATACAATCGATATTGGTATGGTGACCTAGAAACGTATACCAGCCTGATTGGATTCTGTAGACTAAGGATTGATAAAAATGCTGGTGCTGGATTTATCGCCGAAATCAAGAATTCGGCTATCATTCGTGAAGTACATGTGTATGGTCAAACTTTGGGTGTAGGAGAAAACGGTGAATCTTCTCAACACAAAGGCTACGGTAAACTGCTTGTAAGAACGGCCGAAGATATTGCTAAAAGACATAAATACGATAAGATATCAGTCATCGCAGGAGTTGGAACAAGGGAGTATTACAAGAATAAATGCGGATATCAACTTGAAGGCACATATATGGTTAAAAATATCTGATTTCAATATATTTTATATCATATTTCTTATTATAAATGGTACGTGTATTAGATTTTAAGATGTCATTATTCATCTTTGCTCTAATTATATCTGTAATTCTAGTCTATTTTTCAACAAAAGCGGTTAAGGAATCGTTTATGGACCGTTTACTCAGTAAAATTAATGCTATATCAGTCGTATATATTGCGGTAGGTATATACATAACATTTGAGATATTTAATCAAACCACGGGAGAAATGAGACGACAAACAACACTAAAAATAATTGAAAGAAGTTTACTAGGTAATATGAAGCTAATAATTGATAATTATGAGAAGTGTCCCAAATTATGCTCATCATTATTTTATGACTGGCAAAAACCAAAGTCATTTGTCCCTTTAAATAAAGAGGATAATTGGGAAACCAAAATATTCGTATCCTTTAATATATTTCAAGCTTTTGAGGATATATTAACCGTATCAGAAGTTGACCAGACTGGTCTATATGTATGGATTGCAAATTTCTTACCTTGGGCTAGTTCTCCTTACTTAAAAGAATCTTGGGACATCTTATATCCAAACTTCGCAGACAGAACAATTGCTTTTGGTAATTTTCTCTTTAAAAACTGTCTAGACAAAGCAAAACCTAATAATGTCATAGAATATAAAGAATATAGCGACAAATTATCTCAATCAAAAGAGTTCATAGACCTTTTAAATAATTACAAATAAACATAAATTTTAAATTGGTTTGTAATTTAAAATTCTCAAAATTCTTCTATTCCATGCGTTATGATTGTCTGATATGTTTCTAAAGCTGTAATCAAAGTCCCCTTGCTTTGAAACTCATTCATACCTTTCTTTTGAAGTAGCTTCACTGTCAAAGGATATTCATTACATATGTAAGTGCTCATGCCTTCAGTCTGTTCTATCCTATCAATCTTCTTATTTAGAGGCGCAAAATTAGAAGGTTGATAATTATGGGAAGGTATCTTATGATTCTCCGATAATTCTCTCGTTTGTAAAGAAATCCAATTTGTCCCTCGAAGTTGCATTGGAAAATGCAAATTATTCGTATCATATGGAACAATCATAATTATGTACCGACACTGATTATTTAATAAACAATACGTTTTAACCATGTACAAGCTGAATTTATCATCTATATTTTTGATTTTATATAAGGTTGGATGATTAAAGTAATCATCGAAATAGTCAAGAAGCGATGTCTGTTCAATCTCGTCGTCAATAACCAATCCATATGTTGTCATTATCTTTTTTTATTATATTGGTTATTTATAAATGGATTCAAAATTATACAAGCTCGGGTTCCTCGACAATGACACCATGATGAGAAGAGACATACAATACCCATTATCAAATCAAATCATTTCTAACAACTGCAAATCAGATAAAGCAAAAACGACCTGCAATCAATATACTTTATATCCTGCTATTCACAGAAAGTGGGACTATGGACCATATACATGTCCTCCTAACGTTCGATACATTTTTTAAAATAATACAATTTCAACTTGACTATCAATTTGAAATTCATAACTTTGACATAATTATTCCTTTTTACCCTCACCTCCTTTTGTGATTGATTTCATATACTTATCTGTCAAGTATACAAAACTATCTACCCACTTCCACATTACCTTCTTATCCTCATCATCAAGGATATCGGAACGCCACAACCTCTTGAAATGACCAATCTTATCCCGATTTGAACCATTCAAATCAAATAGATTATTCTCAAGAAAAAACTGTTCATCTCGATTCTTAACCATCATCTTGAATAACTTATTATCCTTATTCAATTGATAATTGAAGTTGTTCATCACATCTCTAATAGGAATCTGATTAGAAAGAAACAAACGAATTACAACCAAATCACCTTCAGACGGAAACTGGTTAATCAACTCGTCGAAAAAATTAATAAGCTGGTTTTTAAATTCAAGTAGTATATCTTCTGTTGACATTTTGTATTTTTAATCTTACCTTTAAACAACTTAAATATAATTTACTTATTGCAAATTATATTTTTAATCTAAATCATATTGAACAACAGTCTATTCCAAATCAACTATAGTGCCAAATACACTAAATCTCTGGTTATTATACTGAGAAGCAGTTATATTGACTTTCAATTGCTTCCCCTCCGATATCGTTCTACTCTGCTCTCCTTCCTCCTTTACAAATGAATTCGTTTTCTTCACAAAAGCATATCCAACTATAGACTGCTTTGGAATCAAAATTTGCATCTTCTTCATCACGTCAATAAATATACCATCAGGGAAAACCATGCACACCTTCCCTGTTAATACCCTATCAGACTTTGGATTCAAACAAGAAGCCTCAAACTTTATATCAAACACGATATTCGAATCCATATTAATATAATTATCAAGAATCTTGATAATTCGATTAATCTTAATAATATAACCATAATCCTTATTGCACTCCAAAGAACAGATTCGAGTGAGCTCATTCATTATATGCTCCATAATATTCGAATCCATAAACTTAGGCTCAATACACACTTGCTTCTGAATGATAATCTTTTCCATATGAACTAAATTTAACATTGGAATAATATTAAATTTCAATTTAAGACACCCCTCAAAATGCTACATTCAAAAACCGCTGAAAAGCTATCTTACAATGACTATTCAATGATATTTTACCATTCTTTATCAACTCGTTCAGACATTCTATCTTGACCCAACCAATACCATTAGCATCATTCCCGTATATATGGTCCTGAACACTTACATCACACTCTTCCGACTGAATGAAAAAGTAAACAGCCTTATTTCGAATAGATATAGAATACATAAACTGCGATTCAGTTACATCAAGACCAGTCTCTTCCTTCACCTCGCGAACAGCGCATTTATTATATGTCTCGTCCTTATCCAATGTTCCCTTTGGAGGACCCCATAAATTACCTCTAGATTGTATCAACAACACCTTATTCTTTGACGGGTCATAAATGAAAACACCAGCCTTTTGCCTCCTGTTTCTCCTATCAAAAAAAAAAGGTTTTTTAGAGTATGGTTTTATACTCAAATTACAACAATCATTAAAACATTTAAAATTCATTATTCTTTATTTAATACTACATTGAAAATCCTTAAATAAAACAATTTATTTTTATCACATCTCATGAGTTACCATTCAAATTCAAACTGACTTAAATTCATAATCAATTCAATTAAATGATGAAGAACATAAAACAAACATTATTCGGACAACTCTATTTTCTCAATAAACAATCTCATTTCCAATTGAAAACATCCAATTTGTATTGTGAAACTTTCTTTATTCAAAATCACTATATCTACGGAATCTTTGAATTCAAACAATTATCAAAAAATGAACTATACTCCAATCTGATTATAGGAACAAAAGACAATCTATTTAAAATAGAAGAACAATATCGAATTATCAATAACATCGAAACTATAAAACTACAAAATTTTGACCTGAATATCAAGATACAAGATATCAATAATGATACCCTAAAAATCATACTCAATAAAAACAATAATCATATCATCAATTGCTCTTGCTTTCATCGACATTAAATTATTATTTATCAAATAATAACTTGAAACCCAATTCAAAATTAAACATCTTCGTAATCAAAATTTTGAACTCGTCTATCACATGAATTTATAAATTGTAAAAATACCCTCATTGCAACTATAATAAATACACAAAAAATAATAGTCAGACTTATTACAAGTATTTCAGTATCCATTTATTTATATCTTTAAAATTATAAACTTTCAATTTCAAACCGAAAAACAATATCATATGTTATTAAAATCACGAGTATTATCAGTTATTGGTTCTATCTTCAAAAGACACAAACATATTTTATACACAAACGAACAAACAACCGCAATACATACTATAGATATCAAAACTTCCATTTATTCAATATCATTACCGTTTAAATATTTTTGATAATTTTATAAATAATCATAAACGCTATTAAACCAACTATTATACTTATCCCTTCCTTAGAACCTAATTTATTTATAATATTCATTAGTATAGGTCTTAAAGTATCTACTACTTTTTCCACTTTTTTATTACCTTCGATTAATCCTCTTATATCCTTTCCAATTCCATTACTAATATCACCAATATTACTACCACTACCACCTTTATACTTTTCAGGAACAAAATCCAAAGTATTAGGTATATCAAACGTTAACGCTCCTCCTAATATGCCTCCATCCATAATAATAGGAACATCAATCCCATTCCAATTTGATTTATCAGAAATCTGATTACTACAAGCCATCTTGAAATATCCTCCATCACCACCATAAACTCCCCAAGAATTACGAATCAACCAATATTTAATTCCCTTTGAATTTATACCCCATCCAACAATAACTATTGCATGACCACCATCAAACCCAGATTTTGCATTTGGAATGTAAACTTCATCAGGATTCATAGCTTTTTTATCCCAGAAATCGTAAAAATCATTATAGACGGCAAAAGCAGATACTACAGGTCCCTTTGAATATATCTCCTTTTTTATATTCAATATTGAAGAAGGAATGTCAATATCAGACATACTCGATATCAGATATTCAGACTTTTTTACCCAAAGAGTACTATAATATTCACCATTACTCATTTTTACAGAATACATCTTATTCTTTGCCAATGGATTACCACAACAATTGCTACAACAATTATCGTCAACAGCACTCAAACAAGGATATGGAAACCACTCAGCTTTTGGAGCTTTTATATTTGCAGGATTATTTTGAACCAGTGAATAAGGCCAACAAGCTTCAACCTTTACACCTGTCTTTCCAAAGAAAGAAAATGCATCACTCGTTAACCCACCATTACAACCATTTGCTAATCCATTATCAGGAATTTGACTTGAACAAGATAAAGTCCAAGTTGTACTTGGCTTTGGTGCTTTAATACCAAGAACCTTAGACTCTGTTAAATTACTTCCTCGTATCTTACCATCCTCAGAAAATTTAATTGCATATCTATCTCCTAATGCTGTAGCTGCTGAAAAAGCCCAACAAGAACCACATAATCCCTGGTCTCTAGGAACCTCTATATTTACAAATTTATTGTCCCTCCAATTAAAGTTATCTGGAAGTGCAACTGCTATATCTGCCAATCCAATTGGTTTTTTCGATACTTTTGAACTTGGCAACATTACTAATAAATTAGCCCTATTAACTCTTTTACCACTATATTGTATTGGTTGTTGAATATCTGACAGGGTAACACCTGGTGGTAATGAAGGGCATACCAAAGGCGGGTTAGGTAATTTTACTTTATCCATTTATTAAATGTAAAAACAAATTGTTTTTACGTTTTGATATTACATATCTCTTCTACCTTACACTCTTCTCTTGAGCTTAGGTGATACTTTCCTCTTGAGCTTAGGTGATACTTTCCTCTTGAGCTTAGGTGATACTTTCCTCTTGAGTTTAGGAGACACTCTTCTCTTGAGCTTAGGGGAAACTTTCCTTTTGAGTTTAGGAGACACTCTTCTCTTGAGCTTAGGTGATACTTTCCTCTTGAGTTTAGGAGACACTCTTCTCTTGAGTTTAGGAGACACTCTTCTCTTGAGCTTAGGTGATACTTTCCTCTTGAGTTTAGGAGACACTCTTCTCTTGAGTTTAGGAGACACTCTTCTCTTGAGTTTAGGAGACACTTTCCTCTTGAGTTTAGGAGACACTTTCCTCTTGAGTTTAGGAGACACTTTCCTCTTGAGTTTAGGAGACACTCTTCTCTTGAGTTTAGGAGACACTTTCCTCTTGAGTTTAGGAGACACTCTTCTCTTGAGTTTAGGAGACACTTTCCTCTTGAGCTTTAGAGAAGATTTCCTCTTTGGAGAATTGATATTTCTAATATTGTAGTTATTAGGTTGTAATACACGTTCATCAATTCTAAATAAATAAATCCTACGTATTATATTATTATTTATTGGTCTTTTCTTAGGCACAACAGGTACACCAGGGACTGCAGGTCGGACATTAAAGTTGTTTAAGTAGGCTAATATTGGAAATGGTACAGTTTTAAATGGTTCATAAACAACTATTGCACCTATTTCATTTTTAACTAAAACAGCGTGTGTATGAGTTCTATAATTGTATATGTTATAACTAGGCACTGCTGGCACTCCGGGTACTGCTGGCACTTCAGGAATAATAGTAACATGTCCTTCTGGTAAATCAGCGTCAAAATCGATATTATAATATTCAACTAGCATAAGAGTTATATTATCAGGATTTAAATTTGCTGTTAAATATGGTATTACTTGTGTATATGATACAAAATATGCAAGAGTTACTTTATCTAGTGGATAAGTTCGTATATGATTTCTTCGAACTATTTCTAGCATTTGTGATACGTTAAAATTTCCACCTTGAAATGCCCGTAATTGTGCTGAATTATCACGACATAAAATTCCTATATTATGAAGAGCAACTATAGAACATTTATCATTATATTCTTGAACATAACTTTGTGTAATCCTCAATCTAATATCGTTGGTTACTAACTTCTGGAAAAGAACATCAGTATTATAGACTGCGTCACGATAGTCGAACTTATCGTCATCATAACCACCTCCATACAGACGGTCATTTCCAACAGGTGGTGTATTAATATTTTCATCATGACATTTTATTTCACTACTTAACATTTTTCCCAATTTATCGACTTGAATTCCTTGTTTAAAATCTGACATATAATTTTCAAAATTATTTGGATTACAGTCTGTATTATAGGTGCAATACCCATTATATTTGTTCAATTTATCTCTCTTGGATTTAGCTTCTTCTTTACAATCTACATTTTTTGATTCACGAAGGTCTCCAGTATATATGTCAAAATCGTCAGAATCGCAGTTGTTTGCATACGTGTTTAATAGATGATCATTAATATAGTCAGAATTGCAAACTATAGGAGGAGGAGGAGGAGACTTTGATTCGTCATCAGAACTAAAAAGTTCACCAGAGTTAGCTCTATTTAAATTCATTCTTTATTAATATAATAATTTATTTTATCGAATTCTGATTTATTGGATGTGTTTTGTAATCAGTAAGTAAAAATTTGTCCTTGCATTTCAAATTGCAAAAAAATCGTTTTATCAATAACGAGCTACCACAATAGATGCACGTTCTCATTTATTATCAGGTGTATTTAAAAAGTAAAAATCAACTATTAAATACCAATGATTTACAAACGAATTAAGAATTCTACCTATATTTGGAACCCTGAAACAACATTAGTTTTTAAAAACAGAAAAGCTATAGGGAGGTATGTTGATAATCAGATTTTGGTTGACCAAGAAGTTGTCGTCATATGCAATAAATTCAATATTCCATTCGATAATACAATTGAAAGTCTAAGGCAACATCAACCTACAATTCAAATTCAACCTGAAATAGATGAATATCAAAATCACCCTGCTTTTAGAGAAATAAATTCAGAAAGAAAAGAACAAAATAGCAATCTAATTTCAACTGATTTTATTGATATTCTTACAGAAGAATTCAAACTTAAAATGACCAATAAGATTAACGAACTCGTATACAAAGTCATAGATTTAGAATCAACCCTAAGGAATCTCAATAACGATTATGAAAATATCCTAACTGAAAATCAAGCTCTAAAAAGAGAACTATCAAAAAAATAGATTTAAGCTCTAAAAATAACAATAAAAACAATATGATTTTAATACCTTTTTTAGATACATTTCAACCTGAAATTCAAAGCGTAATTCGAATTTTTATGTTAACTATAATTTTATGCATGGTCTTGACACAGGAACAAATCGACCTTTGGAAAACCTTTATAAAAAACAAATTATCAATATTTTATAGTGATAATCGACGATATGATGATGACTTTAATACCGATACTAGTTCTACTGATATCGAAGATACAGAGGAAGAAGACGTTGAAGATACAGAGGAAAAAGACAATGAAGACGTCGTAGATACTTCTGAAGGTAAAATTATAACCAAACATCTTCGAGTTCTAAGTGATATTGAAGATACAAAATTTGAAACTAAAATTTTCCATTTAACTTTCAACTACAGATGTGAAAATAAACATATCAAAATAGAACCTTGCTTTTGTAAAATATGTGGAAACTACGTTTGTTTTAATACTGAAGACGTGCCTAAAAAATCGATATGTACTCATTATACCCTATTCGATTGTATACATCCTGGTCTAGATGATTTGTCCGGACATATACATATACGAGATAAAGAAAAAGTAATCAAAACAGTAGAATCACTCCTACAATCCAAAGATGATACCGAAACACAAGAATTCTATAAAGCTAAACTCGGTGATTTTGTCTATGACGATACTCGTTCAGGAGTAGTAGTAGACCATTAAATTGAATTATATAACTTAAAAAGTTATAAAATCAGAAAATGTCAACTGAAGTCGAAACAAAGAATGAATATGTAATACCTAAATCTCTCTCTATCAGTATGGAGATGATAACACAGAGAGGATATACCGAAATCCAGGTCGAAGACAATGACAGAGTCATTGCAAAGAAACCAGATGGAAAGAAGATGATTATCTTTCTATCTAACATTCCAAAATTTAACGTCAAATGTATGTCTGAGTATATTTCAATCACAAATGAAATTGGTATTAAGCATCTCCTAATTATTTACAAGGACGGTGTTACATCGTCTACAAAGAAAGCAATAGAGCAACTACAGGACGATATCTATGTTGAACTCTTTGCCGAAGAAAACCTGCAGTTCAACATAACAACACATCGGTTACAACCTATCTTTCAAAAAATAAATGAAGAAGAGAATAAAGAATTTAAAATGAAGTATGGTTTGAAATTTCCGATTATGAAGAAGGATGACCCTATTGCTTGTTTCTACGACTATAAGAAAGGAGACATGATTAGAATCATTCGGAAGAACGGAATTATCGATTATCGAATTGTAAAATAACCTGAATATATACTAAAATATGAAATAATAATATTTCATATTTGTCTAAATACATTGAAACCAATTTAAAACTTGTATTGTAATTTAAAATGTCCAATTATTACTTACTTAAAATCTATATTGAAGATGAGACGCTTCGTGAAGTTTATCAAGAACATATGTCTAAACATAAGGATAAGATATCAGAACGACGGAGATATGGAGACTCTGGTTTTGACCTTCTAGTTCCTGATGAAATCACAACTGTATCAAGCGGAGAACCAATCAAAATCGATATGAAAATATGCATTGCGATGTTTAGAACTAATTCAATTGAACTTGAATACCCTTGTGCGTATTATCTATACCCTCGTTCTAGTCTATATAAGACTGGACTCCGTCTAACTAACTCAGTTGGTATTATAGACTCTGGATACAGAGGTCATTTAGCTGGATTCTTTGATGTCGTTAAGAGTTCTACTATCCCTAAATATTCAAGACTTCTACAAATATGCAGTCCTGATTTAACCCCAATCTATGCTATTCAAATGGTAGATACCATAGAAGAACTTGGAGTAACATCAAGGGGTGCTGGTGGCTTTGGTTCAACTGGATTTTGAGTTTATTTATCTTTTAATAATAAATGATTGTAACTTTCATTTATTATTTGTTTCTATTAGGAATCTTTATTTTCGGTTCAGTTTGGTCTTGGAATTTAATTACTATTCAACAGAACGATATGAACTCTGCTTATGATGCGATTGATGATATGGATAAATGTCCAAATACAGCCAAGTATATCAGTAAATTTCAAAGCGGATTTATCACTTCTTATTTCGCATTGTTAGCCTCCTGTATAACAGGTTGTTTTATGATTATTCTTTTTATTGGATTATTAACTTTTGAACAATCCAGACCGATTTTAAACTACAGTTTAATATATTTAACAATTATGATTATTGCTGTATTTATCAGTTCATATAAAATCTCTAATAGCTCCCTATTGAGAATGTGTGGTATGAACTCATGTTCGTCCAAGTATTTTAAATAAAGATGAAATATCTTAATTTATATTGCTTTACAATTCTTTATTTGAATTGTAAATCTAATTTTATTCATTTATAGACCTTAAATTATCCTCTGGTATATTCTTGACATAACAATGACTAGCTATCATATTCTTAAATTTACTCTTGTTTTTTGAATTAATATTTTCAACATGCTTTGCATAACTACTGTTAATTATGAGTTCGTTATTTTGGTCACCTTCTTCTTTCTTTGTTTCTTGATTTCCTTTTCTAGATTGTTCTTCAATATACTTTTTATAAGTCATCTCATTCAAGGATGGTTTTAGCGAATGATATACACAAAAGGTCAAACGTTCCATATCTGTATCACGAACAATACCGTCATCGTTCCTATATAAACCATTCTTACGAGATTGGTCTACACATATATACTTTAGGTCTCCGTTATTATTCCTAATCAAATGGTTGAATGTAAATAGAGCAATCCCTTCATGTTCTTTCTCAAGATAATTTCTTGAGAAATGTTGCTTTGCTACCTCTTGTATATGGCCTTCACTCAAATCGAGAACTTGTAGATTCTGTATTATTGTGTTATAATGAAATGTATTATTGATATTTGTGATATTAATCTTACAATCATCATTTTCTAAAGATTTAATCCTGCTTTCTAGACTGGTTATATCAGATTTTAATTTCCTATTTTCTTCTTCTAATAAAACCTTTTCCTCTTTTAATTTTATACTTTCTTCCTCGGCTAAAGCCAATTTTTGTCTTAATGTTTTTATAATAATTGGTGATTTTACAATTTGTTTTGTAACACAATTTTTAGTACTTTGATGTTTAGTTAGATTACTTTTCGTTGAAAAAGTTTTATCACAATATTGACATCGAAACATTTATTATATAATAGTTTTAATTTAAATGGTTTTTTAATATTAAAATTAAAACAATTGGATTTTTATGTTATTTTTAAAGTGATAATAGTATTAAATATTTAATATTAATTATTTTGGATTCGACAGTATATCCTGGTCCAGTTTGTTTTTTTTCATTGAATTATTAAAAATGTATTTTTTAATTATATCAACTTATAATCAAATTGTAAATGTTAATTTATAATATAAATGTATCACTAAAAAAATAATTAAATATTTTTAGACTGATTTTTAGTCTGAAAAATAACACTTTATTTCATAAACTTGTGTGTAAAGTGAATATTATAATATGAAAAACGGTATAATTCGATAATATGATTATCGGAAATATAATACGAGAAGTTTTAAAGTTTATATTTACATTCTACAATTTTTAAAATAACAGTTCATATGTTTCCCTGTAAACGAATTCCTCTTCTAAGCTCTGACGCTTATCTTTACCTCTTCCTAATTTGATTTTGAACCATAAAATTACCTTTCTAAACAAGTTCATTTATCTCTATTACTTATTTTAATTTAAAAGTATTATCAAAATTTTAATAAATGGAAGAAAGTAAACTAGAATCTAAACTAGAATCTAAACTAGAAACTAAACTAGAAAGTAAAGTAGAAACTTGCACCTCAAACTCATGTGATATTTCATTAAATACTCAAGAACAGGTTGAAATCGAACTATATAATGACGATAAACAACAGTATGAAGATATTGATATAGAAGATAAGACACAATGGGCTAACATCGTCATCGATAATACAGTTAACAATCAAATTAGACTCAAAGTTCTTCAACTATACTTTGAAGACAGAGAAAATGATACCATCGAAATCATTAATAAAATCACAGGAATCTATCAATTTTCAGGCTCAAAACTAATTGAGAATTTCCTATTTCTTATTGCGGTAGAATCCAATCTATCATCCTTCCTTAAACTCGAATGTGCAAAGAGTCTTCTCTCCTTTGAAGAAATGGAAGAGGGGACAGACTCAGACGACGACGAACAATTAGCAGAAATCAAGATGGAATCAGATATTTCAATTAGGGAAAGAAATGAAAGCAGAAAGAAGCTTGGGTTTTATGTTTTAGATACTGTTTGTAACAGTATGTCTGATATGCCTACACCATGTTGTATTGATGCTGTCTTCATCCTCATGTCATCCTCTGATTATACAGAAAAATGTGTTGGATACTTATGCTCTCTCTTATCTGATGAAGAGATTGATTGTGACTTCAGATATAAAATACTACTTTCCCTTGAAAAACAAGATAAAATTAAAAACAAAGAATTATACCTATACAACGGTCTCTTTTGTTTCCTTTTATTCACAAAAAATACGACAATGTATAGGATTCTAGCAGGTCAATATCTCCTTCAAAAGATAAAATTAGACGAAAGAGATATTGATGATATTGAAAATATTATCTTATCTTTTGCATCTGATGAAGAACTTGATTACGACAGAAGAGCTGATGCATCAGACTTATTACTCCAACTTGGTTCTCCCTCTATGAAAGCCAAGGGAAGAGAAATAATCAATCATCTTGCGCATCTAAAGGGAATCGTCAGAACAATCTTCGATAATGCTCAAAATGTTCATAATGTAGAAATTGAAAACTCGGTTATGCATATACTTGAATTCCTAGCTGATTTCAACATCAATAAGATTGACAATCGAGAAATCGACTTTAATTACATCAATTCCAATATACAAAATACACTTAAAGAAATGAGAAATCTACCTCATCTAGAAATTGAATTATCAGCAATCAAAGGAAATTGCGAATATTGTAATTCTCCACTTCAATTTCCAATTGAACTATTAAACAAAAAGTTCTGTTGCGATATCTGCCATAATAACTATGTTAAAGAAGACAATATCAAACTATCACTGAATCGAATCTATATGGATAGATTGCTATATTCGAAATTCAATCTAACTTTAACCCATATCCTAATCAAAGTTTATTCTTACATAATGACCCAAGATAATCAACAAGAGATGTATAAACGACTGATAGAAGAGTTACAAGAGATGTCAGGAACATGTAGTTCAGGCTTTGCGTCTCGTCTAGTCAATGTTATCTCCGGGTTTGGAGAATTCAATATTCGAATCTCATTTACAGACCAAATCATATCTAACTTTGCAGGACGGCTTAATGCACGGATAAAAAAGATATCAGAACCCGATTCAATTTTCTTAAGTATAAGATTACATGATATGGTCGAACTTCATATTTTTGCTGATTCCGAATTGCATGACAAGCTCAAAAACAACATTAAAGAAAAAACAGGAAAAAATCCGACATCCAACTTAGATATCATTAATGAATTTCTAATTGATAATCGAGATGAAAAAATCAATGATTGTCTATCTGATTTTCAGTTTAATGTATTAAGTGAACTTACCCTTGAATCATCCAAGTTCAATGAAAGGAAGAATTTCTTACTCTTTCTAAGGAGTAATATATCGTCTATTCAGACCGAACTCTATGAAGAATTCAGAGAATATGTTTCTGATACTGATTTTGATTTGGCATTCAGACGAGCAATCTACAATTATGAAGGTTGTAATTATTAAATTTAACCTGCTTTTCAATTTATATATTTTTAGTAATATATAATTTCAATTTCGATATGCATAATTATTTATTAGTTAATGCACCTGTGATACTATATTGAAAAATAATATCGTTATTTGTTCTTATAATATATCTCGAAAGTTCAATTCCAAATTGATTTATAGTTTTTAAAATAAGACCAACTTTATTTGTTGTTGTAAAAATTCCTATTTTTGGAATGAGTATTATTGGTTCATTTAATACTAGTTTTATATACTGCATCATAACCTGGAATTTGTTCATAAAACAAATTTGCCTATAACTCATTTATAACTAATATCAATCTATAATATCATACAAAAAATGCCTTATGTTTATCTTCTACATCCACCTCACTTTAAGGATGACGTCTATAAGATTGGATGTTCTGAACATATGGATAATTACAGTTTAAAATCATATGGAAAAGGAACTGAAATTTTAGCAATGATTGTTATTAACGGTAATTATCTTGCAGTTGAAAAACAAATTAAAAATTCATTCAATTCTAAATTCACATTAGTCCACGGAAAAGAACATTTTCAAGGGGATCGAAATGAAATGAAGATTGAATTCTTGAAAATTATATATAATTACGAATTATCAATGAATGATATGGAAGAACAGTATAAAAAATTAGAATATAATAAAGATATTACAAACCAATTTAAATGTAAATATTGTTATAAAACATTTGCTACAAGATATAGACTAAAAAAGCATACTGAAACGACTTTAAAATGTATTCAAAATAGAAGGATTAAAGTTGATACTGTGATTGAGAATAAAGAGAATACATCTTTAAACGAGACTGAACTCAATTCTATTTTGAATCGTTTTATGGATGAGAAAATTGATAGAATTACGAAGGAGGAATATGAGCTTGTGTCACCGTTAGAAAAGCATAAGAAACGAATTAAGATAAGCATAATGTTTGGTATTTTTATTGACTACATTAACAAAATTGGGGTTAAAAGCAATGTAACTAAGACTGTTTTTTATGATTATATTGAAAAATATAATTTGGAATTAGTAACGATAGATGAATATAGTTATTACCTTTGTAAACAAAAATATAATGTAGTTCGCCATAAACTTGATACTGAACTTGATACTGAAGTTGAGCATGAAGTTGAGCATGAAGTTGAGCATGAAGTTGAGCATGAAGATGAACTTGATACTGGAGTTGAGCATGAAGATGAACTTGAACATGGAGTTGAAGATGAACCTGGAGTTGAAGATGAAGATGAACATGGAGATGAAGATGAATCAGTTGATCTTGATTCTGAAGAAGTTGAAGATCTTGAGGATGAAGTAAGTTCATTTGAAACAAAATTAAATAAACAAGTCCCAAAGTCTGACGATATTATATACCATAGCAGTTTTGGAAAAATGGCATATATTTATTAGTATATATTTCAAACGACAGTCATGATAAAACCGTTTATGTTTACAATTGTTGTGAATATAATAACATGTAAAGTTTAATAAATTATATTATATTAAATTTAAATTTAAATTGTATTACCATTTAAATTTATATATACTGTTTCTGTTTAATTATTATAGTGATTTGTTTATGGTATATATATTACCCCACAATTAGAAAAGTTATATATTATAAAAATATTCAATATCAGTTTGAAATCGAATTAGAATTAATATATATTTTGAAAATCATTCAATATAGTAATTGATTTGATAATGAAGTTTAAGGTCAGAAAGAATTTATGTATATTTTTCATGATGAAATTTATTCATTCTACAATTTAATGTTGAACATACACTATTTCTATAAGAATAGTATCCCGCTATTGGGACAGTTACATAATATAAACATATTCATCATCAGTTTCAAAATTGAATTGATTGTGATATTTATCCTTAAAAATTTGATAGCTGGTTTAGTTTTTGCAATCGATAGTTTTAACTTCTGGTAAAACAACTTTACCTTGTTTTTACTCTTCTTTTCACCTTGAAGAGATACTGATTTTTTAGATTTAGAGAAACCATTCAAGATAATAATCGAGTCGAACATTTATAATAATAAATATTATTATAAATAATGACAATCTCAAAGAAAGCTGTATTCGTAGGTCTATTATGAATTCATATTTCAATATATCATGTGATATGAATATTACTCTTTGTAATCATGATAACATTTCCAATATGAATTTTAAATTGGAAATGATATAAATTCAAATATATCAAATCATATTGAAAAGATTTAATATTATATTCAATATAATAAATGACTGAAGAAAAAAAAGGAGAATATTACGAATGCGTCTCTTATTACAGGTTTGATAATAACGAGGAACTTATAGTTATTCAAGTTTTTAAAAATGGGGAAATTAGACCTCTTACAAACAACATGAGGGATTTTCTCAAAGTTATCTATACTAGCCCTGAAGGAAAGACCATTAAACAAGCATTTTATCGGTCAACTGGAGAACATTTGAAATCAGATGTATACAGTGATGTAACCGTAACTGGTATGAATACCAAAGGATTATGGTTCCCAACAGACGGAAACGGCTTTGATGATGATAACGGTGTCGTTATGATGAAATTGAAGTTCAATATGAATCCAAAACGAGATGACTATAAAAATTGGTTAGACAAGAAGACTATGATATATAAAGGTGCTTATTATGGCAAAGAATTGACATATAAGTTCAGAGAACCGGTGATTCCAGGAGTTGATAATGTGAGTGAGAATTTCCCTGATGATGAGAGTGAAAATAAGAATTTTGATATGATTCGCTTTGGTAATGAAACCACTTTAAGGATTTCATATCTCCTATCTCATAAAAACAAGTTCTGGACAGAAAGTCCATTGGGAATTAGAATTGTAAATGAATATAATTTTATTATTGATACCGACCCTGATATTGACCTTCCTGGAACTCTCGAAGAGGATAAATTCAAGCCTAATATGGAGATAGAAATTGGTGATGTTAATCGAGAAGACGAAGATGATTCTGAATTAGAAATCAATAAATTTATCGCCGACTTTATCTCCTTCAATTGGATTTCTGGTGATTCTATTAACGGTAAACGATATTTTGAACAGAAAAGAAGAGAGAAAAATAGGAGATATGATTTGAGACATGCTTATATGCAAACAGCAAAGGGAGAATCAATTATGTTTAGACCCTACCTTCTTACCAATCCAGATTCGAGAGAAGAAGAGGCTGAAGATAGCAAGAAAATCAGATTGACATACGACTCTCTTGAATCTGGAGTTTCGGAAACCAGAATAGGAATAATGGAACGTAAAAAGGATAAGAGAAAAAGATGGTAACAAAGATTCGAATTTTATATTGAAGTTCAATATAAAATATAAATAGTATGATTAATATGATTAGTCTTTAATATGGTCTAGCATCATAAGGTCTTGTATAATTATAATCGTCATCGCTACCGATATCGCTATCGATATCACTTCCTCCAAATTCTTCAGGGTAATTTTCAATTAGATATTGATAGCAATCAGAAGTAGCAACATATAATATTTCAACATTATAAGGACAACCATTTACCATTGCATACTCAAGACACTGTTTTGACCCTAATTGAGCTGCAACATTAGTAGTAAAACTATTCCAAGGAAATCCATTCTTGTGTAAGAACGTAAGTGATGAAAGGTATCCTTTTTCTACAGCCTTGATAGAAAATTGCTCGGCATCATCATGGCTAATAAGGTCAGGTCTAATCTTTAATAGATACTGCATACAATCTAAATTATTGTTACTTATTGCAGTTTCAAAACATTCTGCATAAAATACATTTTCATCATCTTTGTCTGAAAATACGGAAGTCTTATTTCGTAGACAATAGTCCAGACATTCCTTATTGCTAGTAGATGCTTCTATACAGTGAAAAAATGAGATTGGTATACCTCTCTTACTATAGAATTCAACCATTTTTATATTCCCTCGTTCTGCAAATAATAGGGAAGCTGATTCCCTGTGTTTTTTATCTCTATTGTAATAGACTATATCAAAGATACCCCACCAATCAGACATAAGTTCATAATGTCTCTCCCGTAGTTTTTGATACTTATCATCATTATTAAAAATCATCAAGAAATCAAGTAAACTATAAGGTATGTTTTTGAGCATAAAATAGACGCATATATTGTAAACTTGTTCAAAGTCTTCTACATTCGAAACAACATCATTTCGAATGAAGTTGGAACTGATGGTAAAGACATCATCCAAGTTACTACCATCTAGCAAGTTATCAAAGAACTGAGAATCATGTTGCCATTCAGGGATATCTCCGATACTGATATTAATCATAACAATATTATTAAATTTAGATTCCATTATCCTATCTAATGCTTTATAAAAATTTTAAATTCAATTTCAGTTCAATTTAAAGAAAGAATGAATTTAATAAATGACAGAGCCCGTTTCGTTAGATAGTTTGCTGGAAGGAGTAGATATCATTTATAGTTATAAACATACGTTCTTGTCTGCTATTGATAAATTAGTAGCAACTTCAAGTCGAGCAGTATGTTACACTTTATATTTTTCATATATTATTGACGACATGAGTGTGATACAGATTGACAGTAAAGGACTTCGATTCTTTGATATGGAATTGAAAAAAGTGGATGGTGATATCATTACTCATATTGATACTAGTATGCATTCTGAATTGATAATGGGTCCAAATACGTTTTCTAGTTTGAATAGGGTAGTCTGTTGTAATTCTTACCATGATAACAAGATTCGAGTATACATTAATGACCAAGAACGAGTCTACATATCATATAATGTCATTGTATTATGTCAAGAATTAAGGGAAAAAATCGTATCAACACCGTTATTAGTATGTGATAAAATTATGTATTCAGATGGTCTCTCGATTCCAGTTCAGTAAATGAATTAATAGATTTTATATTGAATATCAATATAAACTCGCGTTCAATATACTTTTGAACTTAATGATAACTGCTAAAGACAAAATTCGTCTGTCTTTAAATAGCAATAAATAATTTTTATTTTTTTTCGTATATATAAATGAATTCTACTACAATAACAGAATGGCTTATGACCAATCAAAATATGACACTTGTTAGTGTTGTTCAACAAGCTGTGGCGCTCTTATTTTCACTCCTAATTTTCATTAAGTCATATGACTTTGAATCCTGTTTGAAAAGCGTTAGAGACCAGAGAGAGGCTAAAATAAAAGAAAAAGAAAGGGTGAAACTCCTCAAGTTCCAGAAAATGCTTGAGCTCGCAAAATCAAATCATTCAATTGACCTATCAAAACTTGCTCTATCTGAAGATGAATCAGAAGAGAAGGAAGAGAAGGAAGAACCTGTACTCAGGATTGCAAAGAAGAAGAAGAGATCCAATGTAGACTCTGCTGTTTAAACTTATTCATTAAACTTATTCATTAAACTTATTATTCAAACTGAATAACAAGTTAAAATTTATACAATTATTCTTTATTTAGTAGTTGTTTGATTATCATTTGACCTTAACAAACTATTGACAGCCGAAGTTAATTTGGTTATCATCTTCTGTTGCTTACCTATTAACTGCTCTGCCTTATACAATCTCTCCTGTATAGTTTCCATCATACTAGAACCACAAGAATCGGAATCCTCAAATTCTATCTTATTTTTTTCTGGCTTTGGTATGTTATTAAGCTTCACATCAAGGTCATTACATCTTAATACCAAAGAATTCACCTTCTCAATCAAATCCATCATCTGCTCTCTAAATTTACTCTCAAAATTTATGCTTGATTCACTTAATACACTCGCCGATTCATGAGAACTTTGCTTTACATTCTCTCGAAACAACTCCAAATCAGCAGTCAATAGATTTACCTTCTCCATCAAACCATTAATCAACTCCAATTCATCGGCTTTATGCTCCTGTAAATTATCAGATTGAGTTTCCCTTATCGTTTGTAGTTCAATAGATAACATATTAATTTTCTCTATCAACTTGCCTATCAAGTCCAATTCTTCTGATTTTTGCTCATTCGAACTTTTCGTTACGGCTTCCTTAATTACCTCCAAATCATTCGCTAGCAAATTCACCTTCTCCATCAACTCCATCATCTGTTGACGAAACGATTGCTCGAAACTGCTATTTAAAACATTTAGCTCAGATTGTTCTCGTAAACTATCATCTTGTTTATCTCTTATACTATTGATATCACCAGATAATAGATTCACCTTATCCATCAAACTGTTAAACAATCCAATTTCAGCCTTATTTGAATCATTAAAATTCTCAAGAGCAGTCGCTAGTAATTCAACTTTAGAGACCAAATCAACCATTTCCTGTCGAAACGTCTTTTCGAAATTCAAAAGTAATTCAATCTCTTCTGAATGCTCCTTCAAACTATCACCATATCTTTCCTTAAAAGTCTCTATATCATCACACTTAGATATCAAGAAATTAACCTTATCCACCAAATTTGACATCTGCTCTTGAAGAGGACTATTAAATACATCATCTTCTGGCAACTGACTTTGGACTCTTCCATTTTCAAGCTCATTGCATTTCAATATCAGTAGATTGACCTTATCTACCAAATCACATATCTGCTCATTGAACTTTATCTGGAAATTATTGATAATAGACTCAATCTCCCTTGACTTATCCTCTTTTCTTTTTCTTTCCTCTTCCATCTTGATATCAACCGTGTTTATCACTTTTCCGTACATATCATTCACGCGGTTTTTACACTCTTCAGTCAACCTTTGATTTACATTCTTTTCGAGTTTCATTTCAACCTCATTAATAACATTATTATGCATATCATTTACACGAGTTATACATTCCTGAGTCAGGATGTTTTTCAATGTATTTTGGACATTATTTTCAATGAATTGCAATCTCTCATAAATCGTATTCAAATCATTATTGATAAGATTATGGACATCATTTACCCTAGATACGCATTCAACAGATAAACTAGATTTCAAACTATTTCCAATCTTTATTTCCAAATTATTTTCTAAATTACTTTCTATTGCTTTCAATCTATCATATATCGTATTTAACTCATTCTCTTTGACATCCTGAGTTGTATTCAACATCGTAAAATCAGTCGATAACTTTTGTGATGCTTGTTTAGAAAATTCCTCTACATTTACAAGACGATTAGCCAATTGCTGAATTGACCTTGTATTCAATGATATAAACTGTTCATATCTCAAACCGATATCATCTCCATCTTTAACATAGACTGCCCAATTGGGACAAAAAAGGTCAACACATTCCTGTGCTATAAACCCTGTATGTATTCTATTCGATGTACCACCTTTAAATTTGAACGACTTTGGTTTCAATTGCATTATTAGTGATAATGCATCTCCGATAGGCTGAATATCCTTCTTTTTATTGAAGTCAGATACTGAAATTGTTGAAGTGCCGAAAAATCCTTCTTTACTATATATCTTATTATATCGAAGATCACTTGATAAACCTATTGTATATAGTTCATTTTGTTTAGGTATAATATTTCCTGTAGCCGGAAAAATTCCATCATTAAGACTTGGAGAATAACCTCCTGATATTGAAAAACTCATTTATTATAGGAAATATAAAAGAATCATTTATCGCTTAAAGATTCTTATGCTACATTAATTTATAGATACATCGATTTATTTCGTCATAAACAGACTGATTTTGTGATTGAAAAAACATACCTTTTTATCTAATTAGGATATAATATCCTGAGAACCCGATTCAAATTTAAATTGTTTTCCAATTTAAATTTTTATTATTCATAAATTTCTAACTCTATTATTCATCCTTCTTAAAACTCAAAAACTTATCACAACCCGCTGCATGTCTCAATGTAGGCTTCAACTTCCGTTTCCAATCCCATCCACTTGCCTTCTCACTCATCACATATAAATCACCGTGATTAACATCATCAAACATTATCGTATCTCCAATTCGCTTCCCACGATGATGCCATTGATAAGCAAGTGGAATACTTGCACCCAATCTCATTGCAACAACCCTCTTCCGTTCACTATCACCATGCCATCCAATACCACACTTACTCGAGTCGAAATAATAATTACCTTCTCCAGCCAAATTCCTCGCCTTCTCACCCAAATACGAAGGGAGCATATGTCTTACATATCTCGTCAACGGAACATCATTATACGGAATAATTCTACCCTTTTTATTCTCGTAATCAGGCTCTTGTTCAGTATCATCAAAACATAAATTATATCGAGCACTCTTTTCGACAACTCGACCATACATAAACGCCTTCGTATCAACATTAAGATTAGCCTGCTCCTCGAATATATAATCAGCATCAAAACCTACCTTTGAGAGGATATGTGTAACCGCGCCTCGAACGATTAAAACACTGGCCTCTTCAATCTCAACCGAGTCTGGATTATCCCAAGTCGAAAGCAACCGCTCTTTCAGGTCAATAAACTCGCAATGACAACCTTCCTGCTCGAAAATATTCTTGGCTCTCTCGAGTTCTTCGTTCATGAACCCACAATCAGCCATCTTTCCGATAATTTGCATTCCTTTGTGATTTTCAGCCTGGTCCCCGAAAGTTATAGTGATTGCAGACTTTCGTTTAGTCATAATAATATTACTTCTTTCAATGTTCGCCATAATCGCGCTAATTTTAAGACTGTATATATAGATTTTTCAATTTATTCTCGAGAATATACGTCTACGAATTTCTAATAAATTTAAATTTGTTACAGGTTAATAAATGGAAATTTCTCTACCGTTAATTTTAAAAACGATGGTTATTATCTTTTTAGTTGACCTCATTTGGTTAACGACTGGTGGTAAGTATGCTATTCGTATGACAGAAAAAATACAGGGTCAACCTGTTCATTTTCGTTATGCTAGTGCTTTTATAGTGTATCTGGTTTTAGCTTATATGGCCTTGCAAACAACTAGCTATGAACAGGCATTCCTCTATGGTATATCAATATATGCCGTATACGATTTTACTAATCATGCTTTACTCGAAAATTATGACTTGAAGTTTGCTATTGCAGATTCGTTATGGGGTGGTATTTTGTTTGTTATCGTTCATCATTTATTAAAGCGGTTGTAAGACTGAAAGTGATATCAAATTTTAATTACATTATAATTAAAATCTAGACTAAGCTGGTATGTCACTTCGTTTTGGCATACGACCAGTATCAAGGTAGTGTTTTACAAGAATATCTATAATTTCTTGTTTCTTTGATTTACTTGGGATTATGTAATTTATATTTCTTAGTCTGCTCTTTAAGACTGGAACTGTTTCATTCTTAAGTTTATTCTCAACATCATTTTTACTCATAAGAACTCTTTGACCTACTACTCTTGGACCTACTCTTTGACCTACTGTAGTAACATCAGGACCTATGTAATATCCAGTGCCATATCCAGTATAAGGAACAACATCAGGAACAACATCAGGAACAACATCAGGAACAACATCAGGAACAACATCAGGAACAACATCATAAGTGTAACTCATATCTACGCAATAAGGTTTTCTTCGTACATTATCAAGATGTATTTTAGTCTTCCTGGGATTTGTATATTCGCCTATAAGTACAAAATCATTTTTGAGAAAGAAATTAATATAATTTCTGGAATGGTGGTCTCCTGCATATATTACTATATGGTGGCTTATACGAGGATGGTCTCTTGGTTTGTCAGGTTTAGGTATATACTCTTTAAATATTCTAGATAAACAATATGCGTCAACACATATAACACCGAGGTTAGAAAGAGGGATGATAATTTCACCAAAATCTATATTATTCAATATAGTCTCACTATAAGTATTGTTATTTCTGAATTTCTTAATCTCGGCAAGACCATCCTTAAGTAATTTTCCAATTTTAATTATATCCTTTTTTGAATATAAAAGTTCTTCCAATATAAAATTTTGTATTTTATCTTTCTTATATGATTTTTCAATTTCCTTATTTAACAGCCCAAATTTAATCAATTTTTTCAACTTAAAATTTTCCATACAATCCAGTAACTCATCAATAAGTAGTACATAACCAGTACTTCTTTTAACTGTAATTTCATTACGAATAATATCTAAAACTGAAAATATGTTTTTATTACTGGTTTTTAGCATGATTGTTATTTTAATTATTTGTATAGCAGTTAACAGTTCATAATTTATTTTATCATGTGTTGCCCTGATATCAATATTATGCATTCTAATAATATCACATAGTTTATTTGACATTCTTTTATCAGGTTGAGTACAGTCTAAAAATACTTCTTTTATTTTACCAAATATATGACTGCTTCTCGTTGTAACTTTAAATTTTCCAAGGGCAAACTGCATAGATGAACTAAAAGATACAGGAAATTGTCCTTTTATCAGGTTTAAAAACATATTATTAATCGCTCTCGAAAATATTTCATATGACCTAGAATTGATAATAGTAGACTTTATCATTGGTAATTCAACATATACGTCTACAAATGAAGGAGATTCTCTTGCTAGAGCTTCAAGATATTCGTGAAACTGAATTGAAGGTTGCTCTGACGTAGTACAAGAACCGTCTATTATGTCTTTTTTAACATGTTCTTCACCAAAGATATAAGCTATTTTCTCTGGTTCACCAGGCAAATTAAGCCTTAATTTAGCCACATGAAATGGGCCTTCAATATAGCGTATATTTGTCAGCCTAGTCTCTTCTCTTAATAGGTTATTAATTAATTTTTGTTTAACAGGTGAACCATTCAAATAGTCGATTAGATTCATCAATTTTCTTTTTTTAGTTTGATTATCACCTTCTAAATTTTCAAAAACACCAGCATTGTAAGTAATATTAAATAATTCAAGTACATCTTTATCATTTTGTGAAATATGAACTGGTCCGAAAGGACCAATAGACGTTTGATAATTCATTTATAATGAACAAGATATTATTTACAAATAAATTCATATTTCTTATGTATATTTAGATTAGTATCAGACTGTATTTATAAAATGACAACTGAAGGATAAACTATTAAGTCATAATATCATATGATATTAGAACTTTATTATTAATTTTAAACTGTAGGCAAATAGTATTAATCGGTAGAAATAATGATTGCAACTCTTCTCTCAATATCGTCTATCCATTTCAACCACTTTGATTTATTATCTCCTCTAACAAAAATAGTGCTTTTGGTATAATTCACAGTCGGAAACGAATCATCAATCTCATCACTGCTTGAATAATCTGGTATGTTTTCTGATACTTGTCGAACCTTTTGAAGCCGGGGTCTCTCTGGAATAATAATCTCCTCGATTTCGTCATCTCCTGAATAATCTTTTATTTCAACCTTTTTTTCTAATAAAGGAAGAGACCATTGAAGTCGAGGTCTTGACCTCTGATTAAGAATAATAACCTCATCAATTTCATCTTCATCAGAGAGCACGATTTCAACAACCTTTCTCTCCGATACTTTACGTTTACTTTGAATTCGAGGGAGAAAATTAACCTCACTCAAATCCGGTATTTCCTCTCTATCCTCTACTACCAACCGAGTAGTATTCATAGTCATATTGATATTTGATACTGTGGAAGCCATATGATGTACACTAATTATACTCATTATATCTTTTGTAAATTCAATTTTTTCCAGGTTAAATCTAGTTGTAATACTTATAGTATTATAACTTTATTAGACGGTAGTTCAGTTTAAACTTATCTTTGAAAAATATCCTTCATCGATGTTATCTTTATCGTCTTCTTCTGGTAGTGTTATTATGCTCTGTTATTTTATTTGACCATTCTGTCAGATTATTCAACCATTCTGTCAGATTATTCAAATTAGACTCCATCGTCTTCAAATTAGACTCCATATTCTTCAACTTTTTATACATATGGATACCGTAGTATCCACCAGAAAAACAATTGTACCTTTCATATTCTCCAACAGCATTTGCTTCAAAAGTTATGTTTTCTTTATCTTCAGGTAGTTTGTCATGTGTACCAGATTTCCAATAATAAATATCATTATCATTATCAGTAATACACCATCCTTTTCGTTCACATATATATAAATAAAACTTATATGTTCCATAATTTTTTTGATATAGTAGTGAGCCATTCAAAGTTTCTAATATGTTGTATATTCCATTTATATATGGTAATGAATGACCACAAACTCTATATGTTTGTGGTCCATACTCTTCATCAGCTTCAACTTTTTCATCTGCTTCTTCAACTTCTTCATCAGCTTCAACTTTTTCATCTGCTTCTTCAACTTCTTCATCAGCTTCAACTTTTTCAACTTCTTCATCAGCTTCAACTTTTTCATCTGCTTCTTCAACTTCTTCATCAGCTTCAACTTTTTCATCTGCTTCTTCATCAGCTTCAACTTTTTCATCTGCTTCATCTGCTTCTGCTTCGTCTTCTAGTTTATCTTCTTCAATTTCATCTGCTACTATATCTTCAACTTCAGCTTTGTCTTTCTCTTCTGCCTCACAACTCAATTGTTCCCCAATAACATCATCGCTTAACAAAAGGTCAACTTCAGCTTCAAGATTAACTTGTTCTTCTATCTTTTTTGTTTGAAGAGACACTATGAGTTTAGCCTGCTCGTCTATTTGATTTTGCATCATTGAAAACATTGATTCCATGCGGGATAATCGTAACTTAAAATCTCTGGCTTCCATATGTTTCTTGTTATTCATCTCAACCATTATTTCCAACTGCTTCTCGATTGGTAATTGAGAAGTTTTGAATTCTTCTGTAAAATCTTCGATGCCCAAAATACAAGACTGTCCAAAATTACATCTGTATTCTTTCTCAATAAGTGTCATATTTTCTGCTTCATTTTCTCTCAAGATAAGGATTCCAGTTGTTGTATAAAATCTAATTAGTCTATAAACACCCTGACTCCTGCCACCTAACATCATTCCTAATGTTTGATCAATAGTCCGGTAGTCTTCATTAATTATGTCTCCACTATTAGAGATATATTTTCTTGTACCTTTTATCGTTGTCACAGTTCCAGTCATTATCTGCTTTGTATAGAAAAATACAAGAATAGAATTGTATTTATCCATACGCCAACTGTCACCCAAACGGACCTGTCCATCATTGTAATATTCCCAATATACATTTCTACCTATGAAGTCAGTTAGTCTTGAAAACTCCTCTTGAGCTCGTTTTCCATCTACTACACACCGAGTAGTATTCATAGTCATATTGATATTTGATACTGTGGAAGCCATATGATATACACTAATTATACTCACTATATCTTTTGTAAATTCAATTTTTTCCAGGTTAAATCTAGTTGTAATACTTATAGTATTATAACTTTATTATTAATTCTCTTACTCATATCCGCTTACAAAATATACAAAACACCTATGAAAAGTAAGACTACATAAAAGTAAGTTATATCCAGCTTCCACTTCATCTGTTGAATCTGCTTCTGCATCATTTCTCTGTCTGATTGTATATCAGAGATTATTCTCTGCATCTTGTTCAGTTGACATTCTTGACTCTCCATTTGCCGTCTCAATCTTGATAAAATAGATGGTATATTGTTTTCCAGGCGAGATATTCGCGAGTTAAATCCACAGGTTTCCATATGTTTATTCTTATTCATCTCAACCATTATTTCCAACTGCTTCTCGATAGGTAATTGAGAAGTTTTGAATTCTTCTGTAAAATCGTCGATACCCAAAATACAAGGTTGTCCAAAATTGCACCTGTATTCTTTCTCAAAAAATACATTACTAACATTACCTTGACGACAATCTCTCAAT